CCCTACCGCGCCGCTCTCGGCCACGTTGCCAGGAGATACCCTCCGCGCGCTGAAATCGTTTCTCAAGTCCGCGAGTGGGGATGTGCTGCTCGGCTCAACGGTCCGCGGCGAAAAGACGGTCCTTTCCGTTTCCACGCTCGAACGGAATGAAAGCATCTTCCTTGAGACAGACGCGAAGTATCCAGACTGGCGCAAGGCAATCCAGGAAGACGCGCCGCGCCAACACGTTACGGTCGACTCCAAGCGACTTCAGAAAGCGCTTTCCGCGCTCAAGACCGCGTGGAAGAAAACCGACAAAGACGCGTACCCGTCGATTATCCTGGATTGGTCATCCACCGCGCAAACCCTAACCTTGCGTGGCCAATGGGGCGCCCTCCCGATCACAACTGAGCTTCCGGCCGAAGTGCCAGGGGATACGGGACAGCTCACTCTTTCGGTCGATTACTTGCTTGACGCGGTCTCACCTGCCGTCAAGGCAAAAGAGCGGACCGTTACTCTCGAGTTCGGGACCGTCGGAACCGCGACGATGCTACACCGCGGCGCCTGGACGGTTGCCGTTATGCCGTTTGAAGGCCCTCCGGATTGGGCGCTCTCTCCGGAGGAACTCCAAGCCAAGCGCGAGAAGCGCAAGGGCGGGCCCGCGCAGGAAGAGACCGAGGAAGAGACCGAGGAAGAGACGGAGCTCGACTCCGGATCGTCAATCCCGCTCGAAGCCGCGCCGACGGCCGTTGAGACCGCGCAGGACGAGTCCGCAGGGGCGAACCTGGAATCTACCGTAGACCTTGCCACCGACGGCGCCACGGTCGAATTAAAGCCCCTGGAGACGGGCGCCTACCGGGTTGGTCGCGCTGGCCGGTCCGCCACGCTCGTTTTGACCGAGAGTCCTGCCGAACTTCCGGCCGAGACTCCAACCGTCCGGCCGGATTCTTCGCACCATCGGTTCTCGATGGGCCCGGCTGGCCGTTCCGCAACCTGGCTCATTACATCCCTGGCAAGCTAAGTCTAACGCTGGAGAGAACATGCAACACTTCGTCACTCAAGACGCCTACGATCAGATTTGCGCTCTCCTGGCTGAGCGTGAGACGCTCAAGGCCGAATTCCGGGCCGGCGCCGGCCGAACGTTCAATAGCCTTGCGGAGTCGATCGCGCGGAACCGGGCATTTCACGCGCGGCTGCGCGCTATCGCACTCGAGATCAGCGCGTTGACCGAGTCTGAAGCCACCATTCCGAACGTCGACGAGAGTTGACGACCTCCGCCTTAACTCGTTTCCCTGTCCTTCCTTGGGAGCTACCAATGTCCTCACGTTTCCACGTTCGGCAAGTGACCGTCAACGGCGTGCCTCTTCATGAGCTCGAGATCGTAGACACCCTGCACAATCCGGCCGACGGGACCGAGTCGACCTGTCTTGTCCCGGTCCCGGAGGGTGAGACAGCCGCGGCGCACCTGGCCGAGCTCCAAGCGCTGAGCGATAGCGATTTGCTGGTTGATTACTTCGGGTGGGGCAACGTCTGAGCGTGCTATCGGGGTTCCTTTTCTTCCTTCCTTCGGAGCTAAGTGCCATGTTCCCAGTCTCTTCCGTTCAACGCGTCGCGCCGATTCCGACCGTCTGTATCTGGCGAAAGGACAAGCGGGATGGGGCGTTAGAACCCGTCTTGCTTTCCCGTGCCGTCTTCAGAGTGGCCGAGCTCGGCCGAAGCACAGCACAATCAAGCGCGGCTCTGCTGGCCGGTACCGTGCTCGAGAATGAAGCCGCGGTCTACTGCCGGGACCGCTCGCGCCTTGCCTGATCCACTTCCGCGCGCCGGCTTGACCGTCGGCGCGCGGCTTTGCGTTGCTTGACAGCAAACCTCACGCTTTCCAGGAGTCCGGATGATGCCCGGTTACATTCAATGCGGCGGTTGCGGCAAGGCGAGCTCCGTGATCGTCCGCGAAGACGGCTCGCGCGATGTGATTCATTGGCGGCTAGGCGATCATAAGGTCCCGCCCGTTCATCGCGTCCGTGCCACGCTCGTTCGGTTCCCGGTTGAGGAGTATGTGCATGCTGATTACGGTCCGGAAGCAATGGCTTGCCGGGCAGAATCGATTGCGCGTCTCGGATGGTCAAGTCACTCGCTCGATCTGCCTTTGGTGCCCGAAGTTGTCGGACATTTCAACCTACTGAGCGAAGCGATTGCGACCGCGCAAACTGAGCTCGGCCGCCAATCAACGGCCGTTCAGTTCAAGTATCCGAACACAATCTCAGTCGCACCTGCGAACTCTCGAGGCGATCGGTTTCGTGTCTATCTCAATCTGCCAGGGTACGAGTTCTATCATTTCATGTTTATCGTTGGCGGAGGGGCCCGAGCATCCGGACATCCCGAATCACACTTTACTGCCGATCCGGTCGATCTGAGCACCTGCCCGAAGCTTCTCAAATGGCTTAAACCGTTCGAGACCGCGAAGAAGAAGCTCTATCTCACGAACGGATTTGACTGGAATCCCAGACGGGGACCGATCGAAGCCGGACCAGCACGCGGGGATTTATGATCCTCGACTTGCATTGCGTTGCTTGACTCCAAACCGCAACCTTTCCAGGAGTTCCACCGATGGCTGGACGCATCACCTTTCCGAGTCTCAAAGACCCGAAGTCCGCCTACACAATCCACGAAAGCACCTACGAACTTCGCGACGAATTCCATCGTCTCAACGGACTCGCGCCATGGGCCGGTATCTTCGCCACGTTCGGCGACGGCTTGACCCAGCACGGGCCCGAATCCGTCGCGCCGAAAGCATGCTTTGAAGACTATCTCGCGAGTCTTGCGACCTACCTTGAGGATCCCAACGCCTATCGCCACGCCGAAGCGATTGACTGGCTTGCGCAGCACTGGCCGCGCGACGTCGACGCCAAGCGGGTTCGGTTCCTGGCCACGCTGAAACACGATCCGGATAAACCGCGTTGGTACGCGCTGCGCGAGAACAAGGTGAGCGCGGCGGACTCCCGGCGCCATGACAAGCGGTGGAGGGAGATTCCATCGGGTACCAAGGGAACCGCCGAAAGCGTGTTCTACCTGTTCACCGAGGAAGAGGGCTTGGCAGAGGGGACGATCGGCGCATGGTCCAGGTATCGGCAGATTCATGACATCATCCTTCACGACTGCGGCGGATGGGGTAAACCCGCGGACGTGTTTTTTGGGCTCGATAAGGGCCACGTCTGTTCGATTTTTCCGTGTGTCGCAAACCTAGTGAAAGCCCATCGAGCCACCGAGCAAGCCGCGCGATGCCTGCGCAGTTGGCGTTACAACACGACTCCCGCTGTTGACGAGCCGAGCGAGGTGGAACCCGCTGCGGTTGCCGTCTGAGTTATCCACGTGCCTTGGGGCGCCCTTCGGAGGGGCGCCCGTTCTGACCTGCAAGGAGAATCGTCTATGTTCCCGGTCGCTGAATTGACGCCAGAAATCAACCATTACGCCGGACAGTACATTGCCGCACGGTCCGACTGTACCGATCCAGTTTGGCAAGACCGACAATTGAGAATCGCGCTTTCCGGCGATGCGTCGAATAAATGGTACAGAATCGGGAATCGTCTCGTGGGCCTATTCGGCAGCAAGCTTTGTTTGCATTACGCATATTGCTTGCTTGAAGAGCGCCCATCTTGACTCCGTTCTCCGCGCCATCCGGAAGGCGCTGGGCTTCACCTAGCCTTGACCTCCAGTTCCAGGACTCCAACCCATGCAAACCGAAGCACTACCGCCCGAGGACGAAATGATGACTGACCTCGCGACCGACAATACCGAACCGCAAGAGCTCGACATGGAAGACTCGGCAACCGAGGACTCCGAAGACGTCCGGCCGGTCCTCGCGGGCGCGACCGCGACCTACGACCCCGCCGATAACAAACTGCGGCTCTATCCGCTCTCGAGACTCAGCCCAGACCTCTACGCTCGGGTGAAGGCTGCGGGGTTCTGCTGGGCGCCGAAGCAAGAATTGTTCGTCGCGCCCGCCTGGTCCCCGGAGCGGAACGATCTGCTCTTGGAACTCGTCGGTGAGATCGGGGACGAAGACACAACGCTTGTCGAACGAGCCGAGGAGCGCTCCGAGCGGTTTGAGGACTATTCCGGGCGCCGACTGCAAGAGGCCGAATCCGCTCGGCGCGCGGTCGATGCGATCGCGGATCATATTCCCTTCGGGCAACCGATTCTTGTTGGCCACCATTCCGAGCGGCGCGCCCGGAAGGACGCGGAGCGGATCCAGAACGGCATGCGCCGGGCCGTCGACCTGTGGAAGACGTCGAAGTATTGGACCGATCGCGCGGCCGGCGCGCTCAGCCACGCGAAGTACAAGGAGCTCCCGGGCGTCCGCCATCGGCGAATCAAAGGGATCGAAGCCGACAAGAGGAAGGTTGAGCGCAGCATCGCGGAGTCTGAGAGAAACCTTCGGCTCTGGACGGCCGTTGCGAACGAACAAGACCCGGCCAAACAGCGCGAAATGGCGCTCGCAGCCGCCAACGCATGTTGGTTGAACCTCCCGCGCAAGGAGGGCGACAAACCGGATTTCGACGGCAGCCCGACCGCGTATTGTGCGTTGACCAATGATTATCCGAATCTCTACGCGCCGCGCACGCTCGAGGAGGTTGTTACCTACGCTGTCGCTGCGTATTCGCCACCCTACACGCGCCGGCGGCAGTGGATCGACCATTACGACAACCGGATCGCCTACGAACGCGCGATGTTGGAGGAATCCGGAGGACTGAAGGCCGAGGGCTTTGACCTGGCCGTTGGCGGCAAGATCCTCGCTTCGGGACTCTGGCTCACCATCACGAAATTAAACAAGTCCGGTGGGGCGATCAACTCGGTTTCTACGAACAACAAGAGTTATCCGCGAGTGGTCCCCATCGAGCGAATCAAGGAGCATCAACCGCCCGCGCCGGAGGACGTGGCAGCCGTCAAGGCAGCAACCAAGCTCGCGCCGCTCTGCAACTATCCGGAGGCCGTTCTTACGGTCCTTCCTCACACCGTCAACCCGGTATCACGAGTTGTGCGGGTCGTCGAGCTGACCAAAGCGGAATGGGATCGCACCTGGAAGGACCATAAGACGACGCGGGAAATCAAGGGTACCGAGGAGTTCGGCCGTCATCGAGTCCGCGCGCTCTGGCGAGGTGAAAACCCGGAACCGGTTTACTTGATCGACCAGAAGCGGAAAGATCCCCCGCCACCCGACCAGAGAGAGAAACCAGCCATCGCGCCCGTGACTCGCGACCTTCCCAGCCTGGAACGCCAGGCCGCGCGGAGCATTGCGTTCCGCGCCGAGGTGAAGGCCGAGGAAGAGAACCCGTTCGCACAACTGGCCGATAGCCTCAAGGCCGGCGTCAAGGTCGTTTCCGCGCCGCAACTCTTCCCGACTCCCGAAGGGCTCGCCAGGCGGGTCGTCAAGCTCGCCGACATCGAGCCCCGCCATCGCGTGCTCGAGCCGAGCGCTGGAACCGGCGCGATCCTCCGCGAGATCCCGTGGGGTTATCTCTCTGCTGTGGAGATCAACCATCAACTCGCGGAGCTACTCTGCGATTCGTTCGGCAACCGTGTGTCCGTGACCTGCGCCGACTTTCTGGCGCTCACGACCGAGGCTTTTGGTCGGTTTGACAGGATCGTCATGAACCCGCCTTTTGGCGGAGCGGCCGACATCAAGCATATCCAGCACGCCGCAACGTTTCTTGCGCCGGGCGGCCGGCTCGTTGCGATCTGCGCCAACGGCCCGCGGCAATCCGCGACTCTCCGCGCGATCGCGAGAGAGTACATCGAGCTACCCCCGGGGAGCTTTGAGGCGTCTGGAACCTCGGTCAACTCCGCGCTCGTCGTCATCGAGAACAGAACCCGGGAGGACGCATGAACTTCTGGAGCCTCCCGCCAGACGATCGCAAGCGCATGTTCTGGCTGATCGTCGGTATTGCGGCGGTGTTACATTCGTTGGTCCGCGACCTGACCACGATCCTGATTCACCAACTATTCCCGCGTTAAACCTGTCACACACGTCTGCGATCGCCGTAGTTGTGGTGTGAGATCGAAGAGACAACCTTAACCCTCGCGTGGAGAACCCGGACACCAAACCGGCGCGAGGTATCGAGCCAGGCGGCTCGTTTCACGGTCCCAAATGGGGCCAGGCACAGCGCGGCCAATCGCGCTAGGAGCTTTCCCAATGTCCGCATCCATCAAGTACCGACTGTCTCAGGCTGGCCAGAAGGCCGCGATTCTCGCCGGTCAGTCTGGCGAAGCCGTCCAGGTGGTCAAACTGCAACCCACCGATCCGAACTATCCAAAGCTCGTTTCTCTGGCGTCGATCGACGCGAACGGCAACGCGCTCTTGGACCTGACCATCGCCAGCACGTTCGATCACGACTTCGCCGGACCTCCCAAGTACGATGACGTGCCGTCGGTCGAAACGCTGCTCGGCGCGATCGACGCCTACGCCGCGGAGAAGCTCGCGAAGAAAGCCGCGGAGCGTGAACAGAACCGACAGCGAACGCTCGAGGTGCTCGAGAAGCGCGCGACCCGCCGCGGTGTGTTTTACCTTGGGGAAGGTGAGAATTACGAGACCAACGAGCCAGCATGGTTCTACTGTTGCGATCCCGAAGTGCAGAACAGCCCGGAGGCGAAAGCCTGGGCGGCCGAGCTCGAAGCGGCGAACGAGAAAGCCAAGGAAGAAGCCACCGCCCGATTCGCTGCGAAGGTCGAAGCCGCGAAGCGCGCCAAGGAAGCGGCCGAGAAGTCTGAGGCCGAGCGCCGCGCCGCTCTGGGCCTGCGTCCAGGCGACATCGATTTCGACGTTGACGCGGGCGCGTTGACCGAAGTTCCGGACGGACTCTGGCAGACTCACAAGCGCGGCCGGAACTGGTTTGCGACGATTACCGTCGACCCGGGTTCACCTGGCGGCCTGGCGCGATCGTTCGCCGCAAAGGCGAAGGGCGACTATTTCTACGTTCTGCCGACTCTGCTCGTTGGCGAAGCCATCGAGTTCGGAGCGGATTACTACACCGGATCGGGCAAGAAGAGCGCCTCGAGGTGGTACGGATACGTCGTCTCGGTCTCTCCGGAGCGCGTGGTTCTGCACGAATGCTCAACGGGGAAGGCTGCGGTTAAGGCCGGCGCCGCCTACGTCGCTGATCTCGCGATTCAGTCCTGAAGGGAGGGATGGCCACGGAGGGCCCTTTTACCTTGAACACAAGCCGAATCTCGCCGCCAGCCCATCAAGTGCTCGTCTTCCGTCACTCGATCGCGCTTGTGACCGCAGGCGGGGAACAGCTCGTGAGGGTTGACCTCGAGCGGTTGAAGGAGCGGAGCTCCGCCGAAGGACCGGGCCAGCAATTCGAGTTCGCAGGAACGGGACTCGTTGTCTCGCTTCCGTGCTCGCTCCCGATTCTTCGAGTGGGGAGCGGCGAGAAATCGGCAATCATCCTTGCATGGTGAGGAAGAGGTTTGTTCCACGGTTCCAGCCGTGGCCCCATTGCCCCCGATACGTTCGGGGCGGAACGATAGCGACGATACTGAGGGCTTGTCGATGACATATCCACTGTTTGCGATTCTTCACGACGCTTGGGATTCGCTGTACCGCAAGCAGCAATCGCGCGACGGCCTAGTCGGGATGATGGAGGCGATGCGCTTTGTCGAGTGGTGTGGGCGCACCTGTGGCTGGCAAAGTTGGGATACGGGCAATGCCATGCGCAAGGCAGCAGACCTGATCCGCGCCGAATGGCGTGAGGACCCGGCTTTCGCTCGGGCGATCAGTCGTGCGGACTCTTTGGCTCCGGGCTCTCCCGGGACCTGGTACGCGCCCAACCGATACGCGCCGAGTGGGTGGCACGCGAGGTAGCGTCGTTTAACCAGCCGCGCTAGAACACCGCGAGGAGTTGATTGCCGTGCGTTCCCTCAAGCCAAACTTTCCCACGCGAACAGACACCCCTGAGGTGGAGCGCACGCGGGCCGTGCGCCTGCTCTGCGTCCAGGCGGGCGGAATCCTCTACAAGCTCCCCCTCGGTATCCTGGCGTCATTTGTGGCCGTGGATGGTCGCGACGTGACGGTTGCCCTTCAACTCCCCGACCTGGGCGACCTAGTCTTTCGAGTGGAGGGCGCCGACCGTGCGCAAGGACCCTGGAGCCTTTCGGCGGTCCGGCGCACGAAGGATTTTGACGTCGTCGAAAATCTGCCGATGGCCATTTCGACCATTCCGGCGCTCACCGTCGGCTGGATTGTCGCCGCGATTATCGAGTCATCGGTAAGTTATTTGCAGGCAAGCGGGGCTAAGATCGGATAGCCTGTAGATGTTCGCTTACTTCCTTCCGTGAGGTTTCTATGTCAACGTTCGTCTACTCGGTGCCGATTCAGGCGGCGCTCCAAGATGCAAAAACTCTGCTGATTTCCGCGTACCATCGCGAGCTCAACCCTGAAGTTCTCTTTGACGGCGATTGGATCCTCCGGGCGCGGCTGAATGACCGGGAGTGGGTTGACTTCCGGTTCAAGACGTCCGATCGATCTGGAGCCGTCGAGGGCCTGTATTACAACTGCGAGCCCGGCGCACGCTGGATGCTCGACCATCGACCTGAAGAGATCGCAAAATCCGGGGTTCGCGTCGAACCTGAGCCGGTCCCCGTGTCTATCATGGGGTTTGGCGAGTCAGGAGTGATCCCGGTTCACTATCCCGAGGTGATCTTTACGGCGGTCGTTTTGTCGCTGAAGCGGTTCGAGAAGACCCGCACGAAGTTCTGATCAGACTGACCCCTTTCTTTCTTCTGCGAGGATGTTTTCATGGCGAAGATCGTTACGCGAGTGGAGAAAATTACTCCCCGGAAAGCCGCGAGCTACCTGCTTCTCAATGGTCGGAACCGGCCGATACGGCGCGGTTACGTGGCCCTCCTTGCACGCGCCATGAAGGCGGGGGAGTGGCTTTTGACCGGCCAGGGGATTCAGTTCGATACGCAAGGCGAGCTCTGCGATGGCCAGCATCGTCTTCTGGCAGTCATCGAGTCCCAATGCACAATCGAATCGAACGTGACGCGGGGGCTTCCTGTCCGAGCTATGGAGGTGATCGACTCTGGGCGCGCCCGATCGATCTCGGACGCGTTGACGATCGGCGGTCTCGAGACATCATCCCTAGAGGTGGCTATCGGCCGGCGAATGATGTACGGACTCGATGGAAGCATGACCGACCCGACACGCGGTCAACTGATCGCATTCGTCGAGAAGCACATTGACGCAATCCGGTTCGCGGAAAAGTTCCCTGGAGACGCCGGAATGTTTCGGCACGCCGCGATCCGGGCCGTCGTCGCTCGAGCCTATTACACGACGAACCACAAACGTTTGGCCGAATTTCTTCGCGTGCTCGCCTCTGGAATCATGACTGGCCCTGGAGACGCTGGCGCCGTCTTGCTCCGTAACCTCGTGATCAGGAGGAGAGGCAAGAGATCGCCCAAACCGTTGAATCTCGAGTTCTACGCCAAAACCGAGATGGCGCTTAACGCCTTTCTGGCGCACGATGAGATCAAGTATCTCGCGGCATCGAAAGACGAGCTATTCCCGTTACCCTGAACTCCGCTTCCTTTCTTTGGAGCTTCCTATGATTCGCCTGGCTTCCCCTCAGTTCGCATTTGCTGACCTGGAGTATCCTCTTCCCGCGTGGCCGGCCGGCGCTGGAGCTCCAACGAGCACGACTGACATTGTCCGCGCCGCGGTCGGGCTGCTCTCACGAATCCCCTCGAGTCAGTACCGGTTCGCGGGATTCCAGGATGGTGGCGGCTTGTTCATCCGCGCGACGTCGCCTGCGGGGCACGTCGATTTCTATCTGCAGGATCCGGCCGACGCGCCCAACTGGCAGGCGGTCTATTTCGACGGACGCGGCCGGTTCGTCGATTTCATCCCGTTCCCCTGGCGGGGCTTATGGGACGGCACGGGGCCGCTCCTGAGCGAGCGCGGCCTGTTTGATTCGATCGTCATGAGCCTGGCGGACCTGGCGCGAGATCGCCGGCCGAAGTTCTCGCAGAGTTGATTTGGACGTTCACGCAATTCATCTCATCGGAGGACGAATGCTTACTTTCGACGAATCGCCGCGCCAACTCACGGCCGGCGAGTTGATCGCAGTTGCCTGCTACAACGCGACGCTTTATAGAGAGCCTGCTGTGATCCTTTGGCGTGGTTGTCGGCACACCATTAATCCGGATTGCAACCCGTTGTCGATTAGCGAGGGATGGGCCAACGCCTGCAATCAGGCCGAAGAGGACAGCCCAGACGTGTTGCCCTATAACCTCGGCAACGCGTCATTTTCCGAAGGCGCCGTCGAGGCTCAAAGAGCCGCTTATGCGCTCAACCGGCCAATCTCCGTCACGCTCGTTGGAAAATCGATCGTCGTTAATCCCGAGGACACGCTTGGGTGCATCGAAGATCAATGGCGCGCGGCTGGTGGCGAAGATGAATCGATCGACGCGTTGATGCGGCGTGTCGCCGAGTTAGCAGAGCTTCCGACAGTTTATCTACAATATCAACCGACGATCGACGGCTGGGCGGTGTTGCGGCAAACCGCGACTGGGTTCTACTCGCTCTCATGTCGAGCCAAGGCCGATCCCAAGATTGCGTTGAAGGTCGCAATTTCCTATCTTCGAGACCAGAAACCGTCGGAGCCCAACCTGATCAGCGAATAGTTTCATGAAACCGCTTCCATCCCCTTCCGGGTAACAAAAATGCCCGGCGCTCTTTGCTGAGGGTGCCGGGCATCATGTTTTCATCCGGGGGGAGAAAAGCATGCTTTTTCTACTCGTTCTTGTGGCGGATCGGTGGCGTCGAGGTGTGCCAGGCGGCGAGAAGCGCCATGGCTTCCGGGTCACTGATGCCGTTTTTCCGAAACGCCTGCTCGAGACCATCGATCACCTTTGCGGCGGTATTGTGGTGACGCTCGAAATCATCCACCTTATCGTCAAGGTAGGTGAATCGCTCCGTCAACCTCTTGAGCGAAAGTTCCGTGACGAGAAGCTTTCCCTCAAGCTTGGCGATTTGTTTGTCCCGTTCCTCGATCACGTGGCGCGTGCGTGCCCTCTCTTGAGCTGCGAGCGGTCGCTGATTCTGCTCGAAAATCGTCAACCGTCTATTCCCGAGCCAAAACGTCCCGATCGCCGTGAATAGGGCCGTCAACGCCATGATCAGCCCGGGAAGGCCGCTTGTTTGCATGGAGACTAGACCCTCGCCGATGGAGGTCGAAAACAGGACTGCTGAGATCGCGTAAAGGACGCGAGTCGAACAGGGAAGACTTTGCCATCGCTCGAAATGCCCGCGTGACAAGTCTTTGGGCAGTTCGCGATGCTCCCGGGCAAGCCCAGAAGCGAGCGAAATTGTCATTTCATGACTCCCTTGGAAGGAGTGAATGCGCTTCGCGCTGAAGATCCGCACGTGTGATGCCCTCGGGTTGGCCGAAAACCCTTCGGACCGTGAACCACATAAGAGTTTCCTTCGGGACAATATAATTGACCGCGCCGCCTTTGACTATTCCGTGGGTGAACACCCCGGCGCGATGATCTGGACAACGCGCCGGGGAAAGGCTGTTAGACGGGAAGCAACGTCTCGGCGAACTTGAGCGCGAAGACGATGGCCCAGCACTCGACGGGGCTCGAGCACCATTGACTGACACCGTTGACCAGCGCCGGGATCACGGCGGCCGGTCCTCCGGACACGAACGCCCCCTCGGCAATCGTCTCGAGGGCCTGCACGTTGATTGAGGCGATCACCCGGCCACCGAGCGACTCGAGGAAGCTCGTAATCTGGCTGATGATCGTCTGCACGTTGGTCTGCGGGCCGGCTTCGTCGAGACTGGCCGACATCACGAGCTTGAGCTTGTCCATGTTGAACCTTTCCAAGAGAAGGAACTGATCGAACGTCTGCGCACCTTTCACTATCCGAGGAGGGCCCTTAGTCCTCCCCTCCGCCGCCGAAAGGTACAAAGCACGACGGAGGAGAGAACCAGGAAAGCGACCACCAGGCGAGGACTGGCGGTCGCGATTTCAACGCCTGAAGGGGTGGAGTAATCGCCCGATCACCCGGCGCACGGGGCGACCGGGAGCGGCGAAGACGGTCGTCCTCGTCGTCACGGCGACCGTGTAGGCGGTTGGAGCCTGATAGAACGTCACGGCCGGAGCGGCGACGTAGTAAGCCGCCTGGGGAGCAGAGCAACCCGCCGCGGAACACTGGCCGGTGAGCGCCAGGCAAAGAATCAGCGTCGTCATCGTGGGGACCCTCTTCGGTGCCTCTTGTCCCGGCGACACGCGGCCGGAATCTCTTTGTCGAAAGGAACTTACTCCGTGACCGGCTGGTTGGGATTGGCCGGTGGTTTGTCCTCTTCCGCGGCCGGAAGCGGTACGGATTGCTCTTGGGCGGTCGGTTGACCGTAGACAGCCCCCGGCGCGATGTGCGTCTGATTCTCGTTGGCCTCTTTGATCTCCGGAGGGAGCTGGCCAGGAACAAGTGCGGGCGCGTTCGGATCGGCCGGACCGGGGATCACCGATCCCGATCCATGGCTGATCAACTGGAGCAGGAGCTTAACCGCCCACGTGACGAGCTGTGCATACAGTTCGGGCGGGAAGGCCGTCACCCGCTTGGCCGGCGTATTGTCCTCGGAGGCGAGCAAGGCCTTCAGGTGTGGGATAGCGTCCTTGTCCCGCATCAATTGCGGTGCCGGCCCGGTGACGGCCTGGCCGAACGTTTTCTTTTGGTTCACGCCGATCTGGCCGAGGAAGTATCCGATGATCTCATAGAGATCCTCGATCAGCGCGCCGTGTGACGTCGTGAAGTTGCCGGCCTCGATCGTCGCGATGATGTCCTGAACTGCGGATGTCGGAAATTCTTGGGGGAAGGCGGACAGCATTCATAGCTCCATTCTGCGGTAAGCCCAGAAGCATGCCATCGCGCCGAGAACAACCCGGCGCGACAGGGGAATTGTACCGGATCACGCGAGCCGTGGCGGCATGTCCGGGTCTTGGGGATCCTCGATGGTCGAGCGGATCGCGTAAAGTTCCTGCGATGCCAGAATGTGCCGCGTCGTCAACCAGCCGAATCCGCCCTGTCCCCACGACGTTCCCCATGAGTTTCTGTGGCGGAACTGGGGATTTCCCTGGGAATCGAAACGGATTCCTTCCCCGATCGTTTGAGCGTGGTTCGTCCTACCTCCGAGAAAGGCCGTCGTGCCGTCCGAACTCGTGTTGTACGCGCCACCTGCCTGAACGTCGCACGAGATATTCCATCCCATCGCGGCTGCAACGAGAACCTGGCCGATCGTGTCGTCGCCGTTGCCAGCCGTAAGTTGAATCGCCTCCTTGAGTTTGAACCGCGCCGCACCGGCTCTTGCGGCGGCACTGATTCCAGCCGGACGAATCGGTTGGCCTGGCACGAGCGCGTCGGCGCAAATTCCTGTGGTCAAAAGAGCTTGGAGGGCATCGCCTGCATTCGATCCGCCGTCAAAACCGCCGTTGATCAAGGAGTAAAGAAACCACGGCGAAAGCGCAACGTAGGGCGCGCCGGCGCGGGCCCGGAGAAGCATGAAGGAGGACGTCCAGTCGAATGCCTCGCACGCTCCTTTGCCATCCTGGTCCAGAATGGGCACTTCCTCATGGACCCGATTGAAGGCGAGGCTCGGCCATTGGCTCTTTGGCAACGGAACAAGCGCGGGATCCGCTTCGATACCCGGAAGTGCCATCATTGGATGGTCCCGTGGCGTCGGAAGTCTCGCCAGGAATCGCCGTTCGATTGTGCCGTCAGGCATTTTCTGATCGACAAACGGAAGGTCGAGCGATTGGTCATGTCCTTCAAAAATCAGGCTCATTGAACACCTCGAATCTTCTTGAAGACTGACACGATTTCGCTTGTTGTCATCGGTGCCGAAATCGCCGAGGACGTGTTGTGTCCGCTCGCGTCATAGACGTTCCCGTTCGCGTCATAGATCAGGATTGCCGGCGTCTTTCCGAGCCGCGAGAAGTAGGGCCGGAGGTTAAGAGTGTCGATCATTGCGTTGCCGTTGTCCCACGCGCGCCATTCGACCTTGAGCGCCGTAAGCGTCGCTTTCAGGCTCGGATCGTCGCGCACCTGCGCGAACTTGAGCTCGTTCGCATCGGTGTTGTCACCGGTGTACAAAGCAATCGCGTAGAGCTCGGTCGTCGCGGGGATCGGAGTTGGTGCCGGGGTCGGCGTTGGCGTCGGAGGGCCTGGAGTCGGGGTGGGCGTCGGGGTCGGGGTCGGCGTCGGTACCGGATCGGGAGGCGTCGGAGGACCTGGAGCCGACACCACCACGTTCCAGGAGTCGTATGCAACGTCCGGCTTCTTCGCTCCGTCGGGAGTCCCGCTCGTGATCAAGGCAAACTGATAGGTCCCGGGCACAAGAGCGCTGGCGACCGCTCCAGCCGGAGTGTAAGTGCCGTCCGCATTCTGCGTATAAAGCACCTGGGGAGTAACTAGGCCTGGGCCTTTATACTTCAGGTAGACCGCGCCGTCGCTGGCAACGGCGGTGAACTGAAGCGTGATCTGTTCGCCCGCTCCCGCTTTGGCCGGTCCTCTGATGCCGGCCTTTGGCTCGACAGCTCCCGCGTGTCCCGATGCTCCGAGTAGCGCGAGTGCCAGCAGGTATACGAACCAGCGGCGCGAACATGCAAATTCGCGAATCGTGAATCGCATGATGGTCCCTTTCGGTTGAATAGAATCGCAACCTCAGAGTACGACAGGGGAACCGATCGGTCAACTTATCACCAAACGAGAACGCCCGGCACCTTTCGGAACCGGGCGTCTCGCATCATGTTCCCCTTTCTGCGGGGAATAAGGAATTGCCGGGATGAGATCGTTTCTTAGTTGACCGGCCGATCTCTCCGAGAGTCCCGGCGCTTCTCGTCGTATTGCCCCAGAAACCCAGGGGCGAGGTATTTTGCGGGGTCGAGGGCGATTGAAGTAAGCTCAGACTACCCGATTCGATTGCCGCAAACAAGACTAGGCTGTTCCGCTATTTTCTGATTTCTCGGAAATCGGCGGCGGTGTAACCTGCAGCACGACTGCCAGGTTGTTGAGTCCCGCGCCATGGGAGTCCGCCGAGGCCTGGATCTGCTCCGCCTTGACCTTCAAATCCTCGGTCGTCGCCTTGACTTCTTGGGCCGTCTGCTTGATCTCGGCGAGCTGGTCGGAATGCTCCTGGGTTTTAACCGCCACCGTCGCAGCGAGCTTGCGCGCATTGTCGGCGGCAAGATCCGCTTTCTCGGCAACGTTTTCCACCTTGGCGTTGGTCGCGGCGGCCGACCGAAACTGGATCACGATCATCGCCGAGAAGCCTGCCACCGGGGCCACGATCGACGCTGTGACGCTCTCGTTCACGCCGGCCAGGGTGAGCACGCTCGCCGAGACCACGGCCAGAGTCGTGACACTCACGATCGCGGTGAGATAGAACCTTACATCGTTGGTGCCCAAGTGCGACCTCCTCAACGCATGTCGTGTCGGAAACATAGCTTGTGGTGTTCCATGCTACGCTGTTTCCGTCGATTTCACAACCAACGAAAACGCCGTGACCGGAGCCACGGCGTTCCGTCCAAACAGTCCGCTCGCCGGAGCGAATCGGGGGAGTTGGTTCAAGGATCGATCACGAGATGAGTGATCAGCCTGGGTTTGCAAACTCGCCAAAGAAGGTTTTTGCGGCTTCAATGTACGCCGTCTCTGCAAGTTCCTTGGTTGCAAAAGTTCCGAGGTGACGCTTTCTGCCGGAGAATCCGATTTTGGCAATCCACTTGCCTGGAGTCGCTGCTCTGTAAACGCCCTTGGATCCCGTAGTGCTATTGCGTCCAAGACGACGATTTGCTTGGTTCTGTGATTTCGTTGCCTGGCGAAGATTGCTGATGTTGTCGTTCAACGTGTTGCTGTCTTTGTGATCGATTTCACCGTCTGGCCAGCGGTTGTTGTGGAAAGCCCAAACAATTGTCGACCGCAAAATAAAAACACCCAAAACGTGCGCAGACACACGTTCGTATTTTCCAAAATCAACGCCACAACTTCCAGCCTCTTTGCCTGCCCACCGCGTGTTGAATGATCGATGAAGCCGTTCCCTTTTGAAGTGATTAAGCGGCCGTGTTCTCCAAAACAATCTCCCGTCTTTTTCCTCAAAGCATTCCCTAACGAAGTTCAAATCTGGATAATGCTTCCGAACCATGCCCATCTCCTTTCAAGAGGGTAGGGTTAGAGGGACGTGACGATTGTCGGTCGTCACGTCCCTCGTTGTGTTATCATGATGTCTTGATGTCCTAATCAAGATTTAGTGTCCAGGCATTGTTCGCGACCGCGATCCCGTAGGTTGTGACCGTCGGGTCGAGCATCGCGTCTCGATGCGCCGGGGAGTTCATCCATTGGGCGGCGACAGCCTGCGCGTTCGCCTGTCCCGCCGCAGCGTTCTGACGCCGGCCCACGCGAATGAAATGACCGAATCCTCGAAGGCTATTCTGATAAGCCCAGCCGGCGAGGTGCGCCGAGTAACGAAGCGGCCGAAGGCCTGCTCGCGCGCGGTAGTCATTCAGATAGACGTGAAAGCCGTAAGGATCCGTCACGACCACGACCGGAACCGGCGCAGGTGCAATAGGGGGAGCTAGCTCCGTATGCCCGCGATGGCGCGAATTCGGGGGAACCTTCGGCGGCGCCTGCGGGGAGGCCTGGGGCGAAGCCTGCGGTGTGCTCTTGGCTGGAGCGGTCGGTAAGGGAAGCGATTTCTGGGGGACGGCCAGCGCCTGAGGTGTCGGTGTGACGACCTGGAACGTCTGCTCGTAGACTGCCGGCGCGGCGTAGGTCGGTTGGACCTGGGCGGAACTGTAGCAAGCCGTCGCTCGTGTGCTGTAGCAAGCGGATACCTGCGCCTGCGAACGGCGATGGAAGATCCGGCCAAGCAGTCCGCATTGCGCTTGCGCCGGGGCGGCCATTCCGAGGATCACCGCGGCGAGAAGAAAGACACGTCGCATTCGTTGACTCCGTTGTCGTTTGAGAGAATCACGGTTGACGTTTGGCCGATGGTAGCCAACGAACATCGATGATGCTACCCCATTCGTTGCGTGGGTCAGTCGAAGCAGAACCCTAACTGGGTCTTTGGTTGCTCGGCGGGTTGCCGGAGAGCAGACCAGAGAGAGCAGAACGCAACCGCAGCCTGTAAAGGGACCACTCCGTTTCCGAACAGACGGAGTAATCTCGCCCGATCAATGGCCAGCCCATTAGCCAACAGGTAAATCTTGGAGACAGCCGGAGCGAGCGTTTCGTCTTCGCCAAGGATGTCACGCCATCGGTCGAACTCTCCGGGACCTGGCGGGAAAATTGGCAAGCTTGAGTCGGCAACGGTGTCCCGCCCGCTCCGAAGCTCTGATTCGGTCCGCCCTTCTCGCCGTCCGTTGCGCGAGGTGTAGACCAATTGACCGCAATCTCGTTCAACGGGCGACCACCCTTGTTCAGAGTGGCATCGCTCACCTGACTGGATTTGCCGTCCCTTGCCATTAGTGTCGGCCAGTTGGTTGCCGCTCCCGGTAATCCCGCTCCTCCGTGCGTTCGCTCGCCGGGCTTGTTGTGATTGCGGCTTGTCGTCGGTGTCGGCCACATCATCGCAGCGATCGCCAGAGGCGTGCCGCAGCCGTTCCCGTTTTGGCCGGCCGCTTTCAGCATCTCCCGCCTGGCCAACCACGTCTCGGGTGATTCTCCGTCCTGCGCCATCGGCGTTGTCCAAAGAACCGCCGCCGTTCGCAGTCCAGTTCCGCTCTCGGTTCCCTCTGACGGCTTGTTGGCGTTCCCGTGGACTATTGGCGTCGGCCAGAGCGACACCTGCGTCTGTAGATTTGGCGACTGAGAGCCATGAAGCCCTGCGCCTGTGGCAATCGAAGCGATCGGCGTAGCCCAGGATGAACAGGCGCTCTCGCTTGTGGCTCGCGCCAACTTCCGCCGCCGTCCAGAGGCCAGCCGCAACCTGATAGCCCAATCCTTCAAGGTCTCGGGCGACCTCGTCGAATCCGAGGCTGAGATGGGCGGACACGTTCTCGAAAAAACAGAGTGCCGGTTCGACTTCGCCAAGGATTCGATGGATCGACGGCCACAAATGTCTTGGATCGTCTCGTCCAAGTCTTCTGCCAGCGAGCGAGAACGGTTGGCAGGGATAACCGCCCATGAGGCAATCCACGCTTCCACGCCACGGCTTGCCGTCGAAGGTTCGGAGATTCGTCCATACAGGAGCTTGAGCCAGGATGTCCGCGTCCATAAGCCGAAGAAGGTACGAAATCGCATGGGCTTCCCGTTCGACGTAGCATCGAGTGCGCAGTTGTCCCAGAGCGAGCGCAACTCCAAGCTCGAGGCCGGCTCCTCCGGAGCAGACCGAGATGGCGTTGATGACGTCGGCGGGAGATTGATCCACATCTTGCCTCCAGAAAGAAATGGGGCGCCCGGTTGCAGGCCAGGCGCCCCATCACAAACCAAGGTCGGCCGGCTGAATGGCCTTCCTCGCCCCGGGGGTCGTCTCTTGTCCCCGAGAAGCCATGCTCACCGGTCTCGGAAAGCGACCGGTTCACGTTTCGAGCATCCAATGATTCGTGGCCGTGAGGCCATGAATCATTGGTCGGAATCCCGGTTATCCGATGGCCAGCTCAGCGCCGCCGAGCGTCGGCGACATCGCCTCTTCGCGAGTGCGGATCTCACTGGCGATCCAGGAGAGTTCAGCAATCGTGGCTTCTGCGTAGCAAGAGATCAGCCGCGGATGAACACTGTCCTGGTAAATGCCCGCGCGGAGGTTCTGGATAAGACGCATCGTCCGCTCGGACTTGCCGATCATGTTCAATCGCATCAACTTGTCTGCAAGCCGCGCCATCGCGCGGATGATGGGTCCATAGAGTTGTTCGGAGGGGATGGATTTGTCCCGATCGGGACGGGCGGCTTCGCGAATCGATTCGGCGATCGCGCTGATCTCGACGTTGAGATGCACCGGAGTTCCTCCCGTGTTCTGTTAGTCTTCGAGCTCCATCGCATCGACTGCCCTTGCCAGGCTGACCGCGTGACAAGGTTTGGACGGCTCACCATGGCCATCATAGTCACAGCACACACATCCTAGCACGCGGCCCCGGAGCTTATACAGGTTCGCGCGGATCGCCGCGGCCTTCATGTCGGGATTTCCGGGTTCGAGCAAGCGGTCGAATTTCCTCACGGCCTCGCCCGCCGTGATAATCTGCCCGTTCCACATCATGCCGACGACCCAGGGATTCCCGAACAGCGAACCTTTCATCCCGAGACGACCGCATGGGCGGCCGACCCAGGTGAAGAGGGGATTCGCTCGGAGCTCATCCCGGTTCGCGCGTGTGACCTTCACGACGGTCGTCACGGGGCACCGTAATAGAATGGAATTCCTTCCTGGAGGCCCTCGGCCAGCCGCCCGCGGATCTGGTTCATCTTCGCGTTGACCGCGGCCTGAATCCGATCCGGAAGCGGGATCAACTGGAACAGTCCCTCCTTCGGCTTGATGTCGATCGCGCAGAGGACCGGGTAAGAATCCGTCTCGTTCGGGTTGGAGTAGATCGGCAGTTGAAGCGTGATCTCCTCGGGGATGTCACCGGCCTGCGTCGTGACCGAGGCCTTGATCGCGCGGCTGACCGACTCATCCTGCCGACCGATCTTCTGGCTGGTCATCGTGCCATTCTCGAACACAACGTCGCGGACCAGGTTCAGGAGTTGCACCGGCGTCTGCGCGCCGTGAAGCTCGACGCGGAGCAGACGGATAAAATGGACCTGGTTCAACCATGTTCCCGAGGCCAGCGAGTTGACCGTATCAAAGACCGCCGACCTATGAAGCGGCATCGCGGCAAAATTCTGGCGCGACTCAACGTCGTCGAACACCACGCAGACCTTGCCTTCGTCGTACCAGACGACCGGCGTGTACCCGTCCGCCTTGAACAGGTTGGCAAGCGCGATGATGTCGTCGAGCGTTCGCGCGACGTGTCGCCGCGGCGTGATCGGAAGTTCGACGGTCACTGACTCGCCGTCGTGAAGGAAGATTTTCTCGGTGGCCGATGAGTGAATCTCGATCGGCTTCGATATAGCCAGCCCCACCACGTATTCGATCGCGGCTTTCAGGTCCATCATTTGTCCTTCTTGTCGTCGAAGTCGAGTCCCCGCTGGCCGATGTCGTCGGGGTTCTCGGGCGCGAAGAACAGCCGGCCGTTCCGCTTGACTCCAACCCGGTACACCCGGGTCCGGCTGACGGGTTGTGCCGCCTTCACGAGCACCTGAACGTTGACGTCGACACACTCGCCGCGCTCGAAGACGGGAGTGTATTCGAGCTGAACGTTGATGGTCCGAGGCTTGCTTTCCTCGGGCCGGTTCATGCAATCGATCGCGGCCTTGGTCTGCAGGTCCGCGACGATCGCGTTGACGATGCCGCCGTCGAGTTCGGCCAGCGTCTCCAGGCTCAATTCGACGGTCTCACGATTGCCCATCGGTCGTCTCCAAGGTGACTGCGGAATTCGCGCGCGACATCAATTTTTCCGCCCACTCCAGGCGCTCCAGGGTCTTTTGCCGAGCGGGCGAGTTGCGGAGCCATTTTACAAGATCCGCGTGGTCAGTCCTCCTGTGTCGCGAACCAGGGATCCTCCGTGAAGGAATCGCTCCCGAGTCCATCGCCCGCACTGTCGCGCCGGGACTCATTCCCAAGAGCGCAGCAATTTCAGTCGAGGTGTAGACCTCCTTGGGACGGAAGTTGAGGTACGTTTCAGCGCATGGACCTACGTATTGAGACATACCAGTCTGACTCGCGTGCAAACGTATCGTGCGTCAACCGCGCGGCTCAACGTCGCCGCCGAGCAGGACTATACCGGGGAACCTCTGTCTTATGCAAGCCGGACAAACCGGTTTTGGGTTGTATTTCTCCCGAATATCATCATCGATCTCAACAATCCATACTGCCTGCCCACAATCCATGCAGTTACCAAGCTCGGTGCGCGGGGGAATCGTGGCAATCCGCGGGTCGCCGATCTGAGGTGACAGGATGATTCCCTCGAGTATCAAGTCTTTGCTGCTGAGCGATTTACGCATCTCTTTGACGTGTGCATCCATGATCGACGTCTCGATCCGCGCGATAGCCTCCGCATTGAGCGCCTCCGCGTAGCTGCTCAGATGCAAGGCAACCATTCGCATCGTCTGTGCCTCGCGGCCCGGCTTGCACTCGAGAAGATGCTTGGCCATCCGCTTCATGAAACCAACCGGATCGCGAATCATCGATGCCTCCTCCCAGGAAAAAAGCTAACTCCAGTCCCCAGAATAATCGGTCCCGGAATAGGCCAGGTTGCCGAACTTGGTGAGGTGTTTCAGGAAGGCCAGACGAACCGGTCTTGGCTCGCCGTTGCGGTTCTTGACGATGTTGACATCGGCCTCACCCGGGCGGTCTTCCGGGTTGTAGACACAAGCTCGGTGAAGGAGCATCACGACGTCCGCATCTTGCTCGATGACTCCGCTATCACGCAGGTCGGAGATCCGCGGGCGTCGGTCGTCGCGGTTCTCACTCGCACGGTTGAGCTGGTGGAGAATCAGGAATGGGATATTGAGCTCTTTAGCCAGGTCCGAGATTGCCGTCGAGATCCTGCCGACCTCGGCCGTCCGGTTCTCATCGCGCCGGTAGGACGGCTGGACGCGCCCGAGGTAATCGAGCACCACGAATCCCAGGTTCTCGGTCATCTTCAGCGAACGGCACTGGGCCGCAATTTGATCGACCGTGCGACCTCCCTTGTCATCGATCCAGAGCCGACCGCTGCTGACGAACGCGTGGGCCTGGTCGATCGCCGAAAATTGATCGGCGCTGAGACTGTCCGGCTTCCGGAACAGTTTGGAATCGATCTGAGAGTTCGAAGCCAGAAGCCGGAGCCCCAGGGATCGCGACTTCATTTCGAGCGAGATAAAGAGCGTCGTCACTCCGCCCTGAAGCGCCACGTTCTCGGCAATGTTCATCCCGAGCGCGCTCTTCCCTTGTGACGGCCGAGCCGCGAGAACGATCATCTCCCCGTCCTGGAAGCCATCCGTCGCATCGTCGATGTCGGTGAATCCCGTCATGATCCCCGTGACCTCGCCCGCAAGCCGGCGATCGATGTACTTGATCGCCTCTTCCGTGACTTGCTCGCCTGTCTTCAGGCTTGAGCCGGTCATCTGATGCTGAATTTCGAGAAGATCCCGACCAGTCATCCCAAGAACGACCTGGCTGTCATGAGCTTCGGCGTAAGACTCATGAAGTAGCCGGTTTGCCGCAACGATCAGTTGCCGCTTGATCGATTTATCCTTGACGATCGCCGCATACTCCAGAGCATGCCAGGTCAACGCACCTTCCCCGCTAACGATTTCGTAGAGGTAGTGGCTTCCGCCGATCCCGGCGAGCTCCCCCGATCGTTCCAGGTCCTCGCAGACAAGATGGAGATCGAATCCCTTGTTCGCCTCGTAGCGACGTTTGATCGTGCCGTAAATCACCTGATGCGAATCACGATAAAAGTCCGTGACAGTAAGCACTTGCGCGATTACGTGCATCAGGGAGTTATCGATCATGAGTGCGCCGAGAACTCCTTGCTCGAGCGGTATGCTATGGGGCGGCATCCGGAACTTGAAGTCGGCCTTGCCGTTCTCTGCCGGGAGCGCCTCGCGGGAGCTCATTCCGCGTCCCCCGACGGAGCGCCGAGACGGTCGTGAGATCTCAGAGCTTCAGCCCGTTGCCTTTGAAACTCCTCGTTTTTCTTCTGGTTGATCCTCCGAGAGCTCTCATAGAGCCGGTTCAGCCGCTCTCGATCCTCTGCAGATGCCGTGTGGAAATCCTGCGCGGGTTCGGGGAATGGCTGCGCGCCGCGCGGCAGGGGCCCGCGGTTCGCCATGCTGCGGATCGCCGGAACCCGGTCTCTCGGCGTTTTGGTCTTGGCGACCCCGATCAGGTAGGGGAAGCTCCCGCGCTTGCTATCGTCGAGGCCCGGGCCGGTCATCACTTCGGCGGCCAGAAGCCATTGCCAGCCCTCGATCCGCATGTTGATCGGCAATGCGTGGTACCTGGACAGATGCGCGGCGACGTCGAAGGTCCGGTGATCGGCCTTGAGCAGCGCGATTGCCTTGTCGAGATCAGCCTGATCGATCGGATTGCGCTTGGGAGGCTCGGGAACCGTCGCGATTTCGTCCCCGTCGTCTCCCGGATCGAACGGCTCCCGGTCTGGTTTTTCCGCTGGCGTCGAAACGTGAAGGGGGAGGGGGGATTCTCTCTCCTCTCCTCTTTCTCTATCTCTAATCTCAGACGCGGGCGCGCGCGAATGGCCGTTTCGTGAGACCGTTTCACGGCTAGTTTTGTAGTCGCCCGAAGTCCTTTCCCTGTGGCGTTTTACACGTTTGGTAGAGGTATCGCTATCGGCTTGTAAAGAGGACCAGTGAGGGTCTTCAATCGCTCCTGAGTCGCTTCTTTGAAGGAGATCAAGAGCGACTAAGTCGCCGATGTAACGCTCCACATGATCCTTTCTCATCCTCAAAGCAAGCGCGATTTCGGGCACCGGAGGGAGGGTTCCCCGGGGCTCTTGCTTACTCGCCAGACAGAGGATCTCGACCCAGGCCCGAAACAATTCGGGGCGCAGTCCGCGGATCCTCGGATCGAACGGCCAGTCGTGGTAAAACCGGAACCATCGCATTGGGGAACGCGCTCGTTCGGGACAGGGCATCGGAGTCGAGGGGGACGGCCTGGCGTGTCGTCAGTCAGATCGTCTCGAGCTGGTCACGGAATTTATCATCCGCGATTCGTCGCGCCAAAACGACCGTGTAGGCCGAGATTTCTCCATAGGACTCCGTGATGTATCTGGAGGGTAACGTATCTCCAGGCTGAAGCTCAGAGGCTCTCGCAAGCATTGCCATGGCCCCGCCGAAGAACGCGCCCTTTGCGATCTCGATCATCTCGGGAGACAGTTTGTCCTCGAGAACGTCGTCGCGCCATTCCTTCCAGAACTCCTCAAGCGTCTTCATGGATGAACCCCTTCTTTCAGAAAGAAAATCGCCTGCGCGACATTGCTGTCGGTGAGTCCGATACTTCCATCGACCAGTATGAGCGGATGCCCGCAGGCCGTGACCTCGAGATCCATGTTGTCGATCACAAGGTAGCGGGAAACGCGCTCAGGATTTGCCGAGAGCCATTCGCTGATCTGCGGTCCGCGGTCAGAGCGGGTCTTAGTCGCGTCCTTGCGCGTGATGTCGATGATCTTCGTACCATCGATCCAATGTGAGAGGAAAAGAGCCCGGAGTCCGCTGAGCGTCATTGATCCTCCGTGGACCAGGTAGCGCCAGGCCGATATCAGAACGATCCGCGCATCAGTCTCCTCCAGGATCATTCCAAGTCGCCGCGCGAGCACTGGATCAATCGTCGCGTAATGAAGCTTGGGATGCAGGAACCCGGAATTCAAGACGCCGTCGATGTCCAAGAAAATGATCGGCGTCCGCTTGGGATCAGATCCCATCGGCGTGCTCCTGCCGGATCAAAAGCTCGTGCAGGAAGCCGGCGAGTTCGGACCAACCCTTCTCACTGAGAAGTCCGGGATCGAGTATCCGGAGCATCGCCAGTTCCCAGAGCTGCATCCGGGCCGGTGACTTCTGGAGTTCTTTGGGAGCGGCGGCCGGCGAGGGTTCATCCCTGTGCGCAGGAGTCGTGTCTTGAACCGACGATTGATCCCGCAGAAGCGACGGAGGGAATTCGCTGGTCTTCGCGACCGGAATCTCGGCCGCGTCGTCAATCTCCTTGGCGCTTCCCCGGCGCTGATTCTTGATGTCCTGGATTGCCCAGTCCGAAATCTCCACTCCGCGCGCTTCGGCAAGCTCACGCTCCATGTTCCCGATGGCTTCGAGCAAATTCTCCCGGACCGCTTCGAGCTCCGCGATTCTCGCGTGCTCCTCGGACAATGTCTCGGCAGAAACGATCTCGATCCGCTCGACCATCGGCACGATCGAGTTCAGGAACGCCGCCGTGTCGCTCGGAGTCTTCGTGAACGGGTCGAACCTCTTGATGGCGCCGATGACCTGCTCCTTGCTTGTCGTCATCGGACAGAGCTTTTCGGCGTCCGTGTAATGCTGAACCCGCTTTGCCAGATGCCGGTTGTCCTCGATCGCCGCGTCGCGCTGCTGCTTGAGTAAGGCCACGTCGTAAGCGGCGACCTGAACGGCCTGGTACTTCTCCAGGCGGTCCAGAATGTCCTTGGCTGATTGTCCCTGGGCGAGTCCTCGCAACGCGGTCACGCACTGGCGCAGTTCATCAACCTGGCTCATCGGCTGGACCTTTCGTTTCAGAAGGGACGGAACTTGGAAAACGCAAACCGCCGTCGGTGCCGTTGGGTTCGGCAAGTTGCCATCTTGCGTCATGTACCTGTGGCGAATCAGGTTTGCGAACCGGACGGCCCGAGTCGTCGCCGGCCTAGGGCCCGCTCATCGTTCCGACGGCGGCTTGGATCAACGGTGTGTCGCGGGATTAGCGCGGACGTCCGCAAGGAGGCGTTGGAGCAATCTCTCGCTGTCGATCGCACTCCTCTTGAGCTTGCGACGATTGGCGCGGCGCTGATGTCGCGCGTTCATTTGCTCGCGTTGGAACGCGCGCCAGAATCGGTGATACAACGTGCCGGGTTTGCGGTTCATGATGGTTCAGTCTTTCGGTTTGGATCGGGCAGGAGGCTGAAGAACCGAGTCGCTCTGACTGCCAATTCTTCTAAGGATTGAAAATCGAACACCTCATTCGAGAGCGGGATACAGTCGCAATCTGTGATTGCGTCAATGGCCGCGAACTCCCACGTTCTACGGCAAGGAAAGACCAGAAGAACCGAAGCGGTCGGCGATGCGGTTCGATGGGCCGCCAAACGCTCAACGAGATTTGTAGCGAACCCAAGCTTGATGCGCTCAGGACGCAGGTCGGGCGCGACCTGGATTGCGTAGAACATGCCAATATTAGAAACAGCCGCAGGGAATTGTTTCTCGAAACAAAAGCCCTGCGCATGTCTCTTTTCGCGGATCTGTTCAGCAATGTCTTCCGTGAATGCCAGAGAGAGTTGACCGCGTGAATCGTTGGAGCGAACGGAGCATGAAGCGAATTCGTTCTTGACGATCCATTTTCTGAGACTCGACCGCTCGACGCCGAATTCTTCGGCTAATTCTTTCAACGTCACAAGATTCACGAGCTATCGGTCTCCGGTTAAACGTCGTCCGGCCCCTCGCCCCGCACGTCGTCATTTAGATCGAGAAGCGATCCCTGATTCGGTGCCGCGTCCGCTGCCTCCGTCTTCGGTTCCGCGGTCTTCGGCGCCTCCTTCTCGCCTCGCTCGCGAACCTGCTTCGCCACGATCGCCTGCGCCTCTTCCATTTGCTCCGCGAAGAACGCCCCGAGCGTGATCCGCACCCAGTCCCGGCGCGCCTTGTAAGCCTGGTCGAGTTGGACGATCGCATCGCCGAGCTTCGTCGGCATCGGTCCGGGATGCAGGGCGTTTTGGATGAGTTGGTTGAAGAGGAATTTATGCGGCGACGGCTTGGCGATCTTGAGCGGAACCTCCACGCCGTTGACCTGCGCCAGTTCCTCGATCTGCCGGTTGGTCGCGACGATCGCTGAATTCACGGCATCCGCATAGGTCCGCGAATCCGGGCCCGGCGCGTCTTGCCCGGGGAGTCGAGCCTCGAGCGTCTGTGAAGTGACCGCTTCCGAGGTTGCCGAAATTTCAACCGGCGCCGTCTGCATCGGCAGGGCGAACCGGACATCGCGATCATTGTCGAGCTCGTCGCGGAGTTCCTCGGAACTCGTGATCCCCACGACGATTCCGGGGTCGATTGTTCGGATCGAATTGGAGACCAAGCGTGCCCAGAGCATTTCAGCCGGTGAACGTTTGTAATTGGTCTTCACCCCATCGCGGCCGTTCGTGATCCCTCGCTTCTGAAGGTCGGCGAACGAGACGCTGTTCTCCCATCCATCGGGACAGAGCTGGGGATGAGTGAAGACGGCCCGCGCCTCTTCGTTCGTGCGAACCAGGATCTTGATCCGGCCGCCGCGACTGAGGAACTTGGCCTGAATTGCCGCGGCCTTCATCGCCGGCCGACCTTCAACAATGTCGTACTGCCGGAGGGCCTCGATCGGATGAAGCCCCTCGCTCTGACAGATACACATAAGCGTGAAGACGGCCGCGTCGTTTGTGAGTCCCGGGAACAACTTTCCGTCGGCAACCCGCTGTGCGAGCCACCACAACGAATCGAGTGTCATTGCCGCCGTCTCGATGGCGTTCAGTTGCCGCAACTGCATCGGCGGCGCTGCCGGAGTCGCTTGAACGGCTAACTCTGTCATGACCTGTTGTCCCTTTCGATTGAGATTCCGGTGGAGATTTTGACCGTCTCAGACGGTCCCGTGTGCTTCATGAACCCAAGCTCGCCTTGCTTCTCATCGGTGATCGACTCGGCGATTTTCTTCGCTTCAAGAACTTCCTTGATCCCGACCGACCGCTTGACCTTGACCAGTTGGGGCGCGTAGGTCTCGACGTATCGCAAGGCCTCTTCGTCCGAGACAATGACGTTCGATCCCCGCGATTCTCGGAACGAGATCGACGCCCACGCGAGTTGAAGCGTCTTCTCCTTGCCTTTCAGTTGAGTGCGGGCCCAGGCGATCAGTTCATCACGGAACCGGAAGTCCCAATAACTGATCCTCCGCATGGACTTCGCGATCACCTTGTCCATCTGCTCGATCAGCGCGGCCTTCCTCGCCACCAGGCCGAGAACCTTCCCCTCCGCTTCGGAGCGGAGTTGAAGAACCCATTCGGCGGCCTCGGTGGACTCGATCTTGAATCGGTCCTCAACGACCTCGCGTTCCTTCACGTGGCCAATGACTTCGCCGGTCTCGAGGACCCAGATGAACCCGTCTTCGTCGATCATCTCGGTCCGCGTCTGCGGAACATTGATGATCTCCTCGACGATCTCAGGCGTGAGCGCTTCGCCTGCGTCAGCCGTCGGTGTCTGTTCTTGCTCCATCCGTTTCTCGCTTTCTGGGTTTCAGCCGTTCCGCCATCAGGTTAACCGCGGCACTCGTCAGCCCGCGTGCTCGGCCCCGATAGTGTTCCTCGATGGAGTGTGTCGGAATTCGCCAGCATCGCACCAGATCCGCGACCGTGTTCCGGTGGATCTTGAGCTTATCGGCCGCTTCCCGAAGAGTGTAAAGCTTCATCGTTCTGTTCCGCTTTCTCGTTTGCCGCAAACGAATACTAACAAGTTCTCGCGGTGTGACAAGATGCACGCGAGGAAATTTCTAAGAACTGATTCCACGGAGCGCAAATGCCTGCTTCGTGAGCGCGTCGGACATGGCCATCGCCTGTTCGTAAGTCAAAACCATGCCTGGGATCGGGTCAGAGAACTGGACGAACACGCGGCCCTTCGAGGGATCGGCGAGCACCTTGTAGGAAGTGCCTGCGGTCGGTCGGGATTCGGGAAACAGCTCGGGATCGAGCGGGGTGATCTCGTTGCTCATTCGGACCTGATTTTCTCGCAAGAGTTACACATCGGGCCAGGGACGCACGCCTTGTCTTCCTCGTCTTCAAACCAGTCCCCAAGCAATCCTTGTCCTCGCTTCTTATCGAGCCACCATTCCGGTGGCCGTCCTTCGTATCCCCACGGAAACCCGGCTTCACGTACACGACGTTCCAGGTCTCTGAGATACGCCCCGGTTTGGGGACACACGAACTCGATGCGATCGAGTTCCCCGATCTCTGCATTCGCACCGCAAAGGCATTCGCCGGAGAATCCCAGTTTCGCGGAGACCGGGTTTGCCTGGAGCTTGTGGGTTTCCCGGTACTCGCGGAACACGTCGATACTCGACCAGTAGAGCGGATTCACCCAGACTTGCGAGCCGACCTTCGAGGTTGTCCGCTTGTATCCAGTCCTGATTTTCGATTCGTCCGCCCGAATCCCGGTGATGATCATCACGGTATCGGTGCGCGAGCAACCAGTTTTGGCTTCAGCGACCACGCGTCGAATCGGTCGTTCCTTGAGCCGGTTGTACATCTTCCCGTGATGCGGCGGTCCCGGGAATCCTTGCTCGAGGACGAGCTTCTCATAGTTCTCCGTCGTTCTTTCTTCCCGCAGCGACCATCCGAATTCCCCGCATGTCGAACGCACATACTCGCGCGTCCGTTCGATTCCAATGCCCGTGTTTATGTGGAGTGGCCGGATCGATGGACTGTGCTGGATCGCGAAGTGCGTCGAGACGAGCGAATCGAATCCTCCGCTAAATCCAGCGTAGATCGCAACGGGCTCGAACTCGGCGATTGCGTCGTCGAGGATTCGCTTCGCCTGGTCGATGGCTTCGACAACCGATCGCGGGGCCGACTGAGAAGACCGTTTGCGCAAGCCTTGCAAACCTTGCCGCGATCCGTCTTCGTTTCGCCACTTCTCGAATCTCGCGAGTCGTTCGGGCGTCGAAATATCGACGTTTGCAATCAGTCGGGATAGTTCATCATCGAGATTCTCGGCCATACTCAGACCTCTTGATTTAAACCCGGCTTACGCATTGCGGGCCGCATTCAATATCGGGTTCTTCGTCAAAATGCCCGGCCTCGGGATCGAGTTCGTCCAGGTAAACCGGTTCGCCTTTGATCCGCAACAAACAGAATCCTAACTCGCGCTCCAGTGCCGCCATTCGCCAGAAATACTCAGGGAAATCGCGGCGGATTTTGTTCCAGTATCCAGCCCCCCCCTTCACGCAACCGATGCAATTGTTGTTCTTGTAACCAAGCTTATACATCGTCGGCAGTTCAATTCCTGCCTGACGAAGCCTTCGGTAACATTCCGATTTGCCGATCTTGTTGTCGCGGAGAATCCAGATCGTTTGGAGGCTAGGATTGTCCGACTCGAAGTCGTTGATCCTCTTTGCCTCTTCCATCGTGTAGCCGAAGACGTGGTAATCCCACGGATCTTGATATCGTTCCCGAGGCACTCGCTTGAGCGCTCGGGTACAGGGGGCGCCGTTCGGGCCATTCAGATACCGCTCGCCGCGGAAGACATCGTAAATTGTGTCGTACCGATGGCTCTTGAGGATCTTGATCTCCTGGCCAATCCAATCGCTTACGTCCTTGAGGAATCGCCTGTTGTCGGGATGCTCGTGCGCGAGCGTGTCGCAATAGCAGACCTCGATAGGATACTGATCGGCGTATTGCTCGACGGCTAGTTTCGCAGCAACCGCCGATGCGGCCCCGCATGAGAACCAGACAAGTAGGCGGCCGGCAAACAGGAAGCTTTGATCAGCCAGGTCTTTCACATCGCCTCCGCCGCCAGCCCGACGAACGGCGACACGTACAGTTCGCCATTCTCATGAACCTTCGGCGCAGCCCAGCGCGGCGCACCCGTGGCGTAGAACGAAAACATCAGCGAGACATCGATGCCATTCGAGACGGCCGCCGCAACGTCAACCAGGTCCCATCGCACGGCGGAGAGGTACTCGCGCGGATCGACGAGCATCAGGCAGTTCGCGGCCAGGAGTGTCGGCATCAGATCCGTAAAGGCGTACGGGATGTCGCCGAAGAGTAACAGCAGATCCCAGAACTTGATCGAGCTCGACGCCAGCCAGAGACACGAATTGTCTGGCTCCTTGTAGAGCGAGAACGCATCCCGGATCGTGCCGACCGCATCCTGATGTTTCAAGGCGCGGGGAACCGTGATCGCCGCCGCGGAGTTGATGATTCCGAGCGGCTGCCTGTCGCCGGTGCCCGCGATAAAGCCCTGATCGAGAAACTGACCGAACGCCCGTGCGACATTCCTCACGAGCCGGAGCGGTGCCTCGCCCGGTTCCTTTTTGAAGTCCGCGATCGGCGCCCGTGCGAAGCCCATGAATGGCGTTGGCTTCATGTGCAGCCGGCGTGCTCCTGTCACGTCAATGATCGTCTCGACGGCATCCCGCGGGCCGCGAATGTTAACTTGCGTGGTCCGGCAGGCCAGGAACGAATTCGCGTGGACGATCGCCCGGAACTCATCGGCGGCCTCGCGCGGCATTGCGAACGAGCCGACCGGGGGTCGATCGACCTGGGGACGCGCGCCGAGGTAGCGGTCCCAGAACGAGCGGTCGAGATGAACGCGAAAGGCTTTCTCGGTCGCCTTCACCGCGTCGGACTGCTCGGTGTTGGATCCGCGAAACGCGGTCGCTGTGACGGAAGTAATGAAGTCGGCAAGGATGGTCAAGGCTTCTCCTTTGTTCGTTCTGTGTGGTTAATCTGCCTGGTCAATCCGAGCAAAGCTCAGCGTTTTCGCCCGTTCCCGCGCGCTCACTTCACGCCTCGTATCCGCTGCCGTCCCGTCTTCTTCTGCGCGGCATCCAGCATCCGGGCAGATACCAATGTGTGTCCACGGCGCATCGCGGAAATCGCTGATCAGACCGTGAACGTCCCATCCTTGAGCTTTGGCTTCAGGGATCGAATCCACGTTGTCCGCGAAGCAATGCCGACACGTCAGCCGGAAGCCGTGCCGACGCCGATCGTACCGCTTCGGATGGGGCCTGGTGTTCACGCCGCGCATGTCAACAGTCTCCGCTATTTGGGATTGCCGGTGGCCTTGAAGACCGCTCGTTCCAAGTCTTCGATTCCGCAGTCGCATTCAATGCCGATCGCTCGACCACATGAATCCAGATGTAAAACCGATCCGAGATCGGAAGTAAGCACCTTGATTGCAGCCGTCAGCAAGTCCGGCGCGGCGGCGATCAGACGAGCGTCCGCTTCGAGTCGCGCCCGGTCTCCGCGTCGTCGGGATTCGCCGAATGAACAGACAATGCAATCCTTTTGCGGAATCGCTTCGGATTGGGTCAGGACGCTGTAGGGTCCGGTTGCCTTGGTTGCATCAACGACCCAAGGTCCCGGTGTATGCTCGCTCAAGCCCCACCCCCTTTCGCGTCCTGGGCCCGCTGCTCGCGGTTGATGGTGATCATGCAACGTGATTCCACGATTGCCTGTAATAAACCCTCATAGCTTGCCGCTTGCTGATACCTTTGAATTTCGCGATCCTCATAAACGTCCACTTTGATTCGGTCCTGAGCCGCCGAATCTCGATCACGTCTTGTCGAGTAAGTTTGGCTTGGCCGGACTTTTCGCCTCGTGCTGTATGTTGGTGGGATTCTCGATCTTGGCAGTTTTCCAATGGTGTCCCCCACGCAAGATTACTAAGGCGATTGCACGATCTGACTCCGTTCAGATGCCGGCACACTTGGCCGGGCTTTCGCGGCCCGACAAAAACGCTCAAAACGAGAGCGTGAATTCTCATGCTTTGTGAGCGCGGTCCATCCGAGAGACTGGCGACCTCGTATCCGTCCCTGTCAATAAATGGATGTTTCCTCTTCCAGTTCGCAGACAGGTAGGATTCGGTTCCCTTGCCGTAGCCCAGCCCCCTGTATGCCCGACACGTCCAAAGCGAACCATTCGTGCCAATGCAATAACCCGGATGACCGGGCACCGCGCGATAGACGACGTAACACCACGACCAGTCAAACCCTCCAGCAAACAGTGGCTCGCCTGGCTTCAACCAGGTGGCTGGATCGTTCGGGTTGACGTAGAACGTGGAAGCGGTACGATTCCGCGCAGCCATGACTTGCACCTCGCAACAGGTGTCGATTGTGGTTAGGGTCGGAGGCTGTGTTTCCAGCACGCCTTCGACTCGTCTTACCGTATTCGGATGAATGTCGCCAATCAACTGTTTTCTCCTTGGGATTCCCCGGTTTTGGCTGCGTTAATCCTGTTGAACACCTCCTCTCTATGAATGGAAATTGCCTTGTCCGCCTCGATCCCCAGACGCACTTTGTCGCCCCGGATCTCGACCACGGCGACGGCGATGTTGCCGTTGATGATGATGCGTTCGTTCAGTTTTCGGCTCAGGACCAGCACTGTTGCACATCCTTTCCGTTGTGGAATCCTTGCGCAGAAATCTCCAGGAGAGCGCCCCGGAACTGACCCTGAGGACCGGTGGTGAGCCGGCCTGGCCTTCGCCCTCGCAGCCGTCCTCAGTCCGCCTCCCCGTCGTCGTCGGTGACGGTGGCGGGGACGGGGTCCAAGCCGCGCATCCCGAAGTAGGCGAGGTCGTCGATTCTGGCGGGGCGCAGCTTGCCGTCGAAACGCTGGGCGAGAGGAAAAATGCTGATTCGTCCAGTCCAGACATAGAGTCCCGGATCCATGCCGGAAGGCAACACGTCTTCAGCCAGGTCAGAGACGCTCAATGGGATATCGCCGGAGCTATCCAGTGTGGATCCGATAATCTCGCAACCGATCCACTCGTTTGCGGAAACAACAACCAGCAATGAATGGCCTTCGTGAATCTCTTCCACGTTCTCCCCCTCCCTTTAAAACGGTGCCACGCTCGCCACGATCCCGCCCCGACCGCACACGCGGTACGTCCAGGCGCCACGCTGGTAGCTCACGAGATAGACCGGCAGCCGGGGGCGGATCTCGGCCAAGATCTTGACCTTGACCGCAGCATCTTCTTCCATAAAACCTTTGACATCTATTGCGATCAGCTTGCCATCCGGCAACCAGACCGCAAAGTCGATCCGCAGCCAGGTCCGCCCCGCGAGTCGCCAGTTAAACGCCTCGAACCCATAGTCAGAGATCCGCCCTTGCGCCTTCAGCTCCGCCAGGTGGCCGTCGTAGCGAGCCTCGGTCTTGTTCTGCCCAAGCTCGTTCTTGACGGTTGGGCGCCGCCCCCCGCGCTGGGCCGCGCCGCTCGAAATTCCGAAATTCCGAAATTCCGGAATTTGGCCGCGCCCACTCATCTCGCGGTCCCACACGTCGGCGAGGCCCAGGGCGACGGCGTGCTCGCGGGAGGCGATGTTCATGATGCCTCGGTCTCCATCGCCCCTTTACTCTTGGCATTTCGCGGACACTCGATCTCCCATTGACCGCCCCTAGCTGGTGGTCCGTTCCATTTCACGCCCAGCCGATTCAGTTCGGCATCGACCGCGCGGAGCTGCTTCGATGTCGCGCGAAATCCGATGGACGACCACACTGTCATCCCGACCTTGAACCCGACGATCACCTTGCAGCCCAATCTCTCGACCAGCGCGGAAAGATCCTCGATTGACAGGTCGAAACACAAGACCCATCGGCGCCGGAACCATTTCGGGTATCGCGGATAGGAGAAATTGACAGAGAGCTTCCCGAATCCGCATTCGAAGCCGATCCGGGAGTCGGTGTAGCGGCTGCTCCAATACGTCGTCTTGCCCAAGAGCGTCCCATCGGCGGCGTAGATCGCTCGCCACTCGTTGATGGCCACGCTCCGCTCGGTGAGATACCGCCCGCACTCGGAGCGGATCAAGTCCGGCTTGGTAACGGCGCTCATGATGTGGCGGTCTCCATACTGATTGCCTGCGACTCTTTGATCGCCTTATCCCAGGCTGCGCGTCTGGCTTCCTCCTTGAGCTGGGCCCGCACTTCGTCGAGCCATATTTTGTACGGGTGGCACTCGTGCTTACCGAACGGGTAACGACCCGAGATGAATCGATTTAGCGCCGGCCCATCGAGGCCCAGAGCCCGACCATCGGCGATTGCCTGAGTGATGACTGGCCGGGCCTTGTCTCGCCAGGTGCTCATGATTTGGGTGTCTCCTTCTCTGGTGCCTTCTCCGTCGGCCTGAACTGATGCCGCGTGCAATCCGCCGTGTGCTCGTCCCAGGGCCGTCCGCAGGTCCCGCAGCGAAGGTGGTCAAAGCGGCCGGTGTGGGCGGTGTCGATCTGGGGTGTCAGAGACATACGACCCTCCGTTTGCGTGGGGCTCATCGCCCCGCCGCTGCCAATTCCGGCTTGGCCGGCGCGGCGATCTCGCTGACCTCGCCGTCCTCGATGACGACGCCGACGGGAGCGCCGGCCGAGACTCGCTCGAGGAAAACCTGGGTGTCGTTAGCCTCGGCCCATGCCTGAATGGCCTTGAGTCCTTGCTCGTCGATGAGGGAGCCGTCGCGGATCAGGGCCACACGGAGCTTGGGGTTGAGCGCCGCGCTGATTGCCAGGCCGGTCCGGATCTGCTCGGCGGTTGAGGCTTGCACGAGCGGAACGCCGTTGAGCGTCACCGTGTCGCCGTCGAGGCTCAGGCCGGGGACGGGAAGCTTGGCCGAAGCTTCCTCGAGCCGGCGTGTTCGGTCGGCGTCGATAACGTCGAGCTGAGTCGTGAGTGAATCGGCCGTTTTGCGGTCGGCGCGGATCTTGGCCACCAAAGCGGCCCGGTCGCTCTTTGCTCGCACCCGACGGTTGACCGTCTCGAGTTCGGCGAGCTGCTGGTCGATCGCGTCGATGTCTGGGTCCTGAAGGTTGGCGGCGCGAATATTGGCCGCTTCGTAGGACTGCCTAAGCTTCGCAAGCTCAGATCTGGCGGCGACCAGTTCGGCCTCACTCGCAAATCGCGCCGTGAGTTCGCCGTTGCCAGCAGCAATCTCATCGGCCGGCGAACCGTCCACGATGTAGAACATATAGCCGGCTTGCTTGAGTCGCGCGATTTCCGCGCGTGCCTTCGCGACCGACTCAGGATCATCCTTGTCCCAGGTTAGCTTGATATCACCGGCGCGCCCGAGGATGCTCAGTTCAGTCGTCATAACGGCCGCCCTCCAACACCGCGAACGAATTTGCGAATCTCTTCGTGACTCGGTGGACCATCCGGCTCGGGCCTACGATCCAGGTGGCAACATTCCTTGCAGAGCGCATGACCATCTCCCTGGCAGTCCACGAAATCGTTCCATTGCCGCTTGCGGGGCGCGTAGACAAGGCAGGGATTATCGGGATCACGATTGCCCGGGACGCCCCACGGCTTACATGGTTCGCCCTTAGCCCACCGGCGATAGGCGAACAGAGCCACGGCTCGCCAGAATGCGCGGAGCATCAGTCGGCCTCCCCATCGTCGTCGGTGACGGGGACGGTGGCGGGGTCAGGGGCGGGAAAATCGTTCTTCCACTCGGTCGGCTCAAGCCTCGCCGCCCCACAGTTGTAGAGAAAATCGCACGGCTTTCCGTGCTTGTCCTCGATTGTTACGGAGTTGCGCGAGACCTCGATGACGCGAACAAGATCGCCCTTCTCCGCGTAACCAGGCGCGCCCGCACCGACGATGCGGAGAATATCCCCTCTTTGAACGCTTTCGTAATCAATCATCGATCGCTCCTTTATTCAGTTAAAACGTTGCCACGCTCGCCGCAATCCCACTCATGTCCGCTCCATCTTTTCCCCGCTGTAGCACGCTCCCATTCGGCCAACCAGCGATGGCAACGGGCTCGCCTCAGCCTGTTCGATCAGCGAAAGCAACGTCGGAGTCACGTCGAGGATCCTCGCCGCCTGGCGAAGCGTGAGTCCCGCCGCGACGCGCGCCCGCCGCCATTGACTCCAGCCCGGAACTCGCTCCTTCATCTCCCGGAGCAGTTCGCGAAAACTGTCCACTTCGGCCTGGTCGTGCTCGAGCGCCGCCGCGTCCGGCTTCGCTCCGCAACGGGGACAGCAAGGCATGTCGACCACACGACCATGCCAGCCGATCCGCTTCCCGCACTTCTTGCAAACGGAATCGATGAATCCGACCGTCTCGGTCATCTAGTTCGCTCCGCTCTGAATGTCCTTCTCCCATCGTTGTTTAGAACTCGCCGATTGAGCCTTGGGGCGCGCTCGTCCCGGCCTGTCCCACTCGTCGCCCGGTTGACTGATCGTCGTCCGCTCCCATCCCGCCGCGCGATAGATCGATCCTGAATGAACGTCGACATCTTGGTAGCTGACCAAACGCACAAGCCAGGGGCGTTGCTTTTTCAAGAGGATTGCCATCACGCGAAGCATTCGGCTGCATGTATTCTTTGGTGCCTCGGGAGAAGCCGCCAGCCGTCTCAGTTCGAGCCAGTTGTCTTGCGGAAGATTCCTCGCAACGGGATTCGACCAGATTGCTACTGCGTAAATCCTTCCCCCTTTGTCTGTTGCCGCAAAGCAGGGAAATGGTTGTGTTTTGATAAAGCCCGTACCCATGCGAGGAAGTCGCGAATGCCATTTCCGGTTCAGTTCCTTCGCCAAGGTGAACGGGATACCTTCGATCCGAAGAGACTTTGCCGTAAGCGCCGAGGTCGGAGTTGGACCGCCTTCCTCCACCTGGAAGAGTGGATACATCACCCTAATGCTTTCGGCGCGATCGTCCATCCGTTTGCCAATCTCCGAGACAAGGAACAAAGAAAGAAAAAAGGGGGACCGATGGCATTCAAGTCCCCCCTACCCGATCAGCTCCCATGCGAGCCTCGGGCCGGCGTGGTTTACGGGGCAGTATGAAACCCTGAAGCCTGGCGTAGCTTGCACCACCAGACCCCACCATTCCCGATGACTCCGCCTGCATCTTGGGAACAGCGTACCGAGTCTCACGTCGACTGCGGTTCGGATTCTATCCGAGAACTTCGTTTGCGGCAATCGGGGACTGGAAATTTTTCTTTCTGATTGCGTTGTGTCACACACGCGGTTAAACTGAGTATGTTCTACATCGCGGTCAATGCGTGGTCGCGGAACAATCCAAGTCTTTGGAGATTCAGAAGATGGGTGTTTCCAGAAAGTCCCTTGCAGATCACGAGTTTTTCAACCTCCGCGCCAATCCCGACAACATCCAGAAGTTGACGGACATCAGCAAATTTCTCGCGCCGAACCTCGAAACGCCGCTCTCGGTGACTCAAATCTTCTCGCACCTGATCAATGACTTTCACAAGCGGAACTGCCAGTCGAGCGCCGTTCCCGCGCCGTCGGTATCGAGGAAGTCGAAGAAGGTCGCCGAGCCGGTCGGCTCGGGAGTCGAATCGTAGCCTGCGCCGTCCAGGTGAATCCTTTGCTTCCTTCCTTCCTTCTGGAGCTTTCCATGCCGAACATCGAGTACACCCACACTGATGAAGACGAGGGACTCGAGATCGAGTTCGAAGTGAGCTACGAGACGCTCCCGCCCGAAGGCGGCGCGGCGCAATGGCCGCGCTTCCCGGGCGGGTTCGAGGACGTTCGATTCAAGGTCGCGCGGATTCGCGGGATCGATCCTGAAGTGTCGGCTGAGTACGGCTCCTGGATTGAAGCCAAGTCGATCGATGCCGACATCCGGGCCGAACTGGAATCACGGATGGAGAGCCTGTATCTCAACGCTCATTGGGATCAGGACCGCATTGACACAGCCATCGCGGAGCATGAAGAGGGGCGGATGGAGACGGCGATTGCGGAAAGGGGGAGGCCGTGATCAGTAAGACGTTCGAGATTCGCGATAAGCACACATTCACCTCCGTTCTAGCTACCAAGTTGAAACCGGGCAACGAACAGGACCGCTACTTGATCAGCCGCGCGGGCTACGGTAGCGACCCCTCGATCCAAGCGACGGTCCTCATCATGGTGTCGTTGACGAGCACCAAGGCAAACTACAATTCACGGGACTGGACGGATGTCACGATGCAGCGAGCCCACGAGTACATCCTCGAACACTTCGATTCCCTGGAATCCGGCTCGGTGATCGACGTCGAGTTCATTCACGGCGAGACAACCGAACCGAAGCGGTCGGAGGCGGAATTGGATCGTCTCGGTGTTTCATGGGGAGCGTAACGATCAATGGAACTGACCAAAGAGTCTCTCGACCGCTTCGTGCCTGCGGGCTGCGCGGCCGGCTGCGATCACGAGCCGAACGCGCACGAAATGTTTCTCCATTCACGGTGCCACGTTCGGGCACCAATGTTCGTTGACTCCGATCGCGAGCCTGGATCGCTGGTCCTATCCTGTGTCGAATGTTCAACTCCCGCGCTGGTAGTCAAGTATGCCGGGGCGAAGCCTGATGTTCGTCTGACGTGTTGCAACGACGGCTGGGACACGCAGACCGTGTGGGCTTCTTATCGCGCGGGTTCTGGCCTCCTGAAGCTCAGTTGCTACTTCTGCAAGGCAACGGCGATCGAGGTGCCGGTTGCTGCTGGAGATTCAACACATTGAAACGCAAACGATCATCTCGCGGCCCTCTGACTGCTGCGGAGAAAGCGTTCTACGACGGCTTCACGCCTCTGTTCGTCAACGCCGATTCAATCAAAGCAGGTGACCGCGTCATTGTTTGCGGGGATCACCCTCACTCCGGGGCTGTTGGAGTGTTCGTCGGTTTCGAGTTGACGATGTTTGGCGAATACCCGCTCATCAAGTTCGAGAATCCGCACAACGGAGTTGATTCCTGTTTCATTACCAAGCCTGGGCAATGGAGGAAATTTCGATGAGGCCTGTTCGCGAGATCACGGTGGAGGAAGAGAATTTTCGCGTCGAATCGTCCATCATCAAGCGGAACCCGGTGGAACCAGAGCCCGTCGGGACAATCGTCCTGATGGCGTTCCGCGTGACAGGCTATGACCAAGACTTTGACGGGTCGCTTATGGCGCGGATCGAACAACTCGACAACGACGGCAATACAACTGGATGGGAACTGAAAAACATCGGCCTGTATCCCACTACCGATCTGGTGGTGACGCTGGAAGAGTTCAAGGCGATGTTCGCTGCCAAGCCAATCCAGGAGCCAGATTGATGGAAAAACAATACGCGCAAACCCAGATTTGCATCATCAACCTATCGATGACTGAGGTCGAAACGATGATCCGCGACAATCTCAAGGTGCGCGGTGGCGATCCATCCTATGACTTTGCCGTGAATCAGCCAATCTTTATCTGGAGTGATCGCGGTGTGAGCGTGCGTTACGTGCAGGCAGATGTCTTCGATGCGGGCATGAAGCACGCCGTCAGTCTGACCCCTATTCCACGGAAGTAATCTTCGTGCCCACCCGCATCATCATCACCGGCGATCGCCATTGGACCTGTGCCGACATCGCCGCGCACGTACTCGCCGGCATCCGCGCCAAGCTCGGGACCGACGTCGTGATCGTCCACGGTGACTGTCCAACCGGGGTGGATCGCTCCTTCCGTTACGCCTGTGAGGCGATGGGGATCCCGCATGAGCCCCATCCTGCGGACTGGCACCTTGGGAAGAAAGGGGGTCCGATCAGGAACTCGGAAATGGTCCGGCTGGGAGCCGCCTACGCGATTGCCGTGCATCGGACTCTCGCCAGGTCGCGGGGAACTCGGGACTGCGTGCGGAAGTGCCTGGGAGCTGGGATCACGGTCTGGCTGATCGACGGTGGTGATCGACCGAGGCGACTGACTGAGGACGATTTGACGATCGAACCGAATGAACCTCAAAGGAGATGATCAGATGGGCTATTCGACGCAACTCGATGGCATTCTGAAGTTCGTGAATGAACCGAGCATCGCGCAGATCAAACGTCTGAACGAGATGCTCGGTGAGGACTCAGACGATCATGGCGAATGGCGTCAGTACGGAATCAAGGATACGTCCTACATCCAGTGGGAGCTCACGAAGGACTTCTCGGGAATCCAGTGGGACGGCGGCGAGAAGTTCTACGGAATCGTTGAGTCCGTCAACTTGATTCTCGCCTTCATGCGTGAGGAGTTCCCCGACTTCGGATTTACCGGCGAAGTGCTCGCGCAGGGAGACGACATTTCCGATCGCTGGAAGCTCGTCATCGAGGATGGCAAGGCTGTTCGTCGCGACATTGTGGTCGGCGAAGCGGTCGTATGTCCGCATTGCCGTCGAAAGTTCTTTCTCTCTGAGGCCAAGAAATGAACAAGAACACGGCCGCGCTCGCGGCAATCGCACTCGCAATTCCGGCCCTGATGCCACACGCGAGCGCCGAGAATCTCATTACCGGCTTAGACTGGAAACGGCGAAGTCGCTCCCACGGCGGAAGAACCAAGGCGTGCGTTCGGGATCACGACGACCTGGCGAAACGGCGTAAGCGGCAACGAGACGCCAGGAAGAAGGCACGGCGATGATCGTGGAACACAACGGCCAGAAGCTCTGCGTGGACGTGGAATGGGATTCGATCAGCGAAGGCTATTCCGGCGCGCCGGGATTTACGGGGTGCGATGAAGCCCCGGGCGTCGATGGACTTCGGTTCGTCATAACGGACATCGATGGCCGTGATCCTACGTCCGCGGAAGCCGAGCGGCTCGATGAGGAACTGCTGGAGCGGTATGAGAAGGACTCGAAATTCTTTGACCGCGTGGGGGAAATCCTCAACGAGTATCCCGAGCCATTCGGGGATGAGGTGATCTGACGGCGATCGGCATCATTAAGTCGCCTTGGAAGCATCGTCGCTCCCGGCGCTCCGAGCCAACGCCGTGAGCTTAACTGATCGGCTCGACGGTCCACGAAAGAGGCCCCGCCCTCAAGTGCGGGGTGATCAATCGGGAGTTATGCCCCACGAGATTGTTGGAGAAGCGGTCGCGTCAGATACTTCCGTCATCCAACGCATTCGGCCCGGGCGCATCGCAAGGTGCGTCCGGGCCGCGGTGTTTGATGCTGAACTGGACCGTTGAAGATCGCGGAGTCAACGACTCGGAGGTAGTGCCGACTTCTCCGTGCGTTCAGCCGCAGCGAGTAGGAGGTAGGCCAGCGCCCGAGCATGGCCAGCCGGCAGTAAGATTCGCTCGTGCTGACCGGAGCCGACCGAAAGCATGACTCGGCATCCCTCGAAACTCTCCTGAGTCGCAACTGATACGACCGCCGAACCGATGCCACCGTACTTTGCCTCTACGGCGACCAGTTCCCCGACTGGAACGCAATTCACGGTTCGCCAGAATTCACTTTCGGTCATCGCCATCGGTCTCCTTGATCTCCCTCTCGACCTCGGCGGCCGGCACCTCGGGAAGCGTGGCCCGAGCCCAGCGATGGGGACCGACCTGGCCCTCATACACGTTACCGCAGTCACCGCTTAGGTATAGGTATCCGTACAACATTTCCGCCTTGATCAGCCAAAGCGACGGGCGCGGAGAACTGGCGATATACCAGACTCCATAGAGCCAGTAGTGTCCCGGCTCAGTCGGCCACTCAGTTGTCCATCCGGCATGGTGTGCGAGTGCAGAGCCGGCCGTGATGGGACAGGCGGCTTCGATGTCTGCTGCTGCCTTGAATGCTTCGGAGAAGCTCGGGTCGCTCATAACGTTACTCCTTCAGGCCGGGACCAGCACGCAGTCCCCCGGTATTGCGCGTCAGACGTCCGTTAAGACGATAGTGGTCGCCTTGGTCGAAGCGCGATCGAATTCCACCGGCATCAATTCGACCCATTGGCGATTGTCGTTTCGCAATGCCTTGCAATGAACCAGGGCGTCGAGAAGACTCTTCCAGTACGCGTCTGGGTCAGCAGCCCGTTGTCGTGGGCTAAGGGTGATGTGCAGGTTGACGCGACGTTTTCCGGTAGCTTCAATCGCACCAGCCATTAAGACATAAGCGGCCACGATCTCGCGATCTGAACGCTTACGCCTTGATATTGCCATCCGATGCCGACCGATTAGCTCGTTCAGCCTGGCGGGATGCCAGTTGGGAATCCGAACAGTGTGGAACTTCCCCCCTATCTCGACGGGAAACTTCGGCTTTCGCGGCATGCTCGTTCCTACCAGGGAAGCCGGCCCTGCTTGGAGTTATTGTCCTGGCAGGCCCAGGAACAGAATGCCTCCTCGCCGACGAACGTGTTAGCGAGCTTGCCGCAATGGCATCGACGGCGCGGATCCTTGCCGGCCAGCACGTCCTCGCCGAGCTTCTTCCAGTAGTCGGCGTTCTCCTTGTTCATGGCGATCATGATGATGATCGACATTTGATCGTAGGTGCTCGTCCGCTTGCATTCCTCGGCGACCTTGCCGGTCAGTGACTCGCCTTCAGAACTGTTCGAGACGTAGATCAGTTCGGACTCGTGAAGCCAGTTGACGACCGAATCGACCTTCGCTCCGATCGCTGATCGGTCCAGGTCCGGTCGATATCCTGGAGGTTCTCCCGGCATCTTCAGACCGCAGTCGGCGCAATGCCAGCCGGCCTCGTTGCAGGCGTCCAGATGCCAGGACACGAGCTCGCTTGGACAGACTTCGGGATCGTGGACGGGATTTGCCATCAGGGGCCCTCCTTGATTTCGAGCTTCTTGCAGATCGCATCGAGTTTATGGTTGATGGCGCGGCTTTCGGACTCGATCGACTGCATTGATTTGAGGAAGTTGACGACATGGATCAGTACAGTCAAAACGAGAAACCCGACGACCATGTTCGGCCCTTGCAGGCAAGTTGAAGGAGACCGGTTTTAACCGTCACCGGACCCTGGTATCAAATCAGACATCCTCGAGAACCCTCCAGGTTCGCCCGGTTTTTGCCGGGCAGTTCATGGCCCACCTCCGCCGTAAAAAGTCTCTCGATCCAACCGCAGAAGCGTGATTCAGTCTTTCGAGTCTGCTTGCTGTCGCCGTCACCATTCTTGCCCGGACGTCCAGCGAAGTCAAACATGACCATTGACTTTTTTCACGAAACTCATAAAACTTCTATGATTCTAATGCTTTCTTTCCTGTTACTCAGGACTCTATACTATGTCCGTGAATGAGAATATGTCCGAAATCACCGATCGCGATTTGATCGTCTCGGCGGAACGGCTCTCGCTTCTTGCGGTGCCGGCCCGAGCCCGAATCCTGATCATGTTGGCGGGTGGGCTATGCTCGCTGAAAACGATTCACTCGCTGGCCGACATGCCGCGCGGCTCGGTGAATCATCATCTGCTCCTGCTCCGCACGGCGGGCGCGATCTCGTCGCATCGCAAGCGGGAGACCTACTACCGGATCGAGCCACTCGGTCAGAAGTTGCTTGAATGCCTTCAGATCCTCAAGGGAGAATGACTGTGGAAGAAGCCAGAACGTGTACGATTCCCGCCGAGCGTTACGAGGAACTCCAGACGATCGAGCGACTCTGGATCAAGGTTTGGCAGTTCGCGGTGGCGCACTCAGCGCTGATCGACGCCGACGACCAGGCCAACGAAGTCATCGGCTACATCAAGGCTGTGATGGCATTCGCGGAGAGGGAAAAAACGGACAAGCGTCACGCGGAGGCATGGAAGCTCGTTGTTGATGAGGTAGCGAAGATCACGGGTCGCCCACCGATGATGACCGCAGACATCATCACGTTCATTCAACACCAGGAGGCCGCGCTCGAACGGTATCGGAAAGACTCGGCATGCGCTGAAATCGTTTCCCCAGCTTCCGAACCAGAGTCGACCGTCGTTCTGTGGGCGGACCGCGACAAGCCGACCGAGGCGCAACCGCAACCAGCTCCTTTCTTTCCGGCGCTGGAAGTTCCGTGTCCGGCGTGCAACGGTTGCGGTCTTCCGTCCGAATTTGGTTATGAGCATGCGTGTAATTATTGTGCCGGAACCGCTTACCGTGTGACCGCAGAAGGGTTGCGCGTCCTTGAGTTCCTCAAACGTCACTGGAAATAGGAGTCACCATCGATGGTCCGTCAATTCGCGATCTGGCACCTGCTGATCATTGTCCTGCTCGCGGCTCTGATCTCGGACGTGATCGCGAACCCTGCTCTGATCGATCAAGCGCGCCGGTTCCCCGGTGCGCTTGCCGCAGTCCTCCAGGACGTCTTTATCGACGGCCCGGAACGCGAGCGCGTGTTCATTCACAACAGCCACCTCGGAGAAAGGAAAACCCCATGCTGCCGATGAGACGAAGCGGATTCACCCTGGTTGAACTGATGGTCGTGGTCCTGATCATTCTCTTGGTCTCGGCCGCGCTGCTGCCGTCGATCATCCCGGCGATTCGTCACCGACAGGTCACGGAAGCGGCACGGCTCTTGCAAGGCGGACTGATCCAGGCTAGAGCCGCCGCCACCAAGGCCAACGCTCCACGAGGAATTCGCTTGCTTCCTGATCCGACTTACGCCAACTCGCCGACCGTCCTGGCGTTCAATCGCTGGGTCCAGATTGAGCCGGGCCCTCCTTACTCGAGCGGTCACGTCACCGTCTGGCCAGTGCCGCAGACCGTCATGGTCTTCAACGGCGGAGTTCCTCCGTATCCCGTGCGCAACCCGGACGGGACGAGCGCGGTTTACCCCTACTACCCACCGACTATCCCGACAAGCGGTCAGGTTTCTCCGAACAACCCAAGCTACGGTCAAGTGCTCATGATCGAGCAATCGCCGTTCCTCGATAACGACACGCACGCCGGATTCGACAATCCAACCGGCTGGTTCTGGAATGTCCGAATCGGCGACAAGATCAAGCTCGGGCAGGCCGGGCAGTCGTACACCGTGGTCGGGCCGATGACCGTGGCGAACCCCGAATTGTTCGTCAATGACGATGTGCCCGGTGCGGCTTCGCATCTCACGCGGACCTACACCGACGCGCAGGGCTCGACGCCGATCACGGTCAACCCGGAATACCTATTCATAGTGAATGGTCTCGATGATAACCGCGACGGGTATGTCGACCAGGGATTCGACGGGATCGACGAGGGCATCGACGTCGCGGGCGGGGGGTTTGCAGGCCTCGACGGCACTGTGGACAACGTGGCGGAATGGGAGATCGAGACATGGCTCTCGTCACTGTCGCGTTGGAACGTGCCGGCCTCGGACGCCTTCTACACAAACGGTCCCATCGCCACGCCGAAGCTTATCGAGCCGCCGATCCTCTATACGATCACTCGCCGGCCGGTCATCTCGGCCAACACGCCTGAGACGTCGCTTCCGACCAACATCGTGATCGACGCGACGACCTGGGACTCGAGCTTGGAGCGATCCCGGCTGCCGGTGGATCCGATCGCGCACACGGTCGATCTGATGCTCAACCCGAACGGGCAGGCGATCGTCTCGACGGTCTACTCATCGCCGACGAGCTTCGGCGAGCGCGGGGTCTTCTGGCATTTCTGGATCACGGAGCGAACGGACGTCTTCGAGCCGGTCGTTCAGTCCGGAGTTGGCTACGCGCTGCCGATGCCCGGTTCAGCGTCGAGCTATCCGGTCAACGGTGATCAGTCTGGGCGTCAGCTCCGGGGGGAGCGGTTGCTTTTGACCCTGTTCGGCCGCACTGGGCAGGTCGCGACGAATAGTCTCGAGGACTTCAACGGGCGGGACACGAGCGCGCCGTTCTACACGGCGCAGTTGGGGGCACGCATCCAAAAGTGACGGATCAACCGCAACATCCTCGCGGTTGCTCTCCACGCCATATTGCCTCGGACTGCTTCCACCAAATCGCGATGGCCTCTGCCATCGTTAGTGGTGCTCGTATTGGCAACGATGCAAAATGTCCGCAAACCGCCTTATCCGTCATTCCAGGGCAGAACGCATTCGTAGCGATCGGGCAATGCGAGCATCGAGGAGTCATGGGCAGTCCACTATTTCGACTCCGCCCAGCGTTCCATCGAACGGAATCGAGTCGTTGTTTTGAGTTCCGGTCAACGAAAACGCAAACGGCTGAACAGAAATTGGAACCGTGATACTAAACGGGAAGCATGTATTCACGGAATTTCCGCCGCCGCCTAACGCGCCAAGTGGTTGCGGCGTATTGAGTACCCAGAATATCCCGTTCACACGCCGCGTAAACACTTGGTACGCAGTCGCCAAGCATCCGGTAAAACCGACCGCGAATCTCCATGGCGATGTCGTAGGATCGAGTGGCGGATAAACCGGGCTACACCAAACCTTATCAGGGAATTTCGCGCAGAACGGACTGATTAGGTCGTTGAATATCCCGAATCCTTGAAGGTCGGCCGGCGTGTCCTGGTAACTGAAAGTTGTTCCGTTGGTCGGCGGAAGGAATCCAGGAACACCGCCAATGAATCCAGTGTATGTAAGGAACGACGGAACAAACATGCAACCATAGCCAGGGATCGTGACTGTGAGTGGGCTACACGGTGCCTTGTACTCGAATCCTTGGCTTGCAATTGGGCCTTGATTCGAGGTAATGGTCGCAGTGTAGGTTCCGGGCGGAATGCCGTCGATGCAGGTATGCCAGCCACCTTGCCCTCCGAATACTCCAAACGACGCACCTCCCTCACCAACTACATTTCCATCGGCGTCGATAACTGTAACGATGTTCCGTGACGCTTGAGAATCGAGACCGCATCCGGGAGCGATGAAACAAAGCGTGTCTTGACTCTTGCACACCACCCGGTAGGCAAACATCCATTCCCCACTCGACGGCGTGCGCCCCATCAGGTAACGCCGCCCATCCTGGGGAACGGTGAGGCTTCCGGTCCGTCGCTCGTAGGTCGGATCGAAGAAGTCCGCGCCGGCCACGTTCGTACCTGTGACCCCCGTTTCCATCCATGTCCCATCCGGAAGCCGTACCTCTTCCTTCCAAGGATATCCGCCAATCCCGTTGGCCGGACCGGTAAGCACGGCGTAAATGGTCGCCGGAAGGACCTGCTGGAGTAACGGCCCTTGCGGGGTGTCCATCGTCCGAATGTTCCCGGTCCCGCGCAGCCGTGAGAGCCACTCGACCTGGCGCGCGGTCCGGTTGAGATCGCCAGAACTGATCGGATAGCCGGGTCGCTGGCGCGGGATCAGGGAACGGAACAAGGCGAGCTCCCGTCGCTTCAGTTCTTGCCGTCGAACAACCAATTTCCCGAGGTTACGGAGTAGTTCGCCAGATAGGTGGTCCCGTCCGCCGTCAACGTCGTGTCCCCGGTCTGAGATTCGTAGGCCGGATCATAGCCGTCCGCTCCGGGATCGTTACCCCCGGTGCGCCCGGTCGCGACATAGCCTTGCTGGTAGACCCGGACGAACTCCGCCCACGGGTACCCGCCGTCGCCCGCCGCCGGTCCGGTGAGCTGAATGTAGAGCTGGCCGGGAGTGACGATGTTGACCTGCGGACCGCCTGGCGTGTCGAGGATCGAAACGCCCGATCCACCGCGGAGCCGGCCAAGACGCTCGAGCTCCGCGCGGGGAGCGTTGAGCATGCCGGCCGTGAGCGCGCGGTTGAATGACGGCGAACCGCTTTGCTGACCTGGACGGATCGGTGAGAAGTTGCGTCCCAGCATTTCAGGCTGGCTCCGGTCCCGGAGCGGGATCTGGTCCGGTCGCGATCGTATCGCTCAAGAGCCGGGTGAAATCGACCTGCGGGAACGGGACCGCTCCATTTCCCGAGACGTCGGTGTTGATCTTCGAGAACTTCCCGTCGCGGTCAAGGATCGTGTTCCAGGTGTTCGCGGCATTCGCGAGGAACTTGTAATCGACGTCCCAGAGCACAATGCCGGTCGAAGGCTCCGCGCGCGGTTCGATGTGCAGTCCCGCGAACAACACCGTTCCCGGCAAGAATGTCCCGATCGTGAGATCGAAGCCATTCAGATTCGTGCGTCCGAGACAGGCAAGGGTGTCCCAAATCGGCACGACGGGCATGAAGTGCCGGGTCATTGTGATTTCGAACCGGGTGTAGATCAGGCCGATGTTCGTGTCTTTGACCGGCTGGCCGGACTGGGATCCCTCGGTGAAGAAGTAAGTCCCTCCCTGGGGACTCAGAGTCTCTCCGGATTCCTGAATGCGGGTCGTGATGAACGTCTTCCCTGAAAGATCGTTGTCCTGCGGGCTGTCATCCTCGACGACCTGGTAACTCGGCTTCGAGAAAATCGCCGTGAGATAGGCGAACTCGTAGGCCATCCATCCGGGCATCCCCGTGACATCGCCCATGTCGTCACGGTAAGGCTTCAACCCGCGGATCTCGGGAATCGCCGTGCAGAATAGACCTTCGCGCGAGGGATAGGCGAATGGAATCTTGCGCTGGATCGTGTTCGAGTTGTCGAGTGTGTTGGATCCCATCAGGGCCTTGATGAGCTTCCACCGATCCTCCCAAAAGCATTTCAGGATAACTTGCGCCTGCGGGCCGTCCGGAGTGACCTGTTCCGTGATGACGCTGTCGCCACCACCGCGAAGATCCATTGCGCATGTGACGCCATTGATGTCGAGGCTGAAGTCCTCATTCTCGCTGCTCGTGGGACCGGCTGGCTTGCTGGTCGTGGAGTTCAGTCGGAGCGGCATCAACGTCCCCCTGCAACGGCGATCGGGTTCTTGGCATTCTTCATGGCATTGACGATCGCCATGAGGTTCTCGTTTGCTCCCTTGAGTTCACCGAGTTGCTCCTTGGCGATTTTTTCACCTGATCCCGCCTGGAGCTTCTTGTAGAACTCCTCGAAGGAGGAGAAGACCGAACCCTTCTTCTTGCCTTCCTCCGGCTCATTGAGTTCGCGGCGCGCGTCGTTGTCCTTTGCAAAGTCAGCCGCCTTCACATCGGCTGCAATCTCGCCGATACCTCGGCGCTTCGCCTTCTTGTTGCCCTTCCCTGCGTCGCGCTCTTGCATCCGGAATTGATCGAGGTTGGGAGCGACTCCGACGAGCTTTTCGCCTACTGCCTCGACGACGTCCATGATCGAATTGTTGAGGACCGCGATCAACTCGATCGTATCAGAGATAAATTGGGCTATCCCCTTGAATGCGTAGGCAATTCCTTCGACGGCAATCGCGATTCCGTAAAGAAGGTCCAAACCGACGACGAGCGTATCGGCGAACATTTCCCGGAACTGGCCCCAGACTCCGATCAGGCCGATAACCGCATCGGCGAGATAGGTAACTCCATCGGCTAAGGAGTGAACCATGTCCGCGCTAGTCTCGCCTTCCTTACCGAATGCTCGAGATATCGCGCCCATCGTCTTGTTTGTCTCAGCAACTAGCGCTGCCCAGAATCGGTTCCAGCCGTCCGAGAGTGCATTCCAAACCGGCTGGAAGAACCTCACGAATTTCGAGACGGTACTCACGACCCATTCGGACCAGGACGTGATGGCACTCATGTTCCGGTTGATGAACGCCTGGAATCCCTGTGCGCTGTTATCAAGTCCCTTCATGATCCCGTGCCAGAGCGGTTTGAGCGCCATTCCAAGATTCGTGAACGCGTTCCCAATCCGCCCGATCGCTGAATCGGTGAGTCGCTGCGTACTGTTGATAGTCCGGGCCGCGTCTCCCTCGACGATCTGGAGATCCTTGAGGATCAGGATCGACCGCGCGAGAACCTTGTCCTGTTCGCTGATCGTACCTGTCGTCTTCGCAAGGCCGAGCCGAAGGGCTTCTTGCTTGACCTGGGTCGCGTTGAGCAACGATCCCCATTCGCGGAGCGGGCGCGGCATGCCGGCCAGACCCGCAAGAATCTTCTGAGTCGCCGTCGCAATCGGCACGTCGAAAAAGCTCTGAGCATCGATGGCGGCTCGCGCCATGGCCTGAGAGAACTGCGCGGCCTCCTTCTTGGTCATTCCGGCCGCTAGGCCGAACTCACCGAATGCGGATGCCGCTTCAAGGATCGGTTTTTTGAGATAACCGAACTTCGCCGCCATTTGATCCGCGAATTCGAGGATCACTCGCGCCGAACTTCCGAATACAACCTCGATCCGGTTCATTGTCTCTTCGAGATGGGCCGCCGCCTGATTGGCGTCAATGAACCCTTTGGTGAGCGCATAGACAGCGCCCACGGTCCCGAAGGCGCCAACGAACCCCGAGAGTTCAGCAAGCGTCCGCGTGCCAGCGACGAACCGCGCGAGCTGGTAGCGGGCCGCGCCGAGCGTGGCCAGGAGCGGCTTCATATCCGCCGCGATGCGGATCACTCCCGAGCCTAGATCGAATGCCACGAATTCGCCTCCGCCTTGCTCTTTTCCCAGGCCGCGAACAGTTCAGCCGCAGACTCAATCTTCCCGCCCATGCCCGTCGGTGGCGTCTCGTGCGTCAAGAGCCGCAGATCCTGCATGGTCATCTGGCTTATCTGCTGGCGGGTCTTCTCGCCCTCGCGGATGAGCTTGGAATAGAGTCGCCACCAGTCGACGGGGATATCGGTGCAGCGCCGGGCGTCGGTGATCCACTCTCCGGCGCTGTCGATTTTGGGTCTTGGGGTCCTACGATATCGGCGACTTCCTGAACCTTCTGAGCGAACTCGTGGCCGAGCTTGTCCTTGATGATCGCCTTCGCGTCCTCGATCGTAAACGTGGGATCGCCCTTGTGGATCGAATACCACATCACGAACACCGAGCCATCCAGGCTCGCGAGCGCCTCGGAAGCTTCCTGGCTCCCGAGCATCAACCGGTTCCGCGCGGCAACGTCCATCGCGCTCCGCGCCATGTACTTGAGAATCTCAGTAGGGAGGACGCCACGCTCGACCGCGCGCTCGAGCATGCTCTGAACGCGAATCTCTTGCTGTTCATCGAGCCAGTTCTGAACCTCGCCCATGTCCTCGAACGTGAGCGGGTAGGCCATGTAGGTCTTACCCCCGCACACGATCGGCTTGGGCTGGCTGTTCATCGTCGGAAGATCGTTGTTCACGGGCAACCCCGAATAAAGGTAGCAAACAGAGTAGTCAGTGTGCTAAGATCCCAGGCGTTCGTATCACGATACTCGAAACTCATCCTGATTCAAAGCAAAAGGGGACGCGAATGACCATCGCTCGCGATCGACTCATAGGAATTTACTATGGAATGAAACAGCGTTGCGGCAATCGAAACTGCAAATCGTTTCGGTGGTACGGATCTAAGGGACTCACGATCTGTGATGAATGGCGGAATAGCCGCCAAGCTTTTTTGGATTGGGCCAGAGCAAACGGGTACGCCGACGATCTGACGATCGAGCGAAAAGACAACTCGAAGGGATACTCGCCAGATAACTGCACCTGGATTCCTCGCGTTCAACAGTATGCGAACTACACTCAGCTAAGACTGGTTACGGCCTTCGGTGAGACCAAACATCTTCAGGCATGGTCGAGAGATCCTCGATGCGTGGTGAAAGCGCTTAGCTTGCGTCAGAGAATCGAACTCGGCTGGACTCCTGAAGAAGCGATCGTTACTCCGTTAAGAAAGAAGTCGGCGGCCGTTCTCGGCGGCCGTTCGATTATCGCAACTCAGTTCCTCCAGAACGTCGATGCCAGTGAGGAACGCTGGGTTGAGATTCCCGAATGGCCAGGATTCGAAGCATCATCACACGGCCGAGTCCGTTCCTACTGGAATCCGATCTATGGCGAAAAAGGTTCAGGGCGCGGTCGTAAACCGGGTATCGTTCTTGGTGGAACGCACAAACCTGTGAAACTGACCGTGATGACCAACGGTCACGTTGCGGTGAGACTTCGCCGCGATGATGGATATAAACGTCGGCTTCAGTTGTCTCACGTCATTTTGACGGCTTTTGTCGGCCCGTGCCCCGAGGGCATGGAAGCGAGACATTGCCCTGATCCGAGTCCGCTCAACAACCGCGCTAACAACCTCAAATGGGGCTATCCTTCGGAACAACGAAAGTACCTTCATGAGTTGGATCAAGAAGGGCGGCGCGAGTTCCTTCGAGTAAACTCGCGCCAACAGGATTAGCTTCCCGGAGTGAATTTCCCGTTGCTGCGCAACGTACATGTAAACGTGATCGTATCGTTGATCGGCGAGTCGGCGCTGAAGTCCGACATATCGAAGAGACCGCTGCCGAACAGCGCACCAGCGTTCAATCCGAGGACGACGGGGACGGCAGTGATGCCGCTGTAGCACATCGTCAAGAGCGCCTGATTCGTGTTCGCGAGGTTCCATTTCCCTTCGACGGAGAGCTCCTGGCTCAACGTGACCGGGAGCTGGGACATATTGATCATGTCGATGGTGGCGTCATAATCCGTCGAGTCGGTGGAGTCGGCGAGGGTCCGCGTCACCTTCGGCGAGTATTTCGTGATCGGGATCTGGGTGTTGTTGAGCAAGACGTAAGACGCCTTGCCGGTAAGCTTGTTAGCCATCGACCGCCCCTTTATGTGAGAACGGGCAAATCATACCCGTCAATCTTGTACTCAAAGATGAGAACCCGTCGCCAAACCCACGTGTTTTGCTGGGTTCCTGGCTCTGCGACTGGAGGGAATCCGGGGTTGACCCAACGAAAGTAGAAGACGGATCCCCCCAGAAATTCTAACGGAGCGTCCTTCAAAATGCTTCCCACGATCGTACCCAGCACCCGCGCCGTCTCCTTCTCCGGATGCAAGACAGCGATTTCAATCTGTCCGTCTTCTTCGAAGCTTCCGTCCGAAATGTAATCTCGATGGCCGAGCGGTTCGCGGTAGACGAAGTAGGGATACGCGTCTCCCGGATCGTCCCAATCCGCTGAAACGCAGTCGTGTGTCAGCGCATCCCAGGCGAACGCGTTCACGAACGCCGGTTGCTGGAGTAACCAGACCGCCATCGCGTTGGGAAGACTGATCGCCATTCCCGCCGCTCCGAGGGGTGTCGAGACGGGAACTGTGGCCTTGCCGACCTTGCGCTTCTCAGCCGGACGAACTCCGATCACGTGGCGCGGTCGCGGGTTCATCCCGAGCGGAGAAGGACCGCGGGTGAACGTCGAGAGCGCGCTACCGCGCCGGAGCTTCGGCTTCGCTCGATGAAAGCTGAGCCTGGACGGGATTGGAGTCTGGGCCGCGATATTCTGGCCACCCTTGAGGATCCGTGCTCGGCCGCGGAGCGGGAGCGGCGCCGGTCGCGCTCGCACGATTGGCGTCGGCCTGGTCAAAGGTCCAACCTGGCCGCCCTTCGCGGACTGGAGCAGGCTCGAGCCGATCGGCTTCCTGGCTGGTCGAGGTGCAACCGAGAAGCTCTTGGGCTTCACGGGATACTCGCTATGTCGCTTGGTCTTGAGCACAACCGGAGGCTTGGCTGGCTTGCCGTGGGGCTGCGCCTTGAACACAGATAGGTTCGGCCGGAACGTCGGCACTCCGCGCGAGCGATGGAAGCTCGCCGCACCGACGCGGCGTTTGCCGATCGCCCGGGTACCGACAATGACTGTCGGCCGGCTAATCGCGGCGTAGAAGACGCGGGGATTGACGACGTTTGCGATCCTGCCATGCTTCCGCGGTCGCGCTGGCCGGCTGCCGATCGTGATCTTCGGGAGCTGGGTTGTCGGGAAGAACGTCGATTTGAGGACCTGGATCGTTCGCCTGAACGGCTTGTGCTTGGCTAGCCTCCCGATAACCGCGCGCGTGAACGGATAGGGCGTCCCCGGACTCGAGACGACCGTTGCTTTGCCGACACGCCGTCGAGCCGTGTGACGCCTGGCGATGATCGGTTGCGGACTCGGCCATCCGTTGCCGTGATCCCGCCGCGTGATCAGCGTGGTCGCCGTCCGTCCCGGGCGAAGCGGTCGCGCGATCGCCCGAACGAATAGCGGGATTGGCTTGGCGCTGGCGGGAATCGGCGTGACGTTTGGCCACGGAGTTCTGACGATCCGCGCGATCGGCGCGGCCGGCTTTTGCTTGCGAGCTGGATTGAGAATGATTCTCGGCGGAGTCGTCGGGGTGACGAGGGGCCCGATCTTGTTCCGCAACGACCTGGTCGAGCCGTGCCTTCGCACCGGCGCCGGAGGGACCCCGGTGATGATGGTCCGGCCCGGAACCTCCACGGACACTTCAACCGTGAATGGCGTCGATTGTATCGACGAGCGTTGCCGTTTTCCGCGCCGAACTGTAATGTTCACGGGTGGTTGATCGCGATGATGTCGATCTTTCTTTCAGGAGGGGGAACGCGGATGGGAACGTCAATCAGGTATCACGAGCCGTCACGCCACCTCTTCATGGGGATCGCCAGTGCCGCACTTGATCTAGCGAATCAACCGGCTGGCGAAGGATTCTTGGAGAAGCTCTTTGCTCTCGATCGCCAGTTTCATCCCGGGGGCGTCATGTTCGTCTACATGGTTCCCCACGAGGACAAGATCCGCGTGAACCTGAACGGACCCTTCATCTACGATGCCAAGTTCTTCCTTCCCAAATCCTTGCACATGCACGCGCGAATCATCCGCACAATCTACTTTCATCTCATCAACGATTGCCAGACCCGGATTCGTCGGCTCGGCGTCAGCCTCGACGACCGCTACAACGTCGATCACTATGCAGGGCTTGTGCTCGACATCAGCGCCGAGCAACGGGACCTGATCCGCCGTGCCGTGATCGCGCTCGAGGACTATTTCCGCAAGCCACACGTCGCGGCTAATGCCTAATCGCGGCAACCGTAATGCGGGAGCACGCGCTCGACCTGCCCATCCTTGGGATTGAGCGGCGTCAAGAGCGTGGCCGGCTGGCCACAGTTCCCGCATCGGATCTCTTCGCGCTTGAACCCGAGCGGCGTATCTTCGTGCTTCGGCTCGGGCGCCTCGACCTTTTCGTTTTCGTCCGCCATGGCGTTCTCTCCCTGAGTGCAAGGCAGGCGCACCGGAACCCAGCGCGCCCACCTGGAAGCCCAATGGCCGGATCGATCACTCTTCGTACCAGACCGTCAGACCCGCGTTGACCGTCTGCGCGCACGACGACTTGAAGCCGAGCCGCGTGCCGCCCGGGATCATGATTTCCGAGCTCCAGGGCGCGAACGCCTGGCTCAGAAGGCCGCCGAAGACCGGTTGCGTGAATTCCATCATCACGTCGCTCGCGGTCGGCTCGACGGTATAGGCCGTCTGATAGGTGAATTGAAGCGTCTCGCCGACGCCACTGGGATCGTTGATCTTCTTGGGAGCAACAGCCGTGTTGGTCGCCGTGCCGGCCGTCGTCTGGCGCAAGATGATCTGGGTACCCGGGGTATTGGCCGAGTTCGTGCCGTCGAACGACCACGCGAACTGATAAACGGCCCCGCGCTGGTTCGTCGGCGCGACCATCTGAATGAGGGTTTGCGGAGTGCCTCCCACAACCGACGTGGGAGCCACAAAGCAGGATCCGAGAAGTCTGGCCATGAGGGCAACCTCAACTCTTATCAGGTAAAGACGTTCCGCTCTCGCGGTTCGCCGTAAGATTAGTCGGGCTTCTGCGTCCAATCATAAGCGGCTTGAGGAGGTCTTGCAACGGTCACTTGCTGAGAGACCTGGTTCGTGCTCGTGAATGTGACAGTTATTCGAAAGTAATCGACATAAGCTATTCCGCCCGATGGCGCATTGTTGATCGCGCAAATCGCCGCGCCAAAAGTTACGTCGTTTATGTCCGAAGGTCCCCATGATGCACCCCACAGATCGGCCGGTCCTCCGTAGGACCTGTATGCCTCGGCCCCAAAAACTGGCCATGTGGTCCCCACGGCCTTATCGGTTCCCGTGAGAACTCCGCCTTGATAAAGGCGAATTGAGTGATCCTGAATGAGTGCGGTACCTGTTCCCTGGCAAAGAATGTCCAGTTGTATCCCGTTGATCGTCGCGCCCGGAGGAATCGAGAAACCAAACGAGGCCCCATGCAGGTAGTAACTCACCTCGCTCGAATTCAGAACTGCCGTCGCATAGACTCCGTCTGGTGCGAAAACATTGAGTGCGCCGGTCCAATCGATCGTTCCGATCACATTACTCGTTCCGACCGATCCGACTCCATTAGGTCCGGCAGTCGACATCAGATCCGCTCCTCTCCCGTGATCGCCCAGACGTTGCCGCGGCCTGCCAACGATCGCGTACCGATCACGGCGATATCGTGAGAAGCGCCCGAGTCGTCGATCCAGTTGACCATGTTGTATTGACCCTGCGCCGGGTTCGTCCGGAAGTAAATCTCGTAGGGGATGAACTGCTCGATCTTTTCATCGGGGGTGTACCTGGTCATGATATCCCCGGGCTGGACCGAGCATGGCACGGAAGACGCCACCAGTTCGTAGAGCGCACCGATCGTCGCCTTCTCGCGATCCTTCGCCGCAATCCGGGCGTAGAGATCGACCTGGTTCCGATAGATGTACCGGCTCGGACCATAGCCATACCGACCGCTCGGGGTGAGCGTCGATCCCGGCTGCGGCGCGTTGTAGACCGTCGTGTTGTAGGGATCGCCGTAGCTCAATTGAGTAACACCCAGTCTGCCGACGAGGCCACTCCCATGGACACGTAGGCCTTCTTGTTGGTCGTGTCGAGAAACATCAGGTTGAGCCGGAACGGCGTCGTTGCCGGAGCCGCGGTACCCGTGAGAAGCGGAGTGTCGGACGGTGCCCAGTCCGTCGCGGCGCTCGTGCCAACGGCAATGTAGAATTGCTTATTGGTTGTGTCGAGATACTTCTCGCCGACGACTCTGGGAGTGGTCGCGGGCGCGCCGGCGCCCGAATTGTACATGCTGTCTAGGCATGATTGCTGACCGGATCGACTGAACGGCGTCGTGACCGTTCCGCGCGTGTAGCTATAGCCCGTCCAAACGACAGGCGGTGTCGTGTTCGATTGGTCGAGGAAGCCCACGCTGAGCGCCGCGCCGATGCCGGACGCAACGCAACTATTGACCGTGTTGGGACCGGTTGCGATCTGAAACCCACGTCCCGAGTTCGTGCTCGTAATCTCGGCCTCGCAGCCGTTTAGCGAGACGTTGGTCGTCGAGGAGGACGACCCGATCAAGAAGCCCTGAGACCCAGCACCGAAGTCACGTACCTTGTTGTGGTTGAACTGACTGTATTGAACGTTGTTGATAAAGTAGCCGATCGAGCCGCAACTCTGCACGTAGTTTGATTCGACGACGAGATCGACCTTAGCCGTGGACGTGTCGAAGTTCATTCCGTATCGGCCAACGGTCTTGATCGAGTTTCCGCTGTACCTGCCGCCCACGGTGGACGTGACGACTTCACCCGATCCGCCCACGTTGATTCCGTCTCCGGCTGTTGCCGTGACGTTTGCGATCCGGTTATTGGTGATCTCGTCATTCGTGCCGATCAGTGACGCGATCCCGGCAACCTGGTTAACCTGTGCGCCGCCCACGGTATCGACTTCATTCGCATCGATAATCGTATTGACGGATTCGTTGGCGATGATTCCGCCTTGCCGCAGGCTCGACGAATCCATCGTCAAGGCGACGCTCTTCACGATGTTGTGGGCGATGATGTTGTCGATACCGACGACGAGATAGATGCCCGTCCCGTAGCAGTTCGAGACGTTGTTGAACGCGACGACGTTCCGAAACACATAATTGCGTCCTGAAGCGTGCTGCGCGTCGTAGACCAGGATTCCGTAACCGTTGTTGTAGTCGGTGGTCCCAACGTTGCCCTGATTGATCGTGTTTGAAATGAACTTGCAGTCGGACACGTCGAAGCCGCAGATTCCGTAGAGGCCCGCTCCGACGATTTCATTGAACACTACATTGATGAATGTGCAATCGGTCGTCGGGTTGTCCTTGAAGACGATCGCGCCATTGGTGATCGCGCCAGCGCCGCCGTAGCCATTGTTCGCGAACTGGCACTTCTGGATCCAGCCGATCGTTGCTGCGTTGAGCAGGATTCCCGAGGTATAGAGCGTATCGCGGACGCGGTTGAAATTATTGATGACGCAGTTATCGATCAGGAAGTTGCTGCACGCCGTCGCGAAGATTCCCACGCTGGCACCGCCGTTGAGCGTGAGGTTGCGTATCCGTACGCCTGTCGAGCCGTTCAGCGAGATCAGCACCTCGAGTCCGCTGGTTCCCGTGATCATTGATCCCGGCCCGGTGCCCATGACCGCGATGTTGGACGGCAAGGTGATCAGAGACGCGATGAGCATGTTGCCGGTTGGCACGAGCACGGTTCCGCTTACCGCCGCCGCCGCCGTGATCGCGTTGCGGAAGTGCGTCGTGTCGTCGGTGCCGTACAGCGCAGTGGCCGAGGCGATGGTCGCAAGGCAATTCGCGGCAAGCGTGATCGTGGTGCCCGATACAGTGCTGATCGTGGTGACCAGTGCGGCGCCCGCCGTGCCAGCGCCGGGAATCGAAATCGTCTTGCCGGCGTCGGCCGAAGTTGGCACCACCACGCTCAGAGTCGATCCGGCCACTACATTGGTTGCCACGGCTGTCAAAGAGCTGGCGCCGTAGGTAATGATCGCGGTCCTGACGGTCGTAACGATGGGACTCGCGAGCGTAATCAGGGTGCCATTTACAGCACTTATCGTCGTCGCCAGCGTAGCGCCCGCAGTGCCCGCGCCGGGAACCGAGATTGCCGTGCCGACATCTCCCGAGGTCGGCACGGTCATCGTGATCGTAGGTGAGTTGAGCGTGATGCCCGTTGCAATGGCGCTCATCGCATCGCATTTGCATCCGTAGGTGGGATGCTTAACGTCGAAATCGGCGCCTCCATTGTCGCGCACCGTCGCGTAGACGTTCCCCGGAATCGTGAAAGCGCCGAACTGGTCCATCAAGTATGTATTGAATGCACCGGAACCGTTCGCCGTGAGATAGGTAAGAGTGCTGGCCAGCGTCGGTTGATCGTGCGTGAGGATCTTTCCCGTGATTGACGCATAGCCTTTAAACGCGGCTCCTCCAACGCCGGTTGTGGTCGTTGTCCACGCGATAATCGATCCGTTGTTATTGTGGGTCGTATCGGTGTTGTCGAGCGCGATGTACGTTCCCGCGCCGATGTCCGCCGCCATGATATGAAGCGGACGCAAGGGGTTCGCGGTGCCGATGCCGAGCTGTGCGGTGCCGACTCCGACCGCGCCGGAATTATTGATCGCCGCAATCGGGTTTCCAGCATTGTCGTTCCATTGCTGGAGCAAGGTCGATGCCGCCGCGGCCTGCACGATGACCTGCCCGGTGAGCGTGGGCGCGATCGCCGAAACGTAAGCAACCCAGTCCGCCGCTGAGGACGTGCCCTTGGACGTGTACCAGACTTCGTTGGTGGAGTCGTAGTAATCCTCGCCGAGAATGAACGGAGTCGTGACCGGCGCGCCGGCCCCCGTGTTGTAGTTTCCGTTCAGGCAGCTCACCTGACCGAGAAAACTGAACGGATTCGTCACCCCGACAATGCACCGGTTCCCGGAATAGATGTTCGGCTCAGAGGACAGGTTGGTGGTGTCGTAGAACCCGGTCGCAAGGATCCCCGCGCCGATGACCACGTTGTTGATAAACTGGTTTCGCGCGTTCGCGAACGAGAACGCCCGGCCAGAATTCGAGACGGTCGTGACGACGATGTTACCCTCGAACACACATCGATTGGTGCCGCTGCCTGTGCCGGCACTCAGAAACCCTTGTTGGCCGTCGCCAAAGTCGGTGATCGAGTTCCCTTTGATCAGGCATCGGATCAACTGGCCGCATCGCATCCCGACTCCAGCGACCGACGTGACGCTGTTCCCTTCGATGATGAGCCCGGTCTTGTCGGGAGTGATATCAAAATGCAAGCCATGTTGACCGCAATTTGTGATTGTGTTATCGGCCACCGTGCCGCCGACCGTAATGGTGACTACCTCGCCGGTGCCCCCGCAATAGAATCCGTCGCCTCCAGATGTGGGAACATTATCGATCGTGTTATTCGTCACCATGTCACCCGTGCCCACGAGGCTCGCGATCCCCGACACGAGATTGAGCTGGGCGCCGCCGATGTTGATCGCGTGGTTGCCGTCGATGATGGTCCGCACGGACTCATTGGCGACGATTCCGCCTTGCCGCAGGCTGGACGAATCCATCGTCAGAGCGCTGTTGACAACGATGTTGTGCGCGATCGTGTTGTCGATTCCGACGACGCAGTAAATCCCGGTCCCATAACAGGTAGTGACGAAGTTGCCTCGGATCAGGTTGTTCTTGACGAAGTTCCGACCCGGCAATGCGTGTTGCGCGTCGTATGCAAGGATGCCATATCCGTTATTGTAGTCTGTATTGCCGATGTTTCCTTGATCTATATAGTTATCGAGAATCTTGCATTCCGAGATATCGAATCCGCAAATCGCGAAGAGTCCGGCGTTGAAAATCGCGTTCTCGGAAACCGTGACGTTCGTGCAGTCAGTCGTTGCGTTGTCCTTGAAAACGATGGTCCCGTTCGCGGCCGTTCCCGGTCCGGCGTTGTACCCGCATCCCGAGAATTTATTGCCGCGAATCAGGACGTTGCTTGCCGCGTTGAGCAGGATTCCCGACGTGTAGAGCGTGTCGCGAACGCGGGTGAAGTTATCGATCTCGCAATTCGTTACGCTGATGTGTGACGAGGTATCGATGTAAATGCCGACGCTGGCTCCGCCGTTCAGTTTCAGCGAAACGAACTGGACGTTACTGACTGCGGTGACGTCGAATAGGACCTGAAATGTCCCATCGCCCTGAATCACGCTGCCGGGACCGGCGCCTTGAAATGTCACGTTACTGGGAATCGTGATCTGGCTCTTGAGCAGAAACGTTCCATTCGGGAAAAACACGGTCCCGCCGATTGCCGCCGCTTTGGTGATTGCCAGCCGGAGCGCGGGCGCGTCATCCGTCGTGCCATTGCCAGTGCAGCCATAGGCGGGATTCTTGACGTTGACGACCTGGCCACCCAGGTCCTGAATCCCGGCGTTGGCGATACCGAGGATCGTGAGTTCTGCCGTTCCGAGATTGGACCCGGCGTTGTCAATCGTGGCGACCATGGAACCGTTGCTGTCCAACCACCTCTGAAGGAGGGTCGACGCGGTCGGCGCTTGAACAGAAACCTGGCCAGTGAACGTGGGCGCGATGAGGGGCGCTTTGCCTGTCTCGACGGCGTTGATCGCTGTCTGTATCAACGCGATCTGGCCGGCAGTCAGATTCACCGCGAACTTGCTGCCGATCGAGAACGCCTGGTCGATCGAACCCTCGATCGTGCTGACTCCGCTCAGAGTATCATCAGTGAGTCCAGTTGCCTGATAGATCGCTTCGTAGGTCGCAAGCGTCGAGGGCTGAGTCTTCGACGTGATCGTGTACGCGAGCGGCGCTGACGGCGAGATCGACGGCAAGCCCAGATCGAGGAGCTTCTGCCGGATCACGTCGCCGTATCCCTTCGTGATCACCATTGATCCGAGCCCGACCGTATACTTCGCGGCGAGCGCGGCCTGCGCACCATTGATCGGGCTTTGCCAAATTGTCGGCGTCGACATCGGACCCTCTTCTCAGACAGGGATGTATCGCCAGAGCGAAAGCGCCTTCTTCACCGGTCCGGGAAGATAAGGAATCATCTCGAGCGCTTCGCGCCTGTACCGGTCCGTGTTCTCACTCTTGAGCGTGGTGTCGGTCCCCTTGCGCTCGAACATGGCCTTCACGAGTTCGACGCACGCATCCTGAATCGCTGCGGGGACAGTCGTGAATCCGGCTGCATACTTCAGCAAGACCGGTCCGTTCCAGTTCGAACCGCCCATCACGATATCGCAACTGCCCGGCCATTGAGTCACGTTGCCCGGTCCCGATCCATACTGAGTCGCGCCCTTTGGCAACCAGACGGCCCCGCCTGCGACATCGGTTTGAACGCCGACCATGCGGGTCATGAACACATCGAGGCCCTGCGTGAATCCAGTCGAAAGACAACCCACCTGCGTTCCGCACGAAGCCCAGACATCGGCGGTTGACCACTCGCCGAACGTCGTGGTCGGTCCCTGGATCTGCGCGGTCCAGCCGTTGCCCAAGTTGTTGATCGCGGTCGCGAGCTGGCCGAGCGTGGCATAGTTCGCCGTCTGCGGAGCGGCTCCTGAGACTAGCGCGTTCGCGGCGTATCGGGTATCGGTGATCGGCGCCGAGTTCTGGACCGTCATCGTCGCCGAACTGCCGTTCGTCGTCGAAACGTAGAGGTTCCTCGAGAGCGCCTGAGGATCAGGGTCGGGAACGTGGCGATGAGTTGTTGACCGAGCGTCACGGCAACGCTTCTCGTCGCAGACGGTACCGACTCCCCGGCACCGTTGAGATTCGAGTAGGCGACCTGATAGGTCCCGGTCGGGATCGTTCCCCCGGTACCAGAGGCGACCACTGAAAACCCGGTCGCGAGGGGGACTCCAAAGAAGGGGAACGTGTTGTCGGTCTGGATGCCGCTCGAGACAGAGGAGACCGTGATCCCTGCCGGCGTAGGAAGGCCGAAGTCCGGCTCGCCGATCGTGTAGAGTGAGAACCAGGCATCCTGAACGTTCGTGTTCCCCTGGTTCGAGATGAACACTGCGGACGAGCGGTTGGTCCGGCAACTCAAGCTCGGATTAAGCGCGGAGGGCCGGAGCGGGAACCAGCTCAAACCGATATAATCGGGGTCCGGCTTGTCCCATTGTCCGGGGATCGGCTGCCGGATCTCGATGTAGTCGCGGACGTTGATCCACCGATTGAGCCAGCGCTGAATCCCTTCGGACGCGGCCGTGATAAGAAGCGGTAGGTAGTTCTGATCGGCATCGCTGAGCGCAACGTCGGCGGTCGCCCATCCGCTCGCGAAAGTATCGGGGGTAATGAGATCGATAGTTGCCATTGACTACTTCGTCTCACTGGCTTATGATTTCCATCGAATTCGGCCTTCGTTATCTTACGTTGATCCGAAACCCGATGTGCCTATTGTTCCATAGGCTTGCGTCGAATCCAAGAGGGGGTTGAGAGTTGCGTCTCGCAAACTTCCGAAAGTACACCTTCGGCGCAATGATCGACGTGGACGATGAGTCTTGGCATTTGGTCGGAATCCCCGGTTTCCGTTGGGGCACGATCGGCTTCTGGCTGATGAAGGCCAAGACGACCGAAGCATCGCAGGTATTTGTGACTGAGCAAGAAATGGGCTGGTTGGAACGCGGAGAAGAACATTCGCTTGAATTGAATCCGGGCGATCAAACCTGCTTCATGCTACACGGGAACCATGTTGATCCAGACTGAACTTCACGCGGATTCTTTCCCCTGGGCTGGCCGAACTCTTCTTCTCCAAGGGTTCGGTCGGCCCGGGGATTTCTTTTTGCCGAGGGCGCAATGACGAAGAAACGGCCACGGCGGAAACCGCAGGGTCCGATTCCGGACTTCCTCTACCTCGCCAAAGAAGCCACGGATGAATCGCCGTACACCGGCACGCTCTGTTCGTTGCTGGAGACCGTGGCGAACATAAACCTGGCGCGCGGCGCGCGGCAGGCCGCGGCGAATGCGGCCGGCGTGGAACTCTCGCTGCTGCTGCTCGACGACTACTGGATCTTCAAGAACATCCAGCAGGTGACGCGAGTCATCACCGAAGGCAAGAGCGCCGAGGCGATCGTCGAAGTCTTCGACCGAATGGTCGAGCTCCAGCTCCACAAGATGCCAAAGGCGATTCTGGGCGCGATCTTTCGGAACCGGCTCCGCAAGGCATGGCGTGAGTATGTTGTCCCCGTGTCGATGCCGGGACCTGGTCTGGAAGCGACCAAAAAGAAACGCCGCCCGAAGCAATCGGAGCGGCGCACTCAAGGCGAGTTGTTCTGACCGGTTTGATCCGGTCAGTCGTCCTCATCTTCATCTTCGAAGTCATCGACCTGAGCCGACTCGGTCGCCTTCACTTCGCTTTCTTTCCCTTTGCCGGCGCGGCGGCGTTTTTCTTCCCGGAGGCGGGCGACGCTTTGGGCGCCGGCGCGGCCGCGGCCTTGGTCTTCGGTGCGGCTCCGGTCATCTTGTTTTTGGCTGGCTTCTGCACGGTTGCTCTCCTTCGGTAGCTCCGCGCCCGAACTGGACGTGTGGAGCGCGATCGGGGTTTCAACAAATTCCTGCTCGGGTTCCACGATCATCACGTCGAGCAGGACCTTCAACAACGTTGCTTCGTTAGTCATGTACGAGAGGGAATGCCACTCGGACGGACGTGGTAGCGATCGACTCCACGCGATATAGGCGGCCTCGATCTCGAGATCGTCCGCATCGTAACCGTTCTTGTTGAGCAGGGCCCGGAGTCTCGCCACGTCCTTGGCGTGGGTCGAAACGACCTTGCGCACGAGCCGTTTGAGTCGGGTCGCCATCAGTCCTCCGATTCCGTGGCAAGGAGGTGCTCGGCGCGGATCAAGAGGAGGCGCTCGCCGAAGACCTCGATCTCGGTGCCGCTGTACTTGCCGAAGAGGACGGTATCGCCGTACTCAACGCCGGTCGGCTCGATGTGACCGGTCGGGAGCAACGTGCCCGGGCCGCTCGCGATCACGACTCCCTTGGCGGGCTTCTCGCGGGAGACCTCGGGGATGATGATCCCGCCTGCGGTGATCGTCTCTTCTTGCATCCGCTTGACGACCACGACGTTCGTCAACGGTTCGATCGGGCAAAGCAGTTCACTTGCTTTCAATCGATGCTCCCTTCAGTTCTTTGAAACGGTATTCGACATGGCGCTCGTAAACCGCGTGGCCATGCTCGACCTGCACGCCCTCCGGAATCTCAACCGCCGGCGCGGATTCGGCTGTCCAGATCGTGCAGATCGGCTGCTCCATCATGCTGCGGACCCTGACAATCGGCAGGTTTATGACGCTCGCCAGGAGATTGATCTTTTGAGTCGCGCCATCGGCGGGACCGCCTGCCATCGGAACATCGATGACCTGTTGAAGTGCTGTCGGCCATGTTCGCTCGACATCGAGCTTCGTCATCAAACGACCGCGCTCGCCGAACAGCCAGCAGGCGATGTAGAACGTGAGCACGAAGGCCACGAACAGGATGAAACAGAGGAAGCTCGCCATCGCTTCTAGTCCTCCTCAATCGGGACCAGGATCAACTCGAGCAATTCCCAGCGTCGGTGAATTGCCTTGGGAACGCCGTAGTTCTCGAATCGTCGGCATTCGTCCGGGGTCGGTGGTGAAGATTCGTGCGATCTGAAGCCGAGCGCGACATCAAGTTGGTTTTCGCATGCGAGAAAATAGGGGACTTCTGTGAGCACGAGTCCCACCGTCAGAGATTTTTCACTCTGGGAAATCCAGAGGCATTTCCCAAGGATTTCCCAACCATGATTGCCGAGTTCCGGGGAAGGCGTCACCACCCTTGCAAGTTCGTGGAATTCGCAGAGACGCAGTCCATCAATGAGGACCACTTGGTCCTGATCATCGAGGTAATCGGTGTGGATCCTCGCCATGACGTTCGTCTTGCCAGGCTTGGGAAGAAGCGCCTGGACGTCGGCCGGTCGATAACGATTCGGCCTCTTCGGCGGTTCGATGACCGGTCCCGCCGCAGACGGCGAAGCGATCAGAGGGATTCCCGCAAACGCGACCGTCGTCTTCAGGAAGTCACGGCGATTGGGATCGGTCATGATCTTTTCCTACCTCGGAATCCTCGTATGCGCCCCAGGACTTCGCGTCCGCGATCCAATATGCGGGCAACGGATGCTCGGATTGGGTCGATTCGTCCCAGGCAAAGTATCCGCATTCGTAGCAGTCGTAGACGACGTTGTTGGAATCAAAAAACGCGTGCTCGCCGCTTCGGAACGCGAGAAGTTTGCATTTTGGGCACAGAAGCATCATGGGGCGCAAAGACGGCACGGTAATCCCGCCGAGCGTGCAGGAATCATCTTCAAAGAGGAACCGCGCCAAATCAGCGCGGGTCACTCTCTGGCCGGTCTTCCGGTCAACCCACCTCCTCGAGCGGAGCGCCATCGATTCACCTCAGAGCGGAAGGTCGTCGTCTTCGTTCGCATCCGCTGGGACGTCGGCAGGCGATTGATCGCAAAAAAGCCCCTGGAACCCGTTCTTGGGTTCGGCTACCGGCGCTTCCTCTTCGGCTCGCTGGCAGGTGTGTATCTTGATCACCAGTCTCGCCCGTCGTCGCGTCTCGCCGATGATCAAGCTCTCGATGATGTCGTCGTCCTCGACGTCCGCGTCAATCTCAGCCGCCGCGCGGAGCCGACGGAACGCGCGCTCGATGCGGCCCGCTGTCTTGCCCTTCTTGAGCTCCAGCGCTTCCTTGATCTCGTTCCGGTCCGAGACGGGATCGTTTCCTTCGAGGCCTGCCATCAGCTCGAAGACCTGGCGATCCTCGGGCGGAAGCGCACCGACATACACGCGCAGCACGTCATAATCCAACGCGGGATCCACGGTGACTCTCCAATCGATGAAAAGGAAGTAATCTCATGCGCTGGATTATTGCCGCAATCGCGCGTCAAGGCAATGGGTGCGCGTTCTGAAACTCGATGGAAAGTCTCGCTTGCTCCACGAAAAAGTCCACCCAACGCTGCCGATTGACCATCGAATGCCACGAGTGACCGTTCATCACCTCGGGAATCGCGTTGGCGACGAGCCGTTCCCGATGCTCGAGCGCGTACCGGATCCCGCCCATCCATTCGTCGGGGTCGTTTGGGTTCTCGATGAAAATCCCGGTCTGACCATCCTCGATCGCATCCTCGTAGGGACCGAACTTGGTCGCCACGACAGCCGCGCCCGCCAGGCTGCATTCCATCCATTTGATCGCGGATTTGCTCCGGTCAAATAGAGTGCGGGTGAGCGGGATCACCGCGACGTCGGCCGACAGCTCGCACAGGAGCCGCGGGTAGTATTTGATCTGCGCTCCTCCGAGACTCCAGACTCGCCGCTCGGGGAACTTGAAGATGTCGGGCGGGATCGCGCCCATGAAGACGAATTCCCAATCCGTCTCGTCAACGATCTTCTGAACGACCGGGACCAGAAGCTCGAGATCGGCCGCATGGAATCCGGACCCCGTCCAGATGATCCGCTTCGTCCGGCCCGGGCTCGGGAGGACGCGCCGGTACTTCGAGACGTCCACCAGGTTGGGCAGAACCACCGTCTTCCCCTTGGTGAACGTGAAATCGGCCTCGATCTTCGCCGCGAGGAACGGGGTCGACGTCGTGATCGCGTGCGCGAAGTCGAGGTAGCAACCCAGTGCGGCGAAGTTTCCGCCCTTGCGAACCCCCTCGTAGGCCGGCGACCACTTCGGGATGCTGTTGAAGTCGTCGTCCAGTTCCCAGATCAGGCGCCGATTGCTCTTGAGAACCCAGTGAAAGAACGTGTACGCGCTCGGATCGGGCGCCCGTTGCTGAACGTAAACGTCGTAGCTCGAGTCCGGCATCGCGCCGCCGTCGACGCCACCGCGGTACAGGTCGATGCCTTTCTGGGAAAGCTCCTCGTGGCAGAACTGGAACGGCGCGGCCGCCCGATAGTAGGTGCATCCCGTTTCATCGGGCATGTTGATCCAGACGCGGACGCGCTGGGGCTTGATGTCGATCCTGGGCGAGCCGGTGGGGGTCGGCTTGGTGACTCGGAGGACGTGAGTATGGCCAACTCCAACCTTGGAGTCTGTTGGTTCTCCGTCGATGTACTTCAGTTCGGTCGGAAAGAATCGTTTGACGAACGCTTTCATCGATTGGTAACTGAAGCGATGGTAGTGTCCACGCTTTTCGTGACCCTCGGGGATTGGATGCGTCTCGACCGTCTCGCCCCGCTCATGGTCTTCGGCGTAATGGTCGAGTTCCGTGATCGGCTTTCCGTTATCCGCAGGGTGAGTCCCTGGACCTTCGCTCAACGCCACGACGGCGAAAATAATTCCGCCCGGACGAACCACGCGAATCCATTCTTTGACGGCCTTGATCGGGTCGGGAAGATGTTCGAAGACGTGACTGGAAAGCACGAAATCCTGGCTGCTATCGTCAAATGGCAACTCGTCGGCTTCCGCAACGACATCCACTTTGCAGGCGGTCCCGCAGATTTCGACCTCGACCTCCTTGAATCGCGTGTGTTCGTCAGAGTAGTCGACGTTGATCGTGCCGGCGATGTTGTGCGGATTGTTCTCGCTTGCGCCGATCTCGATTCCTTTGAAACCGTCGAGATAGCGGTGAGCGAGTTCGTGGTCACGGAAGACTACGCGCTGTTGTATCTTTGCCATGGTGCCTTCGGGTTAATCGACCTCGGACCAGAGTTTACCTCTGTTCATCAGAGTGACGTATGATGGACTGACCCCAAACCGAGACGCGATCGAGGCGTGACTCTCGCCGTTGCGAAGTCTCGCTTTGATTTCTGATGCCTGAAGCGCTGTGATTTTGGACGATTTTGTTCCTTCCCCACGGAGTTTTCGCGCTTCGCTATGCGATTTTCTTGATACCTCAAGACCTTCTTTCACAGATGCCCATGTTCTTCCCACGCAAATCCCTGAAATTCCAGCCCTCGTGATTCCGAACTCAGCCGCAAGACTGATTTGTCTTTCACCGGCAGCACGTCTTCGGCGAATCTCAATAATCGTCTCTTCTGTGAACTCGGTCGCATAGTGAACCGAGGCCATTGGAGTTCTCCCATGCCTCGTCCTGTCGTCTGCGTTTTGCTTGGCCGTGCCCCACTCTAAATTGGACAGCAAATTGTTGGCGGGGTTGCCGTCGATATGACGGGATTGAATCTTGGAACTGCGGATTCCGACGAATGCGATCAAAACGAGCCTATGCACGCCTTTTAGAATCGTTTTGCCGTTTTTCCAAAGCCCTACGTTCAAATAGCCTTCGGGATCTGGTGTGAGCGTTTTAATCCGTGGCTCACTAGATCGTTTTCGATGGCCGCCGATAACTTTCCAACTGCGCACACGCCCGAGATTCGAGACTTCGTACCCCTCGAATCCGACGATGCCTCGCCATTCTTCCGTTTCCGGAAGATCGCCGAACGCGAATTCCCCTTGGCTGATGACAGGAACGGCTTGATTCGTGATAATCGATTCCGACATGAGTCCCTCCAGTCAAGGGGCTTGTGAAAGAGGCCATCGGAAGTTGACGCTTCCGATGGCCTCGCATTTTACCCGGATGTGTTCTGCTTTGCAACCGTCATCGTTCGACGATTACTCACATAAACACCTCAGAAAATTGTCGGTGAGAGTACGTAACTCCGGTTATACTGCGATCCCGGACCCCAGCGAAAATTTCCACCGTAGACGCTGAGTGCGATACCGCTGACATTGGCTCCTGTCACTGAGACCACGCCTTTCAACCATTGGTACCCAAGGTTGAGCGCGACGATGTTTTCCTCCGTCGCCTCCGACTGCACCGCTCCCGATGCCGTGAGGAACGGCGAAGTGAGCGACGTGATCGTGGTGAAGGTCGCACCGGATGCCGTGGCACCCTGGACCAAGATTTGCGCGGCACCGCTGGTCGCGAACCCACCCATCTGGAGCGTGAACAGCGTGCGGCGCTGGTTGCCGAGCGGGATGGCCTCCGTGACCATGCTCGAGCCGGTCGCCGCCGTCGCGGGGATGACCTGGCCCATGAAGGCCAATTGCTGACTGAGTTGTTCAGTATACATGCTGTTTCCTTCGATTGAACCAGAGAGAACCCGAACGGGTTCTCGACCCTGGAATAGTTCGACACGGGACGCTTGTGCGAATTGGCGTTTGACCGGTGCCGTGGCACCGCCCATTTCACGCCGGTTTGACGGCTCGCCGATTAAAGAGAATACGATCCGTCGTCATTGAGCGTTTTCCTTGAATCTGAGCCTGTTCTTCCTTGCTTGATCAAAGTCACCAATTGAACCGAAACGTTGAACTCTTTTGCCAGTCGCCGTTGGGTTCCTCGCACTCCGTCGATCCGCGATCGGATTTCCTCGATTTGTTGCATCGAGAGCTTTGCGTTCAGTCTCATCCCCGTGTGCCGTTCGAAGTCTTTAAAATTATCAAGCCGTGAACCCCACGCGAGATTCGATCGATTGCAGTTTCGCGGATCCGGATCGTGCAGGTGCCTCGCATCCTCTTTTCCAATAGGCAGGCGGTCGAATGCCATCAGGACGAGCCGGCTGTTCTTGAACGTTTTCTGCCCACCTGAAGCGCCTTTCCCAAGCGTGACATGCCAGTGTCCAGTTTTCGGCTCGCACGCCGGTTTCAGGATCTTTCCGACTGATCCCACGACCATTCGAAGCGTGCCGTTTCGCGGAGAACCTTCGCGAGTCCAGAAACTTTTGACACGGCCGCGATCCGAAACCTGATAAGCCGGCCATCCCGGAATCCAACGCCATTCTTCTCCGGGCGAGTCGTCAAAGATGGTTTCGCGCGGTACGATTGTTTCCGACATTCCGACCTCCGATTCAGGTTGGCGTGTAAATGGTGCCCGAACGAACCGGCGAAGTTCGTTCGGGCGCCTATCATTTCAGGATGCCTCATACGTGTCAACTGAGCTTTCGCTCATTTATCACGAATGCACATCCAAACATACGAAGGGAGAAATCTTGGTCGTCTGATCCTGGAGCGTGAAGTAGGAGTTCATCCACGCTTCGCCATCGCCTCTCCAGATGAACCGGTAGGTGATCTGGTTGTTGATGAAGCGGTAGTGCTCGGACGCAGCGATCTCGAGCTCCTGGCGCGAGGAAGTGAAATACTGCTTCGGGTCGATCAGCATCAGGTCGCCGGTCGAGCCCAAGGTGTTGAGCTTTTCCGACGTCTTGATGGGCAGGCCGAGCATCGTCATGATCGGCCGGACGGTTGCCGGACCGCCTGCCACGCCGGCCTGGTAGGTCGGGTAGTAGGGCTGAACGACATACCGGCCCTGGCTGTCGGCCATCTGGAGGAAGTTGGCCAACACGCTCTGCTGCATCGCCCAGAACGCGGTGGGGATGGACTGCGGCATGAGCAGGCCATACATCGCCGTCACGTCGGCGTAGTTCACCTGATTCGCGACCGCGCGGTCGACGTGCAGGGTTGCCGGCGCACCAAGGATGCCGCGAGGCTTGCCGACGCCATCGCCGTTCAGGTACGCGTAATCGCGGAACCAGGACACGGCACCACCAAAGAGCTTGGTGAGCCGCATCTCGAGCGCGACCTTGTTGTCGTAGAGCACGTTCCGGGACGCGAGCGCGTAACCGGAGAGCTCGTTCGCAACGAGAGTCGCCTCGCGGAACTTGGGCTCGGTTTCCTGCCTGGTGGCGGCTTCCGCCGTCCAGGTGGCAACCACGCCGCCGAAGTAAGACGTCTGGCCGACGACGCCGCTCGGGGTCGTCTGGTCGAGGACCGGCATCTTCAGCTCGCGGCCCGTCATCGGGTAGTCGTCCGTGAAGCCAACCATGAGGTTGTCTTCCGGCCGGATCTCGAGCAGCGCCATGGAGTATTCGGTCGGCACGGTGTAACCGCCCGTGATGCCCGAAGACTCGGCCAACGCCGTCTTCCGGTTGATGCCCATCGCTTCCTGCGACTTCTGGTAGCGGTCCGCGAAGCTGGGATCCGCCCGCTTGCTGTACACTTCCTCGAGCGTCTTGCCCGCCCAGGTCTTCTGGCTCGCCGGCGCCTGCGGGTCGCCGTAGATTCCGACGCACTGGAGGAACTCACCGAGTCCCTTCGTCTTGTCGGCCTCATCCGTGATCACGCGGACGTTGAGCGGGCCCTTGTTGTCATAGAGCTTCTCGAACACCGCCGAGACGATCGACGCGGTGTTGGCGGCCGTCAAGGGCGCGCGCTTCTCCTCGTAGGCCTCGATGGCGCGCGTCATCATGAGCTCCATCTCGCTCACGGCGACGGCCTCGAGATAACCACCGGCGATCGATTCCTGAGCGTCCTCTTCCTCAAGGACGTAGAACCGCGGCTCGGTGTCGGTCCCCTTCTCGAAGATCACGGTCCCGTTGGGCGCTTTGAAGCCCTTCAGGCACTTGTACTTGCGTTTCAAGGTTGGCCCCTTGTGAAAGATGGGGTGACAACCAAGAGGCGGCATATCCCCGGGGTCGATCCGCCCTAAAACCTCGAAGGTTTCCCCGGGGGTGACGCCCTGATATCTCAAATCTCGGTAGGTCTGCTATCGGTGAACGGCGGTTACACCCCGCCGATGTATTGTCTGACCGCTTCGTCAATCGCCTTCTGCTTGAACTCGGGGGCGGATTCTCGCGACTTCAACGTCTGGTACATCTCCGCCTGGAACTGCTCCTCGGTCTGAACCTTGGGGATGCGCTTGAGCGTCGGCCCCTCGGGAGCCGGCTCGGTCCGCGCCGGCGCTTCCTTGCGCTCAACCACGGGTGCCTGTACCGTCTTGGCACTGACGCTCAGGATCGGCATCCGTTTGCACATTTTGCATTTCACACCGACATGATGCTCGGTCTCGGTGTAGTCGCCGTCCTCCCCCTTCTTGAAGAGGTTGATTCTTGCATGCGGGACTTCCTTGGTCCCGATACACTCGTTCATCACATCCGGAACGGCCTTGCCGCTCATGTGGATCGACTTGACCCGGCCGGCACCCGCGTGCATCCCTTCGTGGTCCTCCCACTGAACGACCTCGCGCGGCTTGGGCATGTAGGTCGGGGTCTCTTCCTCAAGGAAGTCGTCCTCACCGGAGTGGTCGACCCGGGTCTCCGGCGCGAGCGTGTATCCCCCCTCAGTCCCGCTCGCCTCATTCATCGCCTTGATCGAGCGAGCGAACCACATATCGTGGGACGGGGGCGCGGGATGGAGCATTTCCCAGGCGTCTTCATCGGGCGGATGATCGACGTCCACCGTGACGGCCTTGCAGCCCGGAGCTTCGCCGAGCATGGCCTTGCACTGTTCGGCAGTGTGGTAGCCCTTGGTGTCATCATCGTCCGACTTGTGCCGGACGTAATGGGCTTCCATCTTGTCCTGCCGAGCGTACAGATGCCCGGCCTTCTGCGTCCGCATGATCTTCTTGTGCCGGTCGATCAGGCCTTGCGCCATGATCCGGTAGGCGTTGCCCTTCTCCGCTTCCTCGCCCATCCACGGGGAACCGTAGTAAGACTTGTCGTTGATCAGGGCAAGATGCTTCGCCAGAGCGCCGATCGTCTTCCCGGTATCGCGACCATCGGCATCGATGATCGCGACCTTCGCCGCAGGGTCCTCGCTACCGTCGGTAAAGTCTTCATCGACGTTAGTAACGGTTCCCTTGTGGATCGACTTGATGATTCCGAATCCACCTCCGGCCATCGAGTGAACGATGATCTTGTCGCCGATCTTGAGCGTGGCATCCGTCACGGCCTTGTGCTCGGTCGCGACCATGGCCATGCTTTTTCGACCGAAGCACTTCATCACGCCGGTACACTTATGCTCGGCGTCGTGCATCTCGACCTTTGCCGCGGGCCGGTGGCCGTCCGTCATGTCCTCGGCATCGTCGGGCAGGTCCTCCCCCTCGCCGTGGACCGACTTCACGCTCCCGCATCCGCCGCCCATGGCTTTGTCGACCTCGACGTGATCGCCGGGGGTAAAATCGTGTGGCTCTCGCCCGGGGTCGTGATCGGTGGGCTTGTCGGTCGCTGTGTCATGCGGCTCGGGAACAGGGTCGCCACTTTTCTTGGCCACGGATCGACCTCCTTTGACAATGAGGAACTTCGGGATCCGGTGGCCCTTGCGGACCCATTCACCGATCGCGTTTTCGTTACTCGGGATCGGCACGGCGGAGACTTCGAGGAGCTGCCACTTGCGATGGATGAGCTTCGCGTCCTTCCACTCCGGCCTTGCCACGATCTCGGCCTTCGTCGGCGGAGAAGCCTCGAGCGAGATGAACCCGATCGAGAACGTGTTCATCATGCCGTCACGGAACAGTTCCGCGACTTCCTGGCCCATCTCCGTCTTGGCGAACCGGATCCCTTGCATCAGGGTTCGGCCTTCGCGCTTGGTCCAAAGCGCCTTGCCGACCGGGAGCGGGTAGTATTCGCCTGGCTTTCCGTAGGCGTGACAGAGCTGGATCCGCGGTGCCTTGATGTACCGGCTCAGGTCGGCTCCGCCCGGGAGAACGACCTCTTCATCGGCATCCACCGAGTCACACGTGACGACGGCGACGACATCGACGTTCGCCTCTTCCGAGGCATCGACGACGCGCACCTTGGCCGAGAATTCCTTGAAGCGGTTCGCTTTCACTTCCGCAACTTGTGGCATCTGGGCCCTGCCTCGTGTCGGGAACCGCTCGACCTTGCGTTATCCCTTCTAGGTCTAAGTATGTACCCGCCAAAGATAAATCGCAAGATGCCTTAACGCAAGAGGGTGCGCCGATCCGCCTCAAAGCTCCAGCCGCTTCCAATCGACCTCGTAGGCTTCGCTGTGCCTCATGCCGTCGATCCGCACCGTGACGGCCACGCGGAATTCGTTCCACAATAAACCCATGGTCAGATTGCTGTAGAACCGAACAGGGAGCTTGTTGTCGAACATGACATCCGCGATCAGCACGTCGTTGACAGGTGTGTAGTCGGGAAACCTCGCGGCGACAAGCGTCGGAAGAGAACCGCCGTGCGTCCTCGTCACCTGTTCGATTTCCTCCATCAACGGTCCAACCAACGACTTGGCGATTTTGTCGATCGCTCCGTAGTTCGAAGTCCCGCGGCGATGGAACGCAACGCCGTGCGTGTTCGCAAAACTGCGGTCATCTTCCGATTCAATTCGGAACGCGGCATGGATCGGCCGATTGCCGAACTGCCTCATGGCGGACGCGACGATCTCGGCGAAGACGACGTTGTGCCAGTCGGGGACCTTCGCCGCGAGCGCGAATAGTTCAGCGCGAAGACGGTTGGACTTGCTTCCGAAGTTGTCGCCCTTCCAGCATCCGAGGACCTCCCGCAATCGCGCGATGAGCGGAGCCGCCGCTTCGTAGGGGTCGCCGGTGAACGGGCGCGGGAATGGGTCGCAATCGGCAGATGCGATCGTCGTGTATACGGCCGGCAGTTCGAGAGGCGGCGGTTCGGGCGGCTTCTTCGTCCAGGAGTCAACGTCGTATTTGCTGTGGTCGGTCAAAGCGATCCTCCTTCCACCGGATCGATCATCGTGACCGGATTCATCAAGATCGCGGCTTCGGCCAGCGGCGAGAAAGTCCCCTCGCTATTCAGGATACTGTGCAAGGCTTCGGCGAATTTACCCGGTGGCTGTCCCATCCATGTGCGCGGGATGTTCACGATCGCGGCCAGCGGTACGACGTAATTGGACCGGTCGAGCGGTGTCCGATGCACGAGAATACGCAACACGATCTGGTTCGTAAGAAACCTCACGTGTTCTGAACAAGCACACTCGATCCGCTTCGCTTCCATCGATGCCGGTGGCGTCCATGCCTGTGCCGCGTCCTTGATCATCTTGATCTCGGCATCGAGTTCCGCCGTTCGGGTCGCACTGACCGCTCTGAGTGATGACTCCGGGATATACCGCTCGGGGACATGCGTCACCGGTTTCCGCTTCGCGGTCTCAAAGGGCACAACCAGGAACCCCACCACGTCGCCCGTCTTCTGGTCGCTCCGCATGGCGATCAATTTGCCGTCAATGCCCGCGATCCCTTCAAGGATTCCGAGCAGGCCGACGGTACACGGCCCGGTTGGTGATTCGCCGTCCACGGTGATGGTCGGATGGTCCACGATCGCCTGGTTGCAGGGAACCCGCGTCTCGATGAGCGGCTTCAGAACTTTTGGGTCAAGGGCGTGGATTTCGTTGAGCAGGTCTACGATCTGTTCTGCGGTCATTCGGGGCCTTTCGGAAGGAAGGGGAGCATTTGTCTATTTGACCGGATTCACGAATTCGGTCGCGAATCCGCGAGAAACGATCGTGCAATGATCGGGAATCCGCAACGGAGTCATCGTGAACGTGTTCTTGTCCGCACAGGTGAAATTGTTGTACGTGACGGCGATGCCAGTGATGCCCGCCAGATGCAGCATGCACAACGTCGCTGGCCTCGGCGTTCCCAAAACCGGACGGAACTTCTCGATGATGCACTTGTCGAGATCGTCCAGCCACCGCATCCACGGCTTGCCGTCGAGGAACCCGCGAAGCACCATGTTCGCGCCTCTCTGGCATTCCTCGGTTCTCACCAGTGTCGGTCGCACGACCTCGTAGTAGCGCCCTTTTTCGAGCGCGACGATGCGACCTCCGTAACTGGTCCCGTAGTTTCCGTGGAAATCGTTCTCACGGATGTACTTGAACGTTCGACTTTGCGACGGCGCGACTCGCAGTTCATCGAACTTGCGGAGCTCGCCCTCGAGATACTTCTCGGCCGCGTCGTCGCTCGTGCTCGATGAAATCGCGCCGAAGCTCGGCGCGATACCAAGGACTCCGAGCGCGCTGGCTGAAACAACGGTGGTGAGGAACTGGCGTCGATTCTCGTTCATGATGTCGCTCCGAATGTAAACCTCGCTCGTTGATATTCACTCAGGCCTCAGGGCACGGATCCTCGGGAATCTCGGCGTCTTCCGGTTCGTGATCCGCGCAGTAGTCGCTGCCTTCCTCCTTCTTGCAGACGCAGCCGGGTTCGATGCAGATGTTGGCGCGCTTCCGGATCGGGGCCGGCGCTGGAATCGTCTCGTTCGTGATCGGGATGAAATCCGCGCAGCAGGGTTCGTCGATCGCCATGATCGGGCGGATCGTTGTGAGAAGCGGTCGGATCGCGCCATTCTTCTCGGTGATCGTGCCGTAAATCTCGGCGCGCGGCGGAACGTTGCCGCAAATGACTTCCTCTGTGCTGAGTGGCCGTGAATGGTCGCACTCGCCGCAGGTCTTGTCGCGTATGGAACTCATGCGCCTTCATAGTCTCCACGTTGAGAACGGATATAGCTCCGCGCTCTTCCTGCGCCGCCTCGATTGAACCGTGCGCTATAGGCGCGGTTGTAGGCCTGGTGATAATGGTGCGCCGCAGTCCTGGGGGTTGCGACGCTCGATTTCAGTTCCGTAGCGTGGTAAAACGCCGCGCCGATGTTCAGGCCTGGGAACTCGCGATCCAGGCAAACAAGCGCTGGCCTGATGTGAGGATGGGCTTTGAAATGAACCGTCCCATACTCTTGAAATATCCCATATGGACTGTCTGATACGATCAATAGTTCATTTCTTGCCTGGTTATAGTGGTACACTATTCCGCGTTTTAGCCGACCAGTGTCCACGGGCGCAAGCCTCTTCGCCATCGCAACCGCGCGTTCCCCCGCTCGCCTCATGCGCATTTCCAGTTCATCCCGCTTCGCCTTCACAAGCGCCGGGCCGTTCCAGATCATGAATCCGCTGAAATTCAGAGCGCCGCTCACGGCTCATCTTTCTTGGGAACGTCGTCGCTGACGAGCATCTCTATCGCCTGCTCAACCTCAGTCGGCACCGGTTCGACCGGAACACCGGTCTCCCGCTTGAACGTCGCAATCGGCACCGTGCGCACCGATTCGCCCTCGACCGCGACCAGTTCCCAGCCGACCGCGCCCAGTTCGTTGAACGTGGCCTCTGCGGACGCTGGAGTGATGATGATGCGTTTGTATTCCCAGTTAGGCATTCTCTTCGCTCGCTTTGTTTATTCGATCAAACTCAAGACGCACTCGTTCTAACTCGACTTGATTCGCCTCACGGCACTCGGCGGCAACTTGCTCGTCGGCTTCTTGGTCACCAGTGATCGAATAGGCCCGAAGCACAACCGGTAGGAAGACTGGGTTCAGCACCTTTTCACCGGCACGATACAAGAAACGCCAGGTGAGCTGATTCTCGAAGTACCGGCCCTCTTCGCCAGGCGAATCCGAGGCATTCATCGCGCACATCCGAAGATCCCCGTGACGATCCCCAGAATGAAGGTAATGAGTCCCGCGATCGAGATCCCGATCATGAAGTGACGGCCACTGATCAGGGGTTGCTCAGGTTCGATTCCATCACAGGACGCGAGGAGCTTAAACGGATGGATGGGCTCTTGGTAATCGTTCGGCCAGGCGTCGATCCGCTTCACGCAGTATCGAGCGCAACGGGCCATTCCGTCGTGGTAGCCACGATGCGACGGCGAACCATACTCGCGGCTCAGGCCGAACTCGTGCATTCGGCCGATGCTCACGAGAGCCGCCCGGAGTTCCTCGATCAGTTCTGCGTCCGTCCGCACGCTCGCCATTCTCGATCTCCGAAGGAAGAAATCCGCCATCATCCCGTCACGCCGAAGGCAATCTCCTCGAGCGGTCCTCGGCCTGCGGTCCATTCTGTACCGTCAACGTCGCGGAACACATACATGCAGTGACATCCGTTGCAGCATTCTGAGTCCCCGATGGACAAGAGAGTGCCGATGGGTTGCCAGCCGAGATCGACTTGCTCAACACACGTATCACACGGAACATCGTCTCCAACGTGCTCTCGCATCTCTTCAGTGAACACATCTTTATCAATCGCCACGTCGCGGAGCATGTTGGCGCCCGTTCCCCAAACCGCCCGTCCATACATCTCGGCGTTCGACACAAACTGACCCGAAAGCGTGCCGTCGCCATCGTACACACGACGTCGGAACCCGTCGAGATAGGCCTCTTGGACCGTCTGTGCTTTCTCGATCGCCTTGACCTCGGCGTCGGAAGCCTCTCCCGGACCGAAGACGAGCAGGGCAGACGCGACCGCAGTTGCGCGAACGAACCGGCGTGCGCTCTTGAAGAATCGGTCCACGACCTCCTTGGCTTTCGAGCCGAGCGCTTTGCCGATGGTCTCCTCTTGCTCCTCGAGTTCGGCGTTCGTCCGCTCGGCCATCTTGCGCATTGCGTCGGCACACTGGATCCGGAGAACGTGCAAAGCGTCGATCCGCTCCTTCGGGGTCATCACGACGTCCTCGTAGGATTCCTCCGCGCCCAGGCCCATCTCGAGCAGAGCCGCGCGAAGCAGGGACTCGGCCAGGTCCCATTCATCCGCCCAATGCGGCTTTCGCGCCGCGCGCTTCGCCGAGAGCTTCGCGTAGTGACCATCTCCCGCCTTCGGCTTGCTCGTGCCGGCGTTCGGGATGACGACCTCCTGCCCGGGATCCTCGTATTCATCGGGAGCCGGTTTCGGAAGTGCCGGCGTGGCCGCCCCGGGAGTCCCGTCCGCCGCGTCCGTGCCACCACTCCGGCCCGGCTTCTTTCCCGGCTTGCCGGGAGCGGCTGGCTGCGCGGCAGTCATAGCGAGCTTCGTTTCCTGCTGCTGACGCGACCACTGGCGCTGTTCCTCGGCCACGGACGGCTGAATGAGGTTCATGTTAAACCAGGGTTCGTTGCCCCATTCGACGGCCGGAAGTCCTTCCTCGGCATTGATCTGGTTGATCGTGCGCTGGCCGCGCGCGAGCTGCATATCGATCACCTTCTGATGCCGCTCCTGGTCCTCGGGAACCGGGTTATCGAACATCCAGAGCAGGCGGTTGTGATTGCTGGTGACGCTCGAGCCGCGTGCCTTGAGCGATTCGTCGATCATCTTGCCGCGCTTCCGGGTCCATTTCGTGAATGCCGACCCGACAAGGGCGCAGCGCGGACTGATGCAGATTTCGGCGTGAAGCTTTCGGTCGCTCTCGGACGTCGATCGGTTCGATGTGGTGATGTCTAGGAACGATACGGGGACAAGGAACGCGTTCGCCACCCGCGCCAGGGATTCGGCACCGATTCCCAGCTTCGCCATGCCTTCCGGAAGGAAGCTCATCGGCTTGACGTCGAGGTTGCCATCCACGACCCAGGCAATTCCCTGCTGGCCACGGACCAGCCCATAGTTGATGTCTCGCTGGAGTCGCTCGCGCTCGACGCGCCCCATCGGCATCTCGGGATCCTTGTTGAACACGAGCATCTTCGGCGCGGCACCTTGCTCGAAGACGTTCCGTTCATACGAGATGAACATATCGAACAGGTCGCTGTGCGCGAACGCGGCCTCGGCGGGCGCGACTCCCAGGGCGTAGGGGTCGCGCATGGCGACGTCGCGGACCTCCATGACGTCGTCGTAGGGTAGTCGCATCGCTCCGTAGGAGAAGTAGTCGATCAGCGAATACTTCTCGCCGTCGCGCCAGGGGTAAACGAACTGAGTGAGGAGCGGCCAGACGTTGTCAGTCCGCGCCCCGGTGTAAGACTCCATCCACCAATGGGAACGGCCGAACAGGTCCAGACAGGCCGACGTGTACCGCATCAGAGCGGTATGGTCCCATTGCTTGTTGACGTCCGTCACGGCCCGGAGGAGCGGGAAGTCCAGGTCAACGATCTCCTCGATCTCCTGGACCCCCTTCATTTCATTCGCGATGTGACCGGACTTGCGCATGTATTCGATTTGCTTGCGCGGCACGGAATCGACTTGCCAGCTCTTGAGATGACCCTTCGACTGTCCGCGCTTGGTCGTCCGGTAAAGCCGGAGCTGCTGCTCGCTGAACGCGTTGTAATTGATCCGCGTGCAGGTGTAGACGAGCGAGCGATAGAGTTCGACGACCTCGGGCGGGGATGGGGACCGTCGCGTCCGGTCGCGGTCTGAAAACAGTGTTCCGGCCTGGATCCCGGTCCCGCCCCAGTATCCCGGCCGCTTCTCCTCTCCAGGCGCCGCCCTGTACTTCTGACGCTGGCCCAACGTCCGTTTCATTCTCGAGGCGTTGAGCTTGGCGGTCGGCGGCATCGGATTATTCCTCGGATTCTGGATTCTCGGGTTCTGGCGACGGCCTCGTCGGCGCAGGTACCGGGCGGGTTCGGAACTTCCCCTTGATGGTCGTGTGGAAGAACCGTCCAACGCTCGGTGCGGTCAACAATTGTGAGTACAAAGCCTTGGGGACATTGGAGTAATCGTGACACGCCGCTAGGATTTGCGTCTAGTGGCTTCTCGGGATTGCTCCCGAGCAACTTGCCCTGTGTCCGAGGGATCTACCCGGTTTACACCGGGATACTTGGATGGGTGCGCGAACTGGATCTCGGTTGGGATATGAATGCCTGGGCGCATCGCGCCGTCGATGCCGATCGCACGGATGTTGAGGCACCCTACTAAATCTCGGGGCGCTTTACATCCGCATCGACAGCGATAGACCCGTCCGTGCTTGGACCGAGATCCGCAAGAAGGACAGGTTTGTGACGTGTACGCTTCATCCACCTCAATTGCGATCGCCAACTTACAATTAAGCATCGCAATCAATTTACGATTGCAAGCAACAGACACCATTTGTGCTTGCTTTTTATTAGTGCTTTGACATGCGTCATTGAACGGCTTACCAACATAAGCTTTCGCATTCGGAAATGAATCAGCGATCTTCCGTGTTGCCTTGTGACATAAATCGTGAATCTTATTTGCGGTTTTCGTCAACACGCGCATCTTTCGCCGCTGAAGCTTCTTGTATCGGCGCGAACCTTTGGTTTTCGCCGACTGCTTTGAGTTGATCTCGGCGCACAGTTTGTTCCTTAACTGCGTCGCCGCTTTTACTTCGCGACCGCTCACCAAAACTGCCTTGTCTCCATCTGTCGCCGCAAGTAGAGTATTGATTCCGATGTCGATTCCGATCGTTGGCCCATCAGTCAGTTTCACTTCATCCACTTTAGAAACGATCTCTACTGATCCGTAATTAAGACGAACTTCTAACATGCGCCCACATAGCTCGACGCGAGTAGGAATTTTAATCTCGAGGGTTCCGTTAACTCCGCACGGCAGAAGCAAGGTTTTGTCGCGAACTCTAGCACCTTGGTTCGTGAAGATTACCTGCCGGTAGCGTGGCTTGACATGCGGATACGTATACGACTTGCCGTTTTTGCGAAGCGTTTCCGCTGATGTGATCGATTCGCAGAAATCAGCAACAGTCTGTTGCGCTGATTGAGAATGTAAGCCTGGGAACAAACCTTTGATCTCTTTTTGTATTTCTGCTTTGCTCGGCCATGACGATTTGCGCTGGCGTATTTCCGCGTGCCGTTCCACGAGCCACGACCAGAGCCGCGCAGCCTCGACTCTTGCTCCTGTATAGGCCTTCCATTGCTTTTCAGATTTGGGTAGCCATTCGATTTTTATCGTGCGATAAGCCATCTCGACATTCTATCGAATTGCACAACAAACGCAAGACTTAATCTCTAACTCGTCTGTTCTTCATTCCCAGACGAACTCGGCGAAGCGGGTACCATCCGCGTAGGGAACTTTCCCTTTATATTCGAGTGAAAGAAACGTCCAACGCTCGGTGCTCTCAACAACTGTTCAAACATGATTTTCGTGACGTTTCTGTAATCGTAACTCCCACCCGATTCAAAAGCGATACGGAGCGTCCCGGTTGTCTCGTCATAACCGGCCGCCAGGATGTTCGAGGAACGGACGATCGGCGTCATTTTGATGTTCAAAGTGTTCACCTTTCGGTTCATCGCGGACTTCGTGACCGCGCAAGCGACAGGTCAGCACGGCACGAACGCGCCATCCGTCAAATAGCCGTGCCACCGGCACTTGCTGAGACACTGAATGCTTGGAGTAAGAGACGGCTTGAGAGTATCGCCATTCCACGCCCAGGAATGTTCCTGCTTCGGTCCGATCGAAACGTTGATCGCGTGCGTTTTCCCGCAACCGCAGGGGCAGACAAACAACAATGCGCCCACTTTATCGGACTGGTCGTTGACCCAGTTCGCTGATCCTGGAGCGAGATCCAATCTGTCTTGTCGGCCTTGCTCGTCGAAATGGCCGTCCCAATCGATGACGGACGGGACGAATGTGATCGGAACGCCTGTAGGCGGGGAATCCATGGGATCTCCTTAGTCAAGAAATCTGGCCATTGCGAATAAATCCATGCCAATGTCCATGCGTCGAGGCGTCGATCGATGGCGACAATGTGAGCGAATCGAATGTGTCTCCAATTCGCGTCCAAAGATGGTCGGCATCATCAGTCGGCGGACCGCCGTCAATCGGATTCACAAACCAGACGGCGAGTCGGATTGCTCGACAGTGCGGGCAATCGAACGTAACCGCCATCCCGTGTCGGCCCTCGAAATGTTTCTTGACTCCATCGACGACGATATCGGCGTCACAGGCCCATCGCGGATCAAGGTCGACAAGTCTCATTACCAGCCCCCTTGCCACCAGCGAGGATCGAACGGGTTCTGCTGCGCCTTCTTGTCTTCCGCATCCGCATGCGCCCGGAACGCCTTCTCTTCGTTCTCGGCCGTGATCTTCTCGGCTTCCTTCTCCGCCTTCATCCGAGCGATCTTGGCCTTCGGTTCCTCGGGGATGTCGTCCCGGAAGAGAGGGCCACGAATGTACCCAATAACATATCTGGTGCTGTCTAAAAAATGGTATTTACCCTTGTCTTCGATATCTCCGGTCGGTTCCTGGTTGGCGTTGATCTCCCAGGAGTATTCCTCGATCTCGTCAATGAATCCTTCCAGGTCATCGAAGACGATCAGTTCATCACGCTTGATCGTCCCGTAAACCCTGTCGATTCCAAGGTTGACTTCGGTGATCAACGGCCGGCGAACCAGCATGCCCGGGACACTCACGGTCTTGCCCTCGGGCGTCTCGATCTTCCCTCCCGCCCTGAACTCCTGGCGCCACTGACCCTCCGCACGCGCCCCGCCCACGGCAAGCGCGATTTCGGGTTCTCCGAGCGTCATGTGATAGGAATGCTCGACGGCCGTTCTCCCGCCTGCCTTGTATATCCGGTAGAGATACAGTTTCGACGTGTAGGGCTTGGCTGCCAAGAACACGGCGGCAGTGTTCGCGCCGCCGAAGTCCAGGCCCATGTACCGCTCCCACTGCGGGGGAATGACGAACCGCTTGCAGGTGTGCGTCTTCGTCTCGAAGCAATCGTAGATCAGCCCAGCCGGGCGCATGAACCGGCCCTGATAGAACAGCGCGAACTTCCACGGCGGCATCGTGGCGCGGGCGCGTTCGTATTCGGCCTTCGAGAATGCCGGGTTCGATATCGAGTTGAACCGGACCACGTCGTAGAGCGGATCGCCGGCTTCGTAGCGGTCAAAGACCTCTCGCTTCAGCCAACCGAAGTCGTAGGGGGTCGTGGTCATCAGAACGCGGCCTTCGTGAACCGCGAGCCGACGCTGAATCGCCTCCCAGGAGCCGATCTTGAATTTCTTCTGGCCGCACTCGTCCAGCCAGGCCGCCTTGACCGTCATGGACTCGAGCGATTCGGGGTCCTCGGCATAGGCGAAGTAGATCACGGTCGGATTGAGCGGGTCGTGAGACCCGAACATCATCCGCTCACCGTCAGCACTGAATTTGAACCGGCGCACGGGGGTGCTCAGGTACTCGCCAAGCTTCATCTGCGCTTCGAAGAACCGCTTGAACGCGGGGAGTGCCTTCAGTTCGAGCAGCGTGAACGTTGGCGTGACGACCAGGTAATCGCCGCGGCCTTTTCGCTGGATTTCGCGCCAGAGCCAGATGGGACCGAAGACGGTTTTTCCGCTCTGCGTGCCAGCGATGATCGCGATGAATCGCCGCTCGGAATCCCATGCCTTCGTCTGGCCGGCATGGAAGTAAAGGTCCATCCCGCCCTGATTGTCGGTGACCGCGAGTTCTGCCGGCCGCGTCTTCCCCTCGCCCAGCGGGATCTCCTTGACGCAGGCCGAAGCGTGGATCTCGGTTTCGTCGACCGGCAAATCTGCGGTGGACATGAGCTCGCCTCTCAGGCTGCGGCATCGCTCGGCAGTTCGAATCGCTCGCGCATGCGTGGCCACATCGAGTCTACCGTCTGCCGGATGTCCTCGACGACGTGCGCCGTGATCGACGATCCGGTACGCTGATCGAGCAGGTCGAGATAACCTCGGAGTCGATCCCAGGCGAGCTCGACCCGGAACACGGCGTTGGGCTTCCGGCCGCGGAAAAGCGGGCCGACGCCGCGCGGGTAGCGCCGTCCTTCCTGCGCGCAGACGAGTTGCAGCCTCATGACCGCGCGCACGTATTCCCGGGCAAGCGGTGCGATCACCGCGAGTCTCTTGTCACCGGACCTGGCCACCGTCGCCCAGTCGATCATTCCGCTTCGTCTCCCAGGAGGAGCCAACGGACCATCTTGAGGACGTGAGGCGCGGCTTCGCGCGTCATCGTGTAGGACTGGATGACACCTTCGCCCTTCTCGGATGTCATCGAGTCCCGGATTGTCCCATCCTTGGCGATCGTGACGGTCCATTCCCGGTCATCAACCAGCCAGCGAATCACCAATCGGGAGATCGTGTCGGTCGAGATCAGGTTGATCTTGGGATCCGGGAAGTGACGAGTCCCGATGGCATAGAAGAGGTTCCGGGCGCTCTCGTACTGAGGCTCGGTGCATCGTTGCTTGCCGGGAAGAACCTCGATTCGGGCGAGCGCGGTGCGTTGCCATGTATACACGTTTGCTTGGCCCGGTAGGGTTAAGAAGCGGCGAACCGATTCTGAAGGAAGGATACCCACGGACGATCTTAGCATTCATGCGGAGAGGCGTCGATGGGTTCGGGTTCGAGAGGACTCCTCCGTTGGTCGGGAACCTCGATCATCTGAAAGCAGTGCTCATGGATGTTGACATACTGTTCGAGCGGCGGCAAGAGCATCGCCATCGTGACGTCATTCGGGACCACCGAATAACGAACCTCGGCCAATTCATCCCAGGTCGGATACCGCTTCGGGTGTCCCTGGTGCGCGATCGAGAGATGCCACTTGCCGAATTCCTTCGTGACGAGGACCGTGCATTCGCCGATCGTGTAGGCGCGGACGTAGTCGTTCTGGCCGTTGATTATGGCTCGCCGGAATTCCTCCGGAACGACGACCTCGCGCAACACGAGCGGTTCCTTCTCAGTGAACGTCGGCAATCGCATCAGTCTCGGGTTCGCCATTGAATCCTCAAACAACGATGACTTCGCGCCACTTGATCACGATATGCCCGTTCGGCTTCACGTATTCGCCCATCTCCCATTTGGCGGGCAGGCCTCTTTGAAGAGAATAAGCGGAGTTGACGTCGATCTTCCATCTTAGCCCGAGTTCGACCGGTTCCGGGATCCGACCGTCAGACTCAGGCAGCGACTCGAATTCATCGAGCGTCATGAGGGCGTGCGTCTCATCAACGAGCATGAGTCGCCTCCTCGCCGACCTGGCCGTTGGTGAGTTCGGGAGCGACATCGGGCACGAGTTGCACGATGGCAGCCTCAACGGCATGGAGCAATGTAAGCCTGCTCGCCTCTTCAGCCATGAGCGTCACGATAAATACGACGCAGGTCGCGAAATAGCCGTTCATGGACAAGCCGATTACTGTGACGACCTGCCGGATCAGGAACCAGCCTCTCCAGAACAACCATCCTTTTCTGAGCCGGAATTCGGGTATTCGCTTGCGGACTTCCTTTGTCAATTTGGCCCAGCCTGGATGGCCGAACTGGACTTTATTCAGGTCGTCATCGACCGCTATCTCGATCAGATAAATGACGTCGAGGAGGTTGCAGGCCAAGAGAAACCAGCCGGCCGCCATGAAGATGCAAACCCACCCGAAGGCGACGTTAAAGAGCGGGCGGGGAGTGTGGCCGAGCGCGTTCCAGACGAGCAAGACCGCCAGCGCTGATTGCACCGTCGCGTTCACAAAATGGCCGATCCATTTGATCGTCGATTGGGGTTTGCCCGGCACGGCGCGAACGTAGTCTTTCTGCGCGGGGGAAAGACGAGATTCGTTGTCGAGAAGATTGATCACGATCGTTTCTCCTTGATACAGTTCGGTCCCATGTGACACGGCCCCGTCACTCCCTCGGGCGATGTCCACCAGTCGAGCGAATCAACCTCCGGATCCCCACACGCCACGCAGGCCGTCATCTCCGGATCGCCGTAATCCGTGGCCTCGAGAAGCTCCAGCGTGCGCTCGTTCCCGAGCTTGACCGGGGGTCCGACCCAGTATCTCCAGACGTGTAACGAGTACCGGCGCCTTCCACGTAGCCAGTGCGCCAATTGCGCGATAGCCATCGAGCGGTTACTCCCGCAATGGAAGTGTGTCCGGCTCATATCAAGCCGATCCCCGATCGACGCCACGAAGACTTGGCTCTCCCCGTCTGCGGTCGCGATGCGAAGCCGATTCCTGCGGACGAAAAACCGGCACGTCTCGTCACCTAAGGTCGCCATCACGGCATTCGCCGCCTGGATCTTCGACTCCTGAATATTGATCGGGTTTCCCATCAGTCTCCTTTCACAATTTCGAGCGCATTTTCCTCAAAGAATCCATCGGGAAGTTCGGCGAACTTGACCCAGTAGAAGTTTGGTTGCTTCTTCCGGGTCGAGTTCTCCGAAGGCGGGGAAATCTCGCGGATGATCCCCTGCTGGCCGTGACGGAATGCGTGCGCGAGTTTGACGCGCACGCGGGTTCCCACCGGGATCGGCATCAGGATTTACCGGCTGCGGCGGCTTCCTCTTGCTTCTGCCGGTCCTCGTCAGTGAAGGCCATATCCATAACGACTCCCGCGCGCAGCTCGGCGAACTTCGCACTCACGCCGCCGAAGTAGGACGACACGCCCCGAGTGTTCGCGGTGAAGGTCATCGCGTTGCTCGCCATGATGCCCATAGTTTTCGCGGTGGCGATCGCATCCTGATTCGCCCCGAGGTAGACGAACTGCCATTTGTAGACATCTGTCTGATGCGTGATCATGCCCTGGATCATTTCCGCAGAGAAGAACCGGCTGTTGTTCTCCAAGCCGTCCGTGGAGATCACGACCACGACATGCTCGGGCCGATCCTCCTCGGCCATCGCAGACAGTCGCTCGCCGGTCTCTTTGATCGTCCTGCCGATCGCGTCGAGCAGTGCCGTCTGGCCACGCGGGACGAACGTCTCTGCGGTCAAGTCGGGAACGTCAGCGATCGGCTTGGCCGAGTAGACGAGCTGGTACTCGTGGTCAAACTGCGCGAGGGTGAGCACGCACTGGCCCGGAACCGCCTTCTGAGACGCGACGAATTTGTTCACGCCTTGAATCGTCGATTCGGCGATGTTCTCCATCGATCCGGAGCGGTCGAGGACAACGATGATGTCGGTGAATCCTGGCTTGGGCATCGGGTTCCTTTCGAGATCGGGGGTTGATTGCTGGGAAGATCGGTGATAGGATTCTTCCGGTTGACTATCAGATGCTATGCAGGACCAAGCTCAATGGCAACCCCAAAACAACGCGATACCGGAATCTTTCTGAGAGCGAGTGCGGCATACGCCGCCTGGCTCGATAAGGTTAGCCGTGATACCTCGATTCCGAAGGCGCGATTGATGCGAATCGCATTTGTGGATATGGCGAAGAAGATGAAGATCAAACCTCCCCCGGAGCGCTGACCCTCGATGGTTGTTCATGACCACGCACCGACCGTCAACGTCGATAGTTCCTGCTCGTTCCGTGGCGAGACGAAAACCGGCGACCGCGAGAAGATCACGGCTGCGCTCGATCGCGTGCGCATTACCCTGGGCGGAGACGATGGGAGCGTCCTATTTCTCTGGGAAGACCGCGACGAGAACGGTCTCGGGATCCTGCGGTTCGCGTTGATCGTTCGGAGAAACGACGCGACGATCATGTTCGTTCAACCCGGGCCGGCGTTTACCTTCGAGACGATGAACCAGGAGATTGAGAGGCTGGTCGATGGCTAAATTTGTGAGCGACTACAATCTTCCGACTCTTGAGCGGCTTCGCAAGGAGATTGATGCTCAAGACGGGACAGACCCCGATTCTGAGGATTTAACGACGTCCGAATGGGACAAAGTCAAGGCTACGACGCTGGCTGATTTCGGTTCTGAGGTCGAGATCATCTTTGTCCCGGACAAGGGATTCGAGGACTGTGAACCTCGTATCGACCATGGCTATCTGACCGCACTTCCCGATCGCGACGATTCCTGGGATATGGTCGGGATCGTCCACATCCCTACACCCTGGGGCGAGAAAGATCAGTGTCCTCCCGAATGGCACAGTCTCTACTCGCTCTGCAAAAACCCCGAGATCGCCGAGATCATCATCGGCCCTCGGGTTTGCGATAAAGCGCCGGACGGCTGGCAATGCTCGCGAGCGACCGGACACACTGGCCCATGCGCGGCACATCCTGTTTCGTGAAAGGAACCTTGGTCCATGGGTGAATTCGCGCTGATACCACCGTCAGAAGAAGAAGCGATGGCTTACTTCGCCGCTGAGATCCTCAAGTAGGATCAGGAAATAGCCCGGCTTACTGGGGAGCGCGATGGTCTGTTCCTCGAGCGCGAGACGCTCAAAAGCGATCTGATTCACCTGAACGCCAAAAACGAACGCGGTTGGCGGCTCGTTGATCGTATGCTTGAGATCATCGGCGATCATGCGGACGCGGAAGGAAGATCGCTCGGCAAACCGGCATGAGATTCGCACGTCTGAGAGAGGGAAACGGGTTTCCGCCCGCGCTCTTCTCTCACACGAATCGAGCGTCGAATGCTCTCCCTCTTCGCGCAGGCCATGGTGTCCGGGACGATCGTTTACTACGCGATCGCCATCATCTTGATCGCGGCCGTCATCGGCGTTGTCTTCGTGATTACCCGCCAGATGGGGGTCACGATTCCGCCGTTCATCATCACGATCCTCTGGATTGTCCTGGCCGCCGTGATCGGAATCCTCGCGATCAAGTTCCTCGCCGGCCTCGCGTGACTCCCCGCGCAAGCTCAGGTTAGAATGACCGTCTACGGTCGTTCAACGCCTGTCTTTGCACGTCGGAGTCACCTGGAATGTCTCTTCACGGCCAGCTCGGCAAGCTCCCCGCCCGCCACGATCCTAGGTCCCTCCAGTTCGCGAAATACGTCCCGCCGTCGCAGTCCAATCTCCCCAAGGAGATCCACTGGGCGCAGAACGTCCCGCTCCCGTGGTCGGCGAAGGGGAACCATATCTGGTCGGACTGCGTGACGACCGCGTTCGCGATCATCATCCAGGTCGTCACGAAGAACAACGGACACTACAACAACCCTCCCGACGACGTCGTCATCCAAGACTGGCGCGAGATCACCGGCTACCCGGCAAACGGACCACCTCCCGGGCCGGGCACGAACATGCTCGATGCGCTGCATTACTGGCAGACGATCGGGATCGGCGTGAACCGGCACAAGATCACCGGCTGCTCGACGCTGAACGTCTTCACGCGGGACGACGACCAGATCCGCCGCGCCCTGGCCACGCTCGGGCCCTTTCCGATGGGCTTCAACTGCCCGAAGTCGGCCTTCGACCAATTCGATAACGACGAACCCTGGACGGTCGTGGATGGCTCGCCGAGCGTCGGCGGCCACTGTGTCCCGCTCCTCGGCTATGACGACAACTGGGTCTGGACGGTGACGTGGGGCAAGCCGAAGAAGATGAGCTACGACTTCATCGCGACGTTCTGGGATGAGGCTTACCCGATCACGTCGAACGAGTGGAAGCCGCTCGGTGCGTTCGATGCGGTGAGCTATGCCGCGGATCTGCCGGGCATCAGGGCGTGAAGATGATCTTGAGGACCGGGAATCCCTGGAATGTGTCCGGAATCCGATCGAGCGTGCGACGACCTCCGCGCACCTCGATCGTTTCTTTGCCGTCATGGATCACGCGGCCGATGAAGGCGATGCGTCCTCGCCCCATGCTTCGGATATGCTCGCGACCGAAAGCCGTGAAGGCGGCGATCACGGCCTCACTCGAAGCAATCGGTCTGACGCAGGCGACGGATTGAGCGTAGGTCATCGGAATCCTTCTTCAGACTTCATCGAGCGCCGCGAGTAGACCACCGCGGCGCAGGTGAGCGACTTTCGAGATGCGAGCCGCTACCTCGCCGACCTTGGCTGTTGCCGTCCAAAGCAGCAGTTCCGCAGTCGCGCGCTCGATATCTTCGATTGTATCCACCGCGACCCAGCCTTTCGATTGCCGAACGCCGAATTCGTCGGTCGTGTAAATCATCTCCCCCGGCATTCTGCGTAAAACGGCCTGGAAGGAACGGACGGCGTTCGAGGCTGAGATTCGCATGCCTCCGTTGGGACTCAGTTCGCTTTTGAGATCGGGGACATTGACTCGGATCTCGGGAGAATTAGTCATGGCGTTTATCCTGGTGAAACGAATCCGGGTTCAGGCGTTCGCACGACTCGCCCTCCAGGCAGCCTGTCGCCGGTCGAACGCCTTGAGCGTCTCACCTCCGGCCAGCGTGTAATACGTGTCGCCGTCGAAACAGGGACGTGACTCGTCCTCGATCCGCCACAAATTGCCCAATTTCCGTTGGTAAGACTTCCCGGGATGCTCGCCGAATTTCCCGGCCATCTTTTCGTAAACATCGCCCAGAGCGGTGAATACGGCGTTTTGCGAGTAGCCGTTCCGGTACATCGTCCAGAGATTGCCGGCATGCCCGCGGAGACTGTGCTGGTCCCCGAGGCCGTCCGCGAGCATCGAAGCCGCCTGGCTGACGGCTTCGCGCCGGCCCTGGTTCGTCGTTCGGAAGTCGTTGATTGTGAAAAGCAGGCTCCGGAGGGCGTCTTCGTCGAGTCCGGCCGGATTTGCTGGCTTGTCGGGAGCGAAAATTTCGCGCCCAAATTTACCCATCCTCCGTTTTTCCTTTTTTTTCTGCGCGCGCTTCGGTCGGGCGGTCTGGTTTTTGGGCTTTCGCGAACGTCGAGGCTGAGACCGAGGCCGAGGTTTAACCGGCTGCGCGCTGGATTCCGGATTCGAAGCGCCTTCTGGTTTGTCAAAAGAGCTCTCCGAGGCGCTATTGCAGACTGTTATCTCCGGGCAATTTACGGGGCGCAGGCGCCGCTTCGGTTTCGCGCCGGGATCGGGCACGATTTCCGGCCGTTTCTTGTTGCGCAGCCAGAGCAAAACGTAGAAGCGACCGATCCTGAGCGTGGGGTCAATCACGGTCTCGATATAGCCCAGGCGGTTGAGCTTCCCAAGCGTCTGCTGGATCGTCCGGCGCGAACGGTCCACGAAAACCCCGAGCCTCTTGACCGAGATCCGAACTTCGTAAGTGTGCCATGAATTCAGCGCAAGTACTTTCAGGACGGCACGATCCGTCGCGTTGAGCCGCTTGTCGCGTCCGACGGTGTAGGTGAGGCTCGAAAAAACCGCAAAGATTTGCGGGTTCTTGGGTTGACGTGATTTGCGCGGTGTGCGATTAATACTCACAGACGTTCGTCCTTCCTCGGGTGATCGTCACAGACATTGCTCCTCACGGGGGTGTGGTGCGTGTCGCTGAAATCGGGCGTGGTTGCCCACCGAAATTCTGAAAAGCTCAAGGTTCGTGCCTTGGGCTTTTCTCTTTGCTCGATCAAATCTACTCGGTTCCCGTCACTTCGCAAGTCCGTTCTTCACGGAATCTCCTCCCGCGCCGCGCACGGAAAGACCCCAGTGTTACCCGGGGCCTTCCCGCTTCCCAATCGCAACCTCCAAAGGACGTGTTGATCCTAGCTCCTGCTCGGGGGGCCGTCAACCTTGGACTCGTCGACGCGCTCGAGCAGCCCGGCCAGGTCGACCAGCCGGTTCGGATTCGAAGCCATGAAGTCGTTCATGTTCTCGAAGTACCAGGCGAGACATTTTGCCTGGTGTCCCATGTAGGCCACGCCGGTCTGGGCCCCGTTGAAGAAGATCGTCACCAAACCTGGATGGACGTATGCCCGGGCGATCTGATCGGTGTTGATGTACTCTCCGCCGATGTGGATGATCACTGGGGGTTCTCCGTAAGTTTGTTTGATTTCTCCCTTTGTGCGATCATTTCGGCAATTACGAGTGACTGTTTCCAGTCGTCGACGACGTTCCAGACGACTCGGGCCGACCTGATTCCGCTGTTGTTCCAGTTGGGAAGAACCTTGTCGAACAGCCACCGGAGGGCCTTCGCGGTGTCTCCGTAATAACTAAGGCATGTCCCATTCACTAGCGAGATTGTCACGTCGCCATCCGGGCCATAGTCGCTGTCGTCGTTGTATTCAACTCTGACGAGAAGCTCGAGACTGATCAGTTCTCCACCGAGTTTGAGCAGGATCATTTCGGTTCCTCCACCATGCGGATCACGGATCGAGCGTAAATTCCGACGGCCCGGAGCGTCGACCCGCTCAGGCCCTCGTGGGGATTGAGAGCTGTGTCGGCGATCGCGGTGAGAGCCTCCTTGTAGCGGTTCAGGATTTCCACGACCTCGGCGAACGTGCCTCCAGCGTGGCCGGAGTCCTCTGGTTCGGCCGGCGTGGCTTCTGGGACGGGCGGGGGTTCGACCTGCGGGAATGCGGGCGCGACCGGTGCGCTTGCCGCAGCGACCATGGCCTTGATCTCGTCCGGGGTCTGCGCGAAGCGTTTGGGATCTCGAGGAACGAACGCCGGGGCGTTGTTGAGCAGGTTTGCGAGCCGCGGATCGAGCGAGTTGGGAATCACGACCAGCGCGGGTGCCTCGGGTGCGGCCGGAGCGGGAGCCGGTGCGACCGCGGGCCCGGAATCGGCGACGGCGGGGCGGACTTCCTGGACGCGCTCGCGCAGGAAGGACCAGATCCCCGCCGCCTCGGGTCCGGTGAACGTCTCCTGGATGATGTCGTTTCCCACGGCGAAACTGACGGTCACTTCATCGGCTGCGGGATCCCGGACCGCGGCGGCGATCCGGGTGACGTCGAGGATCGTGTTGTTGAAGAGGACGAGCACTGAGGATCCTTTCAGGTTGGGGAATCGGGATCGTCGAGATTAGCCAGGAGCGGGTGATCTTCGGGTTTGCTCGCCGTTCGGACCGGCAGCGCGTGAGGTCGGTCGATCCGGCGCTGAGCCATCGCGAGATAATCGGCGCTGAGGTCGACGCCAATGTAGCGGCGGCCGAGCGCGAGGGCGACCACGCCGGTCGTCCCCGCGCCGTTGAAATGGTCGAGGACCGTGCAGGGGACCGGTTCGCCGGTGCCGCAGGAGCAGGAGGGTTGCCAGCCGAGGGTTTTCTTTGATGGGAACGGGTTGTCGTGGGGATGGCCTTGTTTACGTCTGGCCCGCATGTTCGCCAGCATTCGGCGTTGCGAAAACTGGGGGTCTTGCGAGGCGTTCTTTCCCTCATAATCGAAGGTCTGAACGGAATCCTTTTCCGTAACCCGTTCCCACGGTGAGCCGCACTCAGGGCAGCAGCCCTTCTCGGATGTTCCGGCTTGAATACAGGGCTTGACGAGATCGGAAGGCATCACGGCGAAATGCGAGCCCTTGAACGGTTTCGTGGTGATAGTCCAGACGGAGCGCCGGTTGCGACGACCGGGCGCCGTGTATCCGGCCACACCGATCGGTCTGCCTTTCACGCCGTTCGCTTGTTTGTGGGCGAGCATTGATTGGTCGTAGTCCCGCTCCGTCCAGTGCTCACGCGGCGCATCCGTGATCGCATCTTCGGTCACCGCTTCGGCGTCATAGAAGTAATCCGCCGACTTGGATAACAGGAACAAATATTCATGCGCTTTCGTCGGGCGATCCGTCACGCTCTCTGGCATCGGATTCGGCTTGTGCCAAATCACGTCCGACCGCAGGTAGAATCCCAGTTCGTCCCGCAGAGCAAATGCGAGCATCCACGGGATGCCGATCAAGTCTTTCGGCTTGAGTTGCGGGTTCGCGCGCTTTAGGTCCTGTTGGCGCGAACGCCGCTTGTCGCCGTTCATTGCGGTCTTCCACTCTTCCCCGTTGACCGCGTGGTTTGAGTAGCCACCGCCAAAGAAACTGTCGCCGATGTTCAACCAAAGCGTGGCGTCATCACGCATCACGCGGTGGACTTCGGCGAATACTTGGAGCATCGCTTGGACATAGGCTCGCGGGGTGGGCTCAAGTCCAAGCTGCCCCGTAACGCCGTAGTCTCTCAAAGCGAAATAGGGGGGGCTCGTCACCACGCAATGCACGCTTCGATCGGCGATCGGAAGCCTGCGCGAGTCCCCGCGAATCAGTTGGTAGGTCACTGGGCTTTCTCGGAGGTTGGGGATTCCGGCCGGAACTCGCCGCCATTGGCGATGATGTTTTCCATGATCGCGCGGAGGCGAAGCCGATCGTCGTGGAACTGGCCTCCATATCGAACCGCTTTGGTTCGTTCCGCTTCTGAAAGCGCGCGTGCGAAGTATCGGACCTCCATGAATGCCGTCTCGATAAGTTCTCGCTGGCCTTGTCCAAAAACCTGATCGAGTTGTTCGTAAATGGTTGCTTGAATTCCAAAAACTTCGCCCGGTGCCTCGTCTGGGTCCTCCTCAAGCAATTCGCAGATCGGGACCGAGTCGTAAAGTCTCGCCTTACTCAAGATCAATCCGCCTAATGCGCAGACATCGCAATACGTCTTAACTTCATCCACAATTTGCTGAAGATCGGCCGACCAATCTTTCGGTTCATAAAAACCGGAGACGTATCCTTCCGGGCTAACCCGAAGCGGCACGTCCTCCCGATCGAGCTGGGCGAGCACGTCCCGGGCGATGGCGACCCGCATGTCTTCATGTTCGACGATGGGCATGGTTTCTCCGTGGCTGAAGGTTAGGGATAGGATCGGGTGTCTTGCACGGCGTGACGTAAATCGCGACACGTCACGTAAATCGCGACGGACGCTCCCGGTGCGCTGGCCCAGAACTTGATCCGCGCATGGTCGCGGAGATCGAGAGCGAAGGGATCGCATTGAATTTTGACGCGGCCCGGGCAAAGCTGGTCCGCGACGATTTCCGCCTTGTTCACGATGATCACGAAATACGGCGTATCGTCGCGGTTGATCGCGACCTTCAGAGGCCGATCGGTCGGGTTGGAGAAGTCAATCGTGAGCACCGGTGGCCAGTCCTCCGGATTGAACGGGTTCGCCGGCTCGATTCCGACCGGCTTCTCAACGCGGGTGAGGAACTTCATCGGTTGTAGGCCTTTTGGGTCTGAGCCGTGATTAGGCTCATTTGTAAAACGTAAGGTAAATCGCCACGGATGCTCCCGGGTGACTCGCGCGGAATTTGACCTTGGCGTGATCATCGAAATCGTCATGGAAGCGTTCGCAGTACACGCTAAAGTACGACGGAGCCAATTTACCCTTGCTTCTGCATGCTTTCTGTAAAGTGAATTCCATATCCAGTTTTCCATCACTGAGAATCGATATCGTCACAAACCGATCCGTCGCGTTCATGAATTCGATCCTCGCCCCGGGCGGCCACTCCTCGGGTGAAAACGGGTTCTCCCATTCGACTCCGATCGGTTTCTCAACGCGGATCAAGACCGGGTTTTTCATCGGTTGTAGGCCTTCCAGGTCAGTTGCGGCATCGTGCTCTCGGGATCAATATCGACCTGGCCAACGCAGCCGAGCTCCGGCATGTTCGCCCCGAAGAATGAGCCCTTGGCCTCGAGCCGCGTGCGCCCGATCCCGGGGCGGAATCCGTCAGCGCTCGCGGTCCATTCGTTCGCCTGGCCTTTGTGTTTGATGTTGCGGCTCAGTGTGAGGGTGAAGCCGGGCTTCACGAGTTCTCCTCCCGGTGTTCGCACCAGTCGCAGTACGGGGCCATGACGAGACAGTTCTTAAAGAACCTATCGTTCGGGATGTGCTCGATCGTCCGGTTGCAGCGACCGCACGCGACGGCATTCTGTCCGACCGCGCCGTGTTCGATCCGGGCGATCGTGATGTCCTCGAGTTCGCTGGGCGTCAGTTGACGCTCTTGGGATTTCGCGTCCACGGTTGTCCTTTCATGGTGGCCAGGAGTTCGATGGTCTCACTCCCGCGGGAAGTTGGCCAGTTCCTCGGCGATCCGTTGACAGAGGATCGCCAGGTCGAGCAGCGAATTCGCGGCAACCTCGCTCGGGGACCCATCCTTCTGGTCAACGAGATGCTGGATGATGTTCATTTTCGCGTTGCTGGAGAGACGCTCCAGGAAAAGAACAGCGGTTTCGCAACGATCGATTGGCGAGTAGCCATTGATCACACGCCGGTTCTCGAGGATCTCGGTCATCCGGCGCGTGAATAGGGGTGTCTTGGGGGTTGGCGCGACGGCGTGATCCGGGAGCGCCTCGACCGCAGAAATGAGCATGTCCACTTTGCGTTGCCAGTCCCATTTGAGCTCGTAGATACCGGCCAGAATGGATTCCCTGGAACAAAGTTTGTCTGGCGCGGGCGCCTCCGCAGGGGAGGAGAGTGATGCCGGTCCCAGGATCGCGCGGGGCGACATCTCGGGATGCTCGGCTGTGTATTCGCAGTATGCGGCGCAGGCGGCCACGTCCGCGTTGTAGACACCGGTCGGTTTTCCTGCGAATGCCTCCCGGATGACCTGAAACACATCAGCATCAGGAAACGACCTGAGAACCAATTTTGCATCGGTCGTCTCCGTCGCGGGAACTAGCATGAACCGCTTCCTCCACCAGAACCGGTCGATACCTCGCTCTGTCGTCTCGTCATGTCCCATCGTCGTTCCTTTCGGGTCAGAGGCCGAGTTCGGCCTTGAGGTCGTAGAACTGCTTCATCTTGGCGGCTGTCTCCCGCTCTTTCAGCATGGCCTCGTACCGAGCGTCGTCGATGAGGCCGGCGTCGAGCAAGTCGCGCGGCTCGGTGATCGGGTTGAGCTTCATGTAAAGCTCGCCTCCTTCGCCCGACACTGTATCGATCGGCGTGCTAGCAGTGGTCAGCGTGGCAAAGGAATTGTCGGCGAACAGAATCGTGATCGCGATGCGATCGTTCGGACTTCCGACGTGCACGCTCTTGACGACCCTCCCCGGGATCTCGTCGAAGGTTGCCACGGAGCGGAGTTGCATGTCGCCACGGAACGGCCCTGTCACCTCGAGCCTTTGCGGTGGCACGGGACCGTAGGGCGAAGGCGTGGCCACGCCATTGAACATATCGAGCGCCACGTTCGAGTCACGATAGATCAGCCTGTTGTCCTCGCCGGTGGCCTTGTGGAGTTCGGCCAGGGCGACGGCCAGGGCGTCGAGCTTCGCGCCGACGTCCGCACTGATGGCGTGGATGTTCGGGAGAACCGAGGTTGCGCGGGGCGCCGGCGGCGGGACGCGGACCTGCCAGTTCATGAGCGACGATTCGATCGAATCTCCGATTGGACCACGGGCACCGCACGTCGTGCAGGATCGTGTGAAACGGCCCTTCTCGGATTCGTAGCCGTGGGTGCGCCCTCCGCAGAACGGGCATCGACGGAGTTCGCCGGTCGGGGCCGGCGCGACTCGTCGCCAGAACGCCGCGGCGATCGCGCCGTCGTCATGGGTCGCGAGCGGAGTTCCGTCGGCGTTCAAGAGCTCGGGATTGATGATCGCGAGATTGTAGGATTCGCCGGTTTTCTCACAGTGTTTTTTGATCGCGACGCGAAGCTCGTCGACGAGTCGCTCGACCTTGCGGTTATACATCAAGGTTCCGTCTTGCTCGCTGATCATGGTCTGTCCTTTCGCTGGGAAGGAAAGATCATTCTTCTTCGATGAGAATCCCGGTCGTCATGAACCGCTTCTTGCCGGTGGCCTGGTCGGTGAATTGAGTCAATGTCCTGGAGTTATAGTAGGGATCCCAAGCGGCATGCTCCCAGGTTCGGACGTCGGTCGGCGTGAGCGCCTGCGTGATCCGGTAACGCTGGGTATGGGATGGGTTGTGGCTGGGCAAGAGGATCGGACGGAAAAACTGGATGCAAATCGCGATAATGCCCAGGATGATGAGCGAGAGCATGCCCAGAGACGTGATATCCATGCGATCGCGTTCGTCTTTCATGATCTCACTCGGGGTAATAGCGGCCATCGTTTGCGGCAATCACGGTTCGCCGTATTCTATTCAACGATTGCGGCAATCGCAAGTGCGGGGGGTTCAGGAATTGGGGCGACTCCACTCGCGCAGCGAATTGACAATCTCCTCGACGCTGAGCGGGTCTTCTTGTGCGGCAATCACGTTGAGTTCGCGGATCCATCCGAGTTTGCTCGGAAACACCTGTTCGATGATTCGATGGGCTATCCCGACGGCTTCGTCTCTGGTCACGGCTTCGACCAGGAAGCCGATATTCCGCAGTTCGACGGGGAGCGTGTTTCGTTTTGCGGCGAGGGCGGAGACGGCGAATTTCATTCGAGGTTGCTCCGTGGAAGCAAGTCCGTGGAATCAGGGACGCAACGCGAGCAGTTTGTTGACGCATTCCGCATCGAGCGACACGGAACCCGAGTGCATCGCGGCGATGTGGTGGGTCCAGCCGTCCTTGACGGGACACATTGACTCCACGAGTACGCGACCCGCGGCGACGGCCTGGTCACTGGAGATGGCGTCAATGTGGAACACGTAATGACTTGCCTTGCGTGATTTTTTGGGCTCGGGCAAAGCCAGGACGGAGACCACCCATCTCGGGTTCATGCCGAGCCATGCAGCCAGTTCATAGATGCCATGAACCGTGAAATCGAACCGGTCTGTGGAGCGGGGATCGTCTTTCGCGCCGGGACGCAGGACCAGGGCGGTCGCGAATCCGAGCTTCTTCGCCGCGCGAAGGTCGTAACGATGGGCGGCGACGTGAAGGATCTCACGCGGCTTGAACTGGAGCTGGTTCACCGCACGCTCATAGACCTTCGGATCGGGTTTGTAGGCCATCGCTGACTCCGTGGCGACGATCATGGTCCACGGCAACTCGAACCGTTCACGCATCGCTTCGCCGACGATCAGGCCGGCGTTCGAGAGCGGGGCGATCACGAAGTTCTTCTTCAGGTGCATCAGGCCGGGCATCACATCCGGGTAAAGCGAGAGCGACGGCCAGTCCGCATTGATATCAGCGAAGATCGTCTCGATGGGCCGGTACGGTGCGATGCCCTTGTTGATGGCGGCTATCGCGTTGGCGTAGGGCTTCGCCCAGGCTGCGGAGCCGAGGTCGAGAATGGTACCGAAGACGTCGAAGGTGATCGCGCGGATCGGCGACGTTGGTTTCTCGGAGGGAACGGTCATTGAAGTAGCTCCGGGTTTCAGTGCGTCGAGCGGAACGCGAAGTACCCGACCAGGACCGTCACGGCCCAGAGCGATGTGATCAGCAGGCAGCCGGGAAGCGGGAACCGGTCGTCACGCGGAGTGCCGGGAGGTCCGTTGTAGGGCATCGCAGGGGGTCCGGAAGGAAGGGGATCGGGGAATCGGGACGGTGAATCCTAGCATTGGGGGTCGTTTGCGTCAATCGAGGAGTTGGTGATTTTGTGGGGCGCGGGCATGGCTTGGAAGAGAGATCAGTCGTCGGAGAGGGAGGCGAACAAGGGATGTTGAGGGCGGGCGTGAGAGATCCGCCGCCGCGCGATTTCCACGTATTCGGGGTTTTGCTCGATGCCGATGAAGCGAAACGACTCGACAACGGCAGCCTTGCCGGTCGTCCCAGAGCCGGCGAACGGATCGAGGATCAGGCCGCCGCGTGGGGTAATGAGCCGGCAGAGCCAGCGCATCAGGTCGGTTGGCTTGACGGTGGGGTGATGGTTCGCGGACGTTTTGTTTGTGCCTTCGGACTGAAAACTGCCGGGGTTCTCGGTGCCACTCGACCAGTTGAGTAAGCGCGGAGGCAGAGATTGACAGCCTTCGTTGCGATCCTCGCGGCTGGCTTTAGCGCAGTAAAAGAATCGGGCGGCGGAGCCGGTATCGCCCCTTCTGGCGCCTGGCTTCATGGTGAAACTAGTACCGCCTCGATCCGCGTAAATTCGTTCGCTACTCGGTTCGTTATCGCGGTTCGTGGCACTGCGAGCGTTTGTCTCGGTAGTCGATTCGGGAAACGCGGCGAGTACCTCGTCAGAGCCGTCGTGGCAAACGTTGGCGGGCCAGCGGCCTTGTGGGTGGGCAGCCTGTTCGTTCGGCATCCCGTTATGGTGAATGGTCTCGTGACTGCCGTATGCTCCGCCCCGTAAATCGTGGCACGGACCGCTCCGTTGCCACGCGCCCTCTACTCGGCACACGTCAATATTCATCGCTCCGGTCCGATGCGACAGCACATTCTCCGCCACGGTGCCGATCAGCGGTTTCCGCGCGAGAGCGATCGGCTCGTGAGCGGGTTTGAGAGCGGTGCCCCAGCCCTGCCATTGCTGGGCGGCTTCGGTGATTGGCTCAGGCGACAACACCGAATCGCCGAATTCCTTGGTCCATTCGTCGGTCGCATAAACTTCGTGTCCTACTTTGGACCGGACACCTCGAATTCGCTCCCGTGTCTTGCCAGCCTCTTTGTCGATCGCCTTGCTCACGCCGTGGGATTTCGGGAATCCCCCGCCATAGATCCACATGATCTGGTCACGAATCTCAAACCCCGCGTCTTCGATCGCGCACGCCATCCGGTGATAAGTCCGGCTCCCGCCGAATGAGAGCAGGTGGCCACCGGGCTTCAGGACGCGCAGGCACTCGCGCCACATCGAAACATCGTAGGCAATACCGGTCGCGTCCCAGGACTTGCCCATGAAGCCGAGTTCGTAGGGCGGGTCGGTTACGATTGCGTCGATCGAGGAATCGGGAATTTCGCGGAGGAGATCCCGAGAGTCGCCTTGCCAGATCACCGCGCCGTCTTTCCCGGGAAGGTCGTGGGCCACGGGAGCTCCTGAACGGAAAATGGCTCGGAAGGAAGGATCTTGGCGCGACACGGAACGGATTGTACTCGGCGGGTACGTTTGCGGCAATCAAGAACTGGATCGGAAAAATTCGGGAATGCGCGCCGAGCGCCTTCGGCGCGGGAAGGGGAGATCCGTGTTTCGGGGCAGGAAGCGGGATCGAAAAGGCCCGGAATCGGGAAGAGCAGGGGACGGGAAAATGCGGAGAATTGGATGGAAATGCCGGGGAATTGGCGGGGATTCGTGGGAAGAGCAGGGAGGGGAATGGGGCGAGAAGCGGAATGGCTCGGAAGGGGGCTGGCAGGACGCTGGGAGAGCTTCGGAGAGAGGGGACGGCTTGGAGAGGGGAGGGAATGAAGAACGCTGTGGGGAGGCTTGGAGACGATTGGGTGGCTGGTCATTCGAGGGGCTAGGACGGTCGCTGAGCCGCTTGGGAGATAATCGACGGATTCGCGGAGGGATCGCGCGACTGACGGCTTGGAGAGGCCAGCAGGCGATTGTGGGCGGTGGCGAGAGGGGGGCTGGGCGCTCCGTGGTGCCGTTGGTGCGCTGCTGGGAGGGGCTTTGAGGCGATCGGAAATTGGGCGAATTGCTGCGTGGGGATGATCGCGCGGAGGGGGGTACACCCCCCCCATTCGGGAAATTCGACCCCGCCCTCCCCTGCTACCCAGGTTCTCACCGGCTCGAGCCGAGCTCGAGCGCCGAACTTTCGGCGCATCGTCGGCGCACATCGGCGCAACGTTTCCGGATATCGGCCGGTCGGTCGGAGTCGAGCTCCCCCCGAGGACCGCTCACCCTCCGATGACCCGCCGAGCATGGCCTAGCGCCTGAGCTGTCAACGCAGCCCCACCGACCGACCGGCCAGGCAGCGCCCCATGGCCAGGAGAGACCGGCCAGGCAGGTAGAACGCGGGCGCACGCGCTTCACTATCTAGGGGAAGGATACCAGCCGGAAAAACTTTCGAGACGCAACCCGTTGTACCACAAGTGTTACGGAACAATCCGAGAACCACGGGAAAGAAAGTTGTGGACAACCCGCCTGTTGTGACGTATTAATAGATTGTAAGACACGTGTGACGAGTGGCACGCAGGGGACGAACGATGGAAACGACCTACTCAGTCTGGAGCAACGCGGTAGGCACGATTTACCACGGTCCGTCTGAAGACCTGGCAGACGCCGCATGGGATCGCCACGTTGCTCTGATCGACAACGATGAAGCTCTTGAGCCTGTCAAGCTCCGATACGAAGTGAACGGCCTCCTTCACCGGGTCTACGAATCAATCACCTATCGTCAACACGGTTGAGAAAGGAAACGACCATGTTTGCCACGTACTACGATAGCGCCGAAGGGATCACCATCACGCCGAAGCGAGCGGACCGCGAGTGTCGGAACCACGGTACAACGCTCGTTGAACTACTCGCGGAGAACGGTGAGGCAGAGCGTGAAGAGTATGACGCGCAATGGTTGCTCGGACTGCTGGGATACTGAACCGCGAACCCCCCGCCAAGCGCTTCCAGGGGTTCGCGACCCTGGGCGGGGCATGCGGAAAGATCAAATGTTCACGAACAAGAGGACTCGCAAATGATTCGGCCTTCAGATCGTTCGCTGGTTGGTGTCATCGTTCAGTACCGCGACATTGTTGATCCTGGAGACGCGCAAGCGCGATTCATCGTCGTTGAAGACAACGGTGACCGTCTGCTTGGATCGCTCATTTGCGACATGCATATCAAACCTCTTACGTTGCTTCGACGTGCGGATCTGGTTGAATCTCGGCTTGTCGATCCGGAGTCGTTTGCTGGTGAACGCGTTGACCATTGAACCTCCCCCACGGAGCTCGGACTATGGCACCATCGCTAGTTTGTGGTTATCAAGGTGAAACGACCTACAGAGTGAACGGGCGCGAGTACGATGTGCGATACCGCGCGCCGAACTACCTTTCCGACAAGCCCGAACGATACGCTGAAATCGTGTCTCACGTTGGCACGGTGCGACGTCGCGACCGGTTCACGGAATTTCCCCCTGCCGATGTCGTCGCGCTGTTTCCGGACTATGTCGGCGCGAGGTATAACCGCGACGAAAACACCACAGAATACGCAGGACGCGCGCCCCGCCTACTGAAATGGGCGGATGGGTGGGTCGCGTATGACGTTGAGCTCGCAAGGCCGGACGTCAAGGTTGAATACCGGATTGCCAGGTAGACCGAATCCCTGCGAGCGCGGCGAACCGGGCCCAACCCGGCGCAGGGGATGGGATAGCCTTACTTCCTTCCGACGGAGCTTGACTCATGACGATCCTGACTCGCTTGCGACAACTGCTTTCGCCAACGCCTTACTTTCAAATCGTCGACGATTACAACGGTGTTGTGTATGCCGGAAACTACAAACATTCTGCGGATCACGCGTGGCGTCGGTCCGTCCGCTCGATTGAGACGCGTGTTGTGATCTACTTGGTTTGCGGAACCCCTGCCAGAACCTACGTCTATCCCGCGCCGTTGGTCGACGCGTCTTGAACCCGTTCGGAACCTCTTGACCGGAGCTTGACTCATGACTTGCAAAATTTGCGGTGCGGAACAAGCCGAGTACCGCGAACGATCAGGTATGCGGCTCTGCGCGACTTGCCATCGCACGACCCCCCGCAAGGCGTCTAGAGAAGCTTTTGAGGCGATTTACTGGGCGGGCCGTGAAGACGTCCCATACGGGACTCGGCGCGAGTTCTGGGAAGACTACAGAGCGTCGACGTGCGGATCCGTGGCCGAGTACGTGACACAGACGACCTCCGAAGCGTGAACCCCCCGACCGCGCGTGGAGAGACCCCGATTCTAATCGGGCGCGCGGGATGACCTCTTCCTTGAACCCTTGAATGGAGCTCACCCCATGGCAACGTTTTGCGTTGGCGACATCGTCACCTTACACCCAGAGGGTAAACCCGACCGACAGTATACATACCGGATTGTCGGACATGACAAGCAAGGCGCACCCATTGCCGAAGTCTGGGCTATCGGACGGTACGGAATGCGTAACCCCTTGCCTTACCCTCGCGAGGGAGTCGTGTTGGTCGATCACGTGAGAGGAGGACCGTCGGTCGTCAAGCCATGGTAGGTCGACTGACCTCCCCCCGGCCAGTGCATGCACCCATGTTGACGTGTGCACCCATGCACCCACTCCCATCGGTGGATGGTGATGCATCCACGAAAACTCATGTGTCGATTTTCGAGAAAAAACGCGTTTTTCCCTAATGTCGCCCCAACAAAAAGCATGCTTTTTTTCGGCGGCTATGTAGGCCCAACAAAAAGCATGCTTTTCTTCCCAGGAGAATCCCAGTGTCCCGAACCAACGTCTCACCCGTCCGCATCGAGCGAACCGAGTCCCGTCGGCGAATCGCCCTGGCAACCCTGGCACTCGAGAGCGCAACCGGCCTGCACGCGCTACCCCATCCGATTGCCGCTCGCGCCGAGCGGGGGGAAACGCTTTACGATTATTGCGACTATATGTTGAGTCGCCCGAACGATTCCGGCCGCCTGGTCGCGACCCGCATCATCGAGCGGGTGACGAAGGGAGGAGACAATGCGACGCGGTGACCTGATCGACCGAGGAGGTATCTTGTTCGTGTTCGTCGGCTCGAACGGCCCGGAAGTCTGGGTGTCGCACCTGGAACACTTCGCGCTCACCTGTCGCGAGTTTGACCGTCTTCACCCTCGGTTCCATCGTCACCCGCTTCGGTGGGCGGCGGTTCAACTTGAAAGGTTGTATCAACGGTTTGCGGTCCGCCCAGTTGTTGGACAAGCTCGGCCGTTACCCCCGCAATACCGTGCACCCTCACGATCGTAATAGGCGCTTGGAGCGCGTTCCCGTTCGCGTCCGCCACTCTGACCGGGACCTTGCCTTCGGTTCTGTCCGTGATTTCCTTCAGAAAGGCAACATGACCTTTCAGCGCTTTCGTAATCGCGATGCCAGCCAGGACTTTCTGTACGGTCATTCCGGCCGGAAGTTCTTTCTCGATGAACTGGCCTTTCTCGAGGGTAACGTATTTGTTCCCTCGCAACATTCGCCTATACGTATCGGCGAATGACTTACTCCCCTTCGGCCGTCCCTTGGGGTTCCCTGATGACCCCTTTGCGTAGCGAGTGGAGTAATCTTTCTCTCGCGTTTCCTCGGGCATCATCGGCGAATTCCAGAAAGATTCCAGTTGGTACAGGCTGCGTTCATGCTACGCAAGTCGTTCCAACCAAGCAACATCCACCGCGCGATTTTCCGAATCCGCGCCCGTGACACAAAATTCGTGTTGACCAGCCCGTCACACACGTTATACTTCCAGCGTATCAAGCTTCGATCGGTTTTCCTTCCTTCCAGGAGTCTCGAGAATGCACACTCCAACCCGCATCGTCGGACGCCAGCCCATCGCCCTGAGCAACGATTCCCTCCGTCGTCTGGTCCCGTCCGTCTTCGCCGCAACCCCCTGGCACTCGATGAGCGATCGCTACAAGTTCGTTCCGACAATCGAAGTTGTCGACGTGTTGCGCGACCGCGGATTCGTCCCCACGTTCGCCGTTCAATCCCGCTCGCGCATCGAAGGGAAAGGCGATTTCACGAAACACTTGCTCCGGTTCCGCCAAGAGAACTTGCTCGCGCCGACGGCCGTTGGTGACGAGTTCCCGGAATTGGTGCTCGTTAACTCCCATGATGGGACGTCGTCTTACAACTTCATGAGCGGCATCTTTCGGCTCGTTTGCGGAAACGGGCTGGTTGTCCAATCCAGTGATCTCGGTTCCGTCAAGGTGCATCACAAAGGCGGTTCCGATTTCCACGATCAGGTTATCGACGCGACTTTTGAGGTAATGGACTCCGCGCCCCGGACTCTCGAGTCCATCAAAACGTGGAAACAACTCGCGCTTCCCGCGCCCGTTCAGCGCGCATTCGCGACGGCCGTCAAGGAGCTTGTCCCCGATAAACCCGTGACCGAAGCTCAGATTCTTTCCCCCCGCCGTCGGGAAGATCAGGCCGGAAACCTTTGGACCACAACCAATGTGATCCAAGAAAACCTGATCTGCGGAGGGATCCGGAGTCGATCCGAGACGGGCCGGAAGACGCGCACCCGCGAGATCAAAGGGGTTTCCGAAAACGTCCGTCTCAACCAAGCGATCTGGAAATTGACAGAGGAAATGGCGCGGTTGATGGGAGCTTGACCGGCAAACGCAGGGGGGGGGATTGAGACGTTCAATCCCCCTTTCCCCTCGGTTCTCTTCCTTCCTTCGGAGCTCGTTCGATGTTTCAAGTCCACGGTCCGTTTCAACTGGCCTTGCCGGCGCCTGCCCCACGTTTCGCGCTGTTCCCACGATTCGCCGCACCGCTCTTGCGGTCGATTCCAACCGAAGTCGCTACGTTCGGGATTGACCGGGCCGGACAAGCTCCGTACATCGCTTGGCGGGATGGTGCCGGCACGATTCAACGGCGCGCCTTGCCTACCTGGCAAGTCGACTCACCTGGCCGATGGGCTGCGTTGGTACCGGTCGGGAAACTAGGTGAGCTCTCGCGGACCGTGAAAGACGGCGAACCGGTTTATCTCGAGTTCTCGCCCGGACTGGTCACGGCGAAATACTGGAGTTCTCGCGGGGGGATTCGATCGACCTGGCGGCTTGCGGCGTGCTATCCGTCTTACACTCAACCGCTCGATTGTCCGGCCGTACCGGAGGACGCGTGGCGCGTTGACTCGGCCGAGCTCTTGAACGCGTTGGCTGAGTGCGCCGACTATACCGAAGCACGCAGCACGCGAGGTATCGACGGAGTGCGGATCGAGCTTACGGACGAGACGATTCGGTTGGTTGGAAGTGACGGCCGAAGGATGTTGATAGCAGAACTTCCCGTCGTCTGGGCAATCGGAACCCCTACCGCGCCGCTCTCGGCCACGTTGCCAGGAGATACCCTCCGCGCGCTGAAATCGTTTCTCAAGTCCGCGAGTGGGGATGTGCTGCTCGGCTCAACGGTCCGCGGCGAAAAGACGGTCCTTTCGCCGCGGACCGTTGAGCCGAGCAG